GATCCCAGTAACCTTATGAAATTTATTGATTTATTGTACCTGCCTTAATCTATTTAAGTAATATTATATATTTACACGCCTATATTGTGTAAAGGTACCTAACAATCATAATAAGGAGATAAAAATGATTAAATCGACTGCTAGTGCAGACGCTACTCTAAGAGATCTTAAAGAGCGTTTAGAAAGAAAGAATGCTGAAACAGCTACTCTTGACACAGTTCGTGAAGCTCGTGATGCTAATGGATGGCCTATGCTTTTCCTAAGCCTTGCTGGTGCTGAAGCTGCTGGTGACAACGTAATTGCTATTCGTATGCGTGGAATCGACATGGTTTCTAAAGACGTTTTTCAAAACGATGCTATTGCATATACGCCACATCGCATGGAAATTGCCCATGAAGATACTGTAGCTGATGACGCTGATAAAGCTGTTGTTATTGCTGAGTGTGCTAAAACTGGTGTTGCTCTTGAGCTTAAAGCTATTGCTGCTGCGACTGCTGTAACTGAAGCATCTATGGACGCTAAAGAAGCTGACCGCGTAATTGAAAACCAAGACGAGTGGCCTACAAAAGGTAGATAATTCTTAACCCAACCCAAAAAGGAGTTGTTCATGTATACAGAAGAACAAATGAATCAAATTTTGGCTCAGGTTGAGAGTGAGTTTTCTTCTCTTTTAAACAAAGCTGAAGAAGAAGCTAATGTAGAAACCCCTGAAACTGAAGAAGTTGTTGAAACTGCTGAAGTTGTTGAAAACACTGAAGAAACACCTGTTTCTGAAGACGTTGAAACTGCTGAAGTTGAGACTGCTGAAGTTGAAGAGAATGTTGAATCCCACGAGTACACTGATGAAGATATCCAAGAAGTTCAAGGACTTTATGCTGATATGGACAAAAGTGAAGCTCAGATCCACTACAAAGCTCTTAAAAAAGCCATTGGTGACTCGGTTTCTGAAGACGTTATTGAAACGCCTGAAGTACAAGAAGTTGCTAAGACTGAAGAGTCTGTTGAAACTGAAGTTGAAGATTTAAATAAAGCTGAAGTTCTTGCTAAAGACGAGAAAATTGCTGAACAGTCTACTAAAATCGAAAAGATGGAAAAGACTATTGGCGACCTTGTTAACGCACTTAACTCAAGCCTTACTAAGAAAACTGCTAAAAGACGAGCAATTAATGGTTTAAACTACCAGACTATTGCTAAGACTGAAGCTGATTCTAAAGAAAATGATTTTAAATCTATGACCAAATCTGAAATCACTACTAAGCTAACTAAAGTAGCTGGTGATTCTAGTACAACCAGTCAAGATAGACAATTAATTAACGAATTTTATTGCAATAACGGTAGTGTCGAATCAATCGGCCACTTGCTTAAATAACATAAAGGAGAAATATAATGTTAGAAGAACTGCAAACCCTAGTGAAGGCCCTTGAAGCCGGAGCGTATAATGCAGCGCCTGGAACTTTAACGCAAGGTGCCGCACTACAAACTGAAGAATTGTCCCCAGTAATGCAAAACGTTACTTTCGAAGACAAGCACATTAAGCTTCAAAAAGCTTTAAGTGTAAAAGAGTGTAAATCTCAACTAGTTCAATTTAACCGTCAGCTAGACTACGGCATTTTCGGTGGGTCAGCCCAGTATGAAGGTGGAATTGGTGAAGAAGATACATCCAACTTTTCTCGAATCACAGTACCTATGAGTTTCTACTCTACTGTTCGTCGAGTTACTGTTGCTGCTAACTACATCGGAGCTTTCGATGGAGTAAAAGCTGAAGACAGAGCTGCCCATGATGCTGCTTTGAAACTTGCTGGAGATATCGAATTTGATTCATTCCGTGGACAAGACGATTACTCTAATGCTGGTGTTTTCGATGGAAACCCTCTTGCTGCTGCTAAAATGCCAAACATGATTGGTCTTGGTGCTCAGGTTCGTCAATCTGATGCTATTAGCAACACTCAAGATCTTATGTTCAACGAGTATGGTTCAGACCAAACTGTTGTACTTGCTGCTAACGGTTCACTTACCCAATCAATCATTGAAGACTCTGCTGTTCGTTCATCTATGAACCACGGTAGTGCCGATAAAATGTACCTAGACCCAATTTCGTTATCTCAGTATAACAAAATTGCTCACGCTAAAGAGCGTATCTTTCTTGCTGGTTCAAGCCAGGAAGCTACAGGTGCCGAGCTTCGTAAGCAATGGGTTAGTTCTGGTATGGTTGAATTAGAAGCGTCTCGTTTCCTTTCTGGTAAAACGCGTCCTGCTAGAAGCCGTGTTGGTGCTCCTGTAGCTCCTGCTGCTCCTGGTACTGCTGCTGCTGCCAATGGTAACCTTGCTGCTGCTACTTACGTTTATTACGTAACTGCTGCCAATGAGCGTGGAGAGTCTGTTGCTTCTGCATCTGCTTCTCAAGCCGCTACTGCTGGTCAACGTATTACTTTGACTATCGCTAACGTTGGTCAAGCTAAGTATTACAACGTTTACCGTGGAGCCTCTGCTGCTACTGCCAAATTTGTTGGCCGTGTAAAAGGTGCTGCTGGTGCAAGTACTACTTTCGTAGATCTTGGAAACCGTCAGCCTGGTTCTGTAACTGGTTACTTAGTGCAATCAAACACTATGGGCCTTCATCAGTTAGCTGCTTACTCTCGTTTGAAGCTTGCTATCAGTGACTTGTCACTTCCTGAAGCTCATTTCCGTTTTCTTGCTCTTGCTGTTTACCAGCCTCGTAAGAACGTACTCATCGATAACATTACTGGTCAACTTAGCTAAAACTAAGTTAATCATAGTGATTATAAAAGGGAGCTCTAGTGGCTCCCTTTTTTTATGCAAAATTTATATTATTTTATTTGTTGCTTTTTAGAATACCCAAATAAAGGTATTTAAACTTTTCTAACTTAGATTTCATATAATAGATAGGGTCATCCCAGTGCCCATAAGCCCAATAAGCAGTATTATATCCACATTTTTGACACTGTGCATGGCACTCTAAAATAGTGTGTCCATCTAAGGTATCATCTACTATTGTTTTTAATTTTCTGCTTAAACAATTATGACACCTTCTAGGGCTAAAGACCAAAACTGGAAATATAAATAAATAATTTATGATTGATTTTATCATTTTATATTTTCTGGATCTTGTTCAACCCACTCATAAGATTTACGATTTCTCATAATAATTTGGGAAGCCATATCCATAGATATTCCAGCTTTTTCTCTAGCCATGCCAAGGTTGTAACCTTTGGTATATAACCATTTTATGAAAGTTTCTTTCTGCTCTTTAGTAAGTTTAGCATATTCACTGTCTAATTCGTCTTTGCGTTTCTCTTCCCAAGACCTAGAGTCTTTGGTAGAGGCACCCATTTTTCTGAGATATGCTTCACGTTCTTTTTTGTCCAATTTAGCTCCTAAATAACGAAGTTCCATCATGCTTGGTATATTTTACACTAGTTAACAAATTGAATTGTTCAATTTTATCAGGATTTTCATCTAATACTTCGCAAAATCTTTCATAAGAAATTTCAACTTCTTCTTTAACAGACATAATTCTCCTTATTGATAGATATCTCTGGAATAACATTTATATTCATATTCTTCAAGCGTACAACGCCTGATAACGGTCTTATCTTTTCTAGAATGTACACAGGTAATATTGGCTGTAGCGTCCATTTTGTAACAACCATTTAAATTTTTCTCAGGAGCTTTTACACTAACGCATCCTGATAATAGAAACAAACAACTAAGAGCTAACTTTAACATATTTTTTCTCATATCCTGCCATTCGTAAAGCATTTTCAATTAAATCTGATAATACAAAGCTTTCAGGTTTTCCCTGAATTTCAGTTTCAATATCTAGAAGTGTAGAAACCAAAACATTGCTTATATACACTAAATTTTCTGTTTCGCTCTTTAAAGAATTAAGTTCACTTTTAGCTCTAAAAGCTTCTTTAAAAAGGATATCTTTTTCTTGGACCAAGGCTCTGATATATTTGTGAGGGTTGGCTTCAATATCTTTTTTTAATTTTTTAACGCCCTGATCTTTAGCAGTTAGCGCCTTTTTGTAATCTTCTCTACTAGCGTCTAGTCTATCAGGCAATTTTCCATTCTCATCATTGGCAGCAGCTTCTACTGCCTTAAGTAAGGCATATTCAGCACGTTGGATCTCTTCTAACGTTGCCATTATCTAACCCCTATTCCTACTCCACCTTTTTCAGAAAATCCATTATTAATTTTCTCTTTGTGGTTGAGCATTTCCTCTACTACTTCACTATAAGTTTTGCCAGTTAAACGGCTACGAATTACTATTTCTTTAATATGGGCTATTGAGAATTTTCCATTTTCTACTTGACTACTTCTTAGAGAAGCTTTCTCATCTTCATCTAATTCACGCTTTCCAATAAATTCTGCTAATTTAATTCTTTCTTCAGCACTTGGAGGTGGAAGTTTAATCATCTCATCAAAACGTCCAGGTCTATCAGCTAAGGCGCTCAGCAGATTTGCTGGATAGTTAGTAGTAGCTATAGTAAAGGTTGGAACCTTGAAAGTAACAGAATTACCATCAAGAAGAGCAAGAAGACTAGAATCTACTGATCTGTTACCTGAAAATTCTTGTTCTCCACCGCCAATGTCTTCAATGATAAAAATTAAACGACTGCATTCTGGAGTAAACTCTGTACCAATGCTAAAGAAGGACTCAACACTACTTGACTTAATTGCTGAAGTATTCCAATTAATTACAACAGTATTGGGGTCTTCTTTATAAAAATCTTCACAAAGAGAGTTAATTGCACTAGATTTGCCAAATCCAGGGTCAGAATATAGGAGAATGTTTCTGACCTTTGGCTGTCCCAATTCTTCATAGATTTCAAGACTATTAAAGAATTGAGTGGCTCTGCTTTTGATACTTTTTGTATTATCTATAGATTCCAATAAGTTATGTTTTTTAAGAGTAAAGGGCTCAAGATCAACACCAGCCATTGTGGAGACCATTGTAAAAATTCCAGGCTTAATTTTGAGCTTTTTTCGCTCTTTCTTTTTCTTACCTTCTACATATTTAAATTGAGCAACATGAGTCTCTGTCTGAATAGACAAATCACTAGTGCTTAGTTCAGTCTTGGTACCGTTAATGATATCTTCGAGTAGAGTTACTTCTAAAACCTTAAAATGGTTGTCCTCTCTAGGGCCTTTTACTTCATCACTGCTCATTTATTGATCTCCTTATTTAACTCATAAATATCGTAATCTTTATTTTTTGGAGGAATTATGAAATTACAAGAAAAGCTTACTATAGCCTTTGGATCACCAGAACTGGCTAAAGAATTAATTGAACGTTTTGAGAAAAATGACCTAGTTGGTCTAGACGAAGCTGCTCTAGCTAGTGCTCTAGGAAATACCGATATGGCTAGAAAAATCATGGAAAGTGCAGATATTGAAGCTGCTTAATTGGCCAACTGCCTATCCAGTCCTGAACTTGCTGAAGAGTTACTTAAGCTAAGAAAGCCTAAGAAAGCTGCCAAGAAAAAGAAAAAGAAGGAAACTGAAGAAGAAAAAGAAGCTAAAGCTGCTGCAAAGGCCGCTGCTAAAGCTGAAGCTGACGCTAAAAAAGCTGAAGCCGCTGCCAAGAAAAAGGCCGAAAAAGAAGCTAAAGCTGCTGAAAAGAAAGCTAAAGCTGCTGAAAAGGCTTTAAAGACTTTAGATGCTGATGGCGATGGTGACGTAGATGATAAAGATCTAAGTATGCTTGAAAAAGCCGCTAAAAAGATGAAAAAGATAGTCTCTAAAGACTAATCGTGCCTAGTCTCTACTAATGTAGTTACGAAGTGCGTATAATTGCCTAACTTATATTCAAGCTGCAAGCTATTTTCTTGCAGCTTTTCTTTTATTTGATTCATAACAGACCATACAAAATAGAAATTCTTAGGCATAATATCCACTGCTTGGGCTCTAAATATTCCAGTACAACTTAGTCTCATTCGTCCAGACATATCTTTGTCTAGGTAAAAATGCAATTCTCTACAGCATTTGGCACTGTCTGTATCTTCGTGGTAAAAAGGGCCACCAACAGATATGATTGCTCTTTTAGATTTGGGAAACTCAGATAAACATTCAGCGGTTATGCTAATTTTTTTATCCATCCAAGGCGAGTAGTTTCCTTGTTCTCCACCTTGATATTCACTAAATAGTTTCATTTCTTCTTTAGTTGGTTTAATATTAGTGTTTTTTTTAGCATAGGCTACTAAAGTAGCTTTATCAAAAAGCTCAGTTTCAACTGTCATTTTCTCTTCATTAACATCTACTATAGTAGATGTATAATTTCTTATAGGAAAACTAGAGTCATTTAAATAACCAATAAGAGTTTTAGCACAATTATAAAACCTCATTAGAAAACAGCGCCCTCTTCAGCAATTTTAGCATATTCTCTTGGCCATTCTTCTTTATAAAATTTAAGGAGCCTTTGTTTAGCCTGCTCTGTAGTAATTTCATTAACAAAACCTGGACTGTCTAAACTTATTAATTTTCTAGTTTTTTCACTAAACGGTTCTAGGCCAATGAAATGGCAAGGATCAACGTCAAAACTTCTAATGCCTACAAAAATACGTGGCTTATCAAGAGGACGTACAAAATGTTCCAGTCTAATATTGTCGAAAATAATAAGGCTGCCTTTTTCATGGGTTGGGTGAATTTCAGTATCTGTTTTAGTGTCATAAAAACTAGTACCTTGAACATCACCAGTATTGTTGTTTTCAACATTAAAGCCGAAAATATACTGATTATATAGGGCCTCTTTAACTTTAAAAGCTTTTTCATCAGTTAGTTCATAAGACATATAATTTCCATCTCTATGCCTACGAAGAAATTTGGAAGCCCCAATATTCTCTGATTGACTATACATTTGCCAGTTTACCATTTTTCTATTATTAGATGGCACTTCATAACCAAGTAGTTTGCTTAGTACAGCGTCATGGAAACGCATCATATCTTTTAAAACAATGCCTTTGATTTTTACATTAGGAAGCTCGTTTTCTTGTCCCTCTTCAATATACATATGAGCATGGCTTTCACGAGTGTCGCTTTTCATAGAGGGATATACAGCGTTTGTTTTTAAATTTTCAGGAGTATAGTTAGCTTCGTTGTTCATTGGAATTTCTACTTTAATGGCTATCATTTCTCCAGGAGTAAGGAAGTTTTCAACCTTATAATACCCTTTTTCTTCAAGTGATTTTTTCATTTCTTCAATATTAATTCTACTAAGCATTGTTTCTCCTAATATATTGCAAATATTCTCTTACTGTGCAGGTTTGTCCATTTTCCTAACCAACGAGCAGTGTAAAAGTGACAGGCCAATTTTGGAAAGTCACAATGTCCTAATTGATCTTTTTGATGAAAATGCAGGATACCAAAAATAATTGGTATTTTCATTATGCTTCCTTTGCTACTGAGTCCGAAATAGAAATATCATATTTTTCTAGAACTTTAGCCACTTTTTCTTGGACCTCAAGAATAGAGTCATCTTCAGAAACTTCAACAACTTCCATTGTAAGATTTCTAAGAACATCATAGTCTTTTAATTGCTTTAAAAAGCTAATAACACGTTCTTGATTATCTAAGTTTTCAAGACGCTCAACAATAGGTTCACCAGTAGTTTCTGCACGTTTTCTAATACGCTCAAGTGGCCACTTAACGTCATCTGGAACCATTACAATATTTAATACTCCAAAATCTTGATTGAGAATTTCTTCAGCATGGATAACTTTGGCATGGCACTCTGTAATTTGTTCAAGAGTCATACCTTTAGCAAGAGCATAAACTAGGTGACTAGCAATGGCTCTATCTTTCAATACCACTCCGTTTGGATTGTCTTCTAGAAATTTGCGAGCAATTTTAATACCTTCAAGATCAGTAAGAGCAAAGAGTTGTTCCTCTAATTCCACAGAATCCACTGGAAACTTGTCATGTAAAAGTACAGTTCTTAATGCCAGTTGATAGTCATCGGTTTTATCTCCACCGAGAAGTCTAGTTGAATGGATGTTTGCACCTTTAGCTTGAAGAGCCATTTTTAGTTGATTTAATTGTGTGCTTTTGCCCAAACCATCAGATCCATCAAAGCTGACAAACTTAATACTTTTCTTGCTCATATAAATTCTCCTTTATTGAATTCTCACCTAATCTTTAATATAGTATCGTTAATTTTGGAGAAGATGAATTATGAGATTATGGGCACAGACACTTAAAAACTATATGAATATCAACTGCTTTGAAAAAACCAGTGAATGGACTGTTAGAGAAAATGAAGAAAATCTTCTATATTTTCAATTAGTTGATGCTGATAAGGATAATTTGCGATACATTTCTAAAGCCACTGTTCTAACTGTTGACGTTACTTTTCCAAGCATTGACGATGATTCTGAATTTACAGTGACTGCCTCTAACCCTGATGTTGATGACAAATCTGTATTTTGCATTACCATACCTGACGATGCTACCCCTGCTTCTGGAAACTTTACAGTTTCAGTAACTGAAGATGGGAAGACTAGAAAATTTGTAGTTCTTGCTGGAATAAGCGTAGAACTTCTTAACCCTGGAAGCTGCTAATGGCCGATTTTTCTGATAGCAAAGACTATGGAACAGCTATATACCCTGTTCATGCTAAAGAGGCAAGTGATCTATTTTCTAGAATAGAACCTATTCTTGTACCAAAAAAATTGATATCTAGGTATTTGAAAGGCATAAACCTAAACTTTAAAGATGGTTCCACCCTTGATAGTGAAGATCTAAAAGATAGAATTAATATGGCTATGAATGAATTCGAAGAGCTCACTGGTATTTTAGTAAGCCCTACAGTCATTAAACAAAAAGTGCCCTACGATAGAGCATTATATAGACAATATATGCACGTTAAATCTGAAAAAGCCCCTATAATGAGTCTATTCAGCTTTAGAATTGTGTCAGCTGGTGGAGATGAAATTTTTGAAATTCCCATAGAATGGATCGAAGCTGCTGGTTTTTCATACGGGCAAATTAACGTCATTCCACTTCTTCAAAGCTATACAAGCATGGGTGTTGCTGCTCAAGGTAGTGGTGGAATAGCACTACTTTCAATTTTAGAAAACTCTTTTCATTTTGTTCCAAGGTTTTGGGAAATAGAGTACACTACTGGGCTTTGCAACAAAGACGGTAGATTGCCAAGTATAGTGAATCAAGTAGTTGGCATGATTGCTGCTATTGAAATTCTTAGCGAAAAAGCTGCCGATGATGCTGATACTTCAGTAAGCATTAGCAGAGATGGAGTGTCTCAATCACGTTCAGGTCCTGGAGCTGCTAAATACCAAGCAAGAATAGATAAGCTTGAGGAAAAGAAAGATAAATTGATTGAAAAACTTAAAGGTAGATTTTCTAGAAAGTATTTTGTCGGGAATTTCTAATGTCTCTATTTAAAAAGATGCAAAAACAAGAAATTGTCATACTTGAGAAGGGTTTTGTTAAAAACACTATAATGTCTAGTATGTTAGGTGCAGCTGCCGCCTTAAGCACTCCAGCTAACGCTGGTGATAGAGACATAGCAAGCGTACAAAAACCTAGAGCTGAAGCTCCAGCTAGTCAATTTAATAAAGATCAGATATTAGATGCTATAAAAACTGTGGAATCCTCTGGTGGAAAAGACACGAATCACAAAGTAGTCAACTCTGGCCTCAACGCTGGAACTAGGTCTTCATCTGCTTATGGAGTAATGCCGATTACAGCTAAGGATATTATCAGTAAGAATAAAAATCTAAAAGCCAAATATGGTCACTTGCTTGATATGAAAGGCGATGAATTTCACCAAGAATATCATAAGGATCCTGATCTGGATAGAACTATAGCTAGTCATTATTATGACAAATCTGCTAAACTTTTCGGCAATGACCCTCACAAAATAGGGTATTCTTGGCTAAATGGCAGATCAGGTGCTATGAAAGCTGTAAAGTCTGGAAAAGACATCAAAAATCATTGGCACGTTAAAAAAATAATAGATGCTTTAAAATCTTCTAAATAACCCTTTTGGCATTAATCTTTAATATAACCCATAGGAGTTTATATGTTGATTGACCCAAAAGAAATTGCTGACGTTTCAGACGTTGGAACCCTTGACAGAAAAGACAAAGTCAAGATGGTTAAAACTATTGGTGGATTAAATCTAGCAGTCGGCAAAGATGGCTCTAGTAATGAAAGAATTCTAGCCTATGCTTCCCATCCAGCTATTGTAAAGCACCAACTTAGAAAACGCTACAGTTCTCGTTTCGCTGAAACTATGCAAAAAAATGAAAGTGGAGTTTCTGAACAAGCCATTTCTTATGAAAAGAATCTTAGTCCTTTGCTTAAAAATAACGGATATGATATTTACTGCCTTAAAAAAGGCACAGAAGCAAAGTTTGTAGTTACTTGTGATAACATGGAAATTATGAGCAGCGAGATTAGTGACACTAAAGTAGAAAATGCCAATATCAAAAATAACGATAAATATAAAGAGTTTAGTCAAAATGAGGGCAAAGAAGCCTTAGTTAATTCTATTAAACAGTATATTTCAGGAGAATAAAATGAAACTCAAATATCCAAGTGATTTGGAAAAAGCCCAAAAACAAACTCCAACAGCAGAGTCGGTTCACCAAGATCATATGAAAACCTCTGACAGTATGAAAGAGCATTCTTATAAGGGACACAAGATTCATACTTTTGATAAAAATGGCGATCACACATTTTCAGTAAATGGAAAAGCTGGACACTATTCTGGTGCTCAATATGAAGATGCTTGGAGCAACGATCATAAGGGAGCTTTAAAAAACGCAAAAAAACATATTAATAAAAAATTAGGAAAGTAATGGCAGATAAAAAACCAAAAGGCAACCAATTACTTGCTAATCCTGATAGTGAATGGGAAGTAACTATAAACCTAGATGCAGATGAAAGGTTTGTTAACGGACAAGGTACGGACTTTGTTCATTATAAAGCTATACCTTCTTCTATTGGTGTTAAAGAACGTGGTGATTACAGAAAGGTTGACGCTGCTGATATATCTGCTACTAATGGTTTTAAATATAAAGAAGCTGGTTGTTTTACTGCTATGCTTGTTTCAAATAGAAAAAGCAAAAATGCTATGGACGGTGGATTGTTCGATGAATCTACTGCCAGACTTATAATGCCTCGATTTTATAATAAAAATGGCGATTCTGGTGGCAAAAGAATACACCTAGCTCCAGGTGATCGCATCTATATTAAAGATGCTGACGTAGAGGTTCCTAATTGGCAGAAAATGACATATACTCCTGACAATGGTGAAGATGTTGCACAATTTCCAATAACTTGCGTAGAATATCTAGAAGATTCCCAAGGAGTAGAATATGTTGCTGGAAGGCACTTTACACTTAATAAAGATGGAAATATCAAATGGTTGGCTGGACAGAAAAATCCTGGAATAGATCCTGATACTGGAAAAGGCCGAGTATATTCATTAAGATACCTATACAATGCTCACTATTATGTCCTTTCTATACCTAACGAACTTAGAGTAGGCAGGGTAACTGAAGGTGGAGTTAGAAAAACTGCAAGAATGCCTTACCATGCTGTTATTCAGAGAGAATACGTTTATCACCAAAAAGTTAAGTCTAAAAAACCAGAAAATATTGGAAAAGACACTAAAAGAACTAAAGAAGAGCCTGACCAAAAGCCTACTAATTACACACCAATAAAGGTGAATATGAACATTGTGGACGATGAATAGGAAAACCTAATCTTTAATTAAAGAGGAAAAATTATGAATAAACCAAAAAGACGGATTAAAGACATTACAGACCCTAGTTCGGTCACTATGATTCATCATAACGCTGCTACTGGTGCCCAAAAGGGTATGAGCTCTGTTCTTCCAGTACCTCAAGCCATTAAAACTACTGATGCTCAAGCCTATGCTCTTCCTGCTGGTCTTCAAAAAATTGGAGCTGGTAAATTAGTATGGCTAACTGCTGCTGGTTATACTCTCACAGATAGCACTGGAGAATACAAGCCTGTAACAGTTTCTGCTGCATTAGCGCCTATTGGAAGCGTAGTTTCTACTGGCTTGCATTGGGATACTATCACAGCTCCTGGTGCTTTTATTGTAGAAGATGATAGTGATGTAACTAGAGACGTTTACCCAAGTTCACAAGGGTAACGATGAAAGACTACCGTTCTATTTGCAAAACTATTTTAGGTGACGATATATTTGAAACTCTTCAAAAGTTTGAAATATATAAGCCTAATACAAATACTGCACTAGATCCTAGAGAACTAGAAATAGCAATGCAAGTAGTACCTAGAACTATTCTTTCTTATGTTAGCAACTGCGTAGCTGGCATGAAAGCTGGAGAAGTAAGAGAATGTTCTATACCTTTTGGCGAAAATGCTAATTGGACAATAAATAAACACGGCCCAGATGATTATAACGGAGAAATTAGAGAAAATAATAAAGTAAAATATGACTTTAAATATAGAAGTATTCCAGGAATGGCAATGCTTCTTATGACTAGTTTTGAGCTTTATGATTTTAATGATTTAGAAGAGAAAAAGGAAACCGCTCCACAACCAGACACTTGCAAAATGCAAGAACTTATTGATGAGAGATTAAAGATTTATGACCTTATTAATAGTGTAGTTTCTAATAAGATGGAAGTTAGGGAAGCTAGAGAGCAATTTATCAATGAAAAACTTAACAGAATCATTGCTCAATTAGAGGTACAAAAGACTATGGAAGATAATGCCAATCAAAAGAAAGACCTTAAACTTAAACGATTCCTTGAAGCCAAGGCTAAACCAGAGCAAAAGGAATTTGAAATTTCTTTTGAAAAATCTGAAAAAGCTATATGTGGTGATTGTGGATCTTCTTTATTTGATTCTGCTGGGTGGAAGTCTGGTTGTATCTGTTCAGGAGATGACCGGAATAAAAAGGTTTGGTTGAAGAAAACAGAAGGTGGAGTAAAGCTTAAGTTTTCTAAGGGTTGGGATGAAGAGAATGTTCAGATGTTGCTTCAAAGTTTGAAAAAGGTGAGAAAATAATGTCAAAAAAAGATTATAGTTATATAAAAAATGCCAATATTCACCACACAGTTGATGATGTTGATCACAAGGGACATAAAATAACAACAAAAGTAATGTCTCACAAAAATGGTGGAACATACGCTCATGCCTTTATCAATGGAAAACCCCATGGCAATGCTGAAATGAACACCGAAACTGCTCATGGCAAAGCTAGAGATCATATAGATAAGAAAACAAGTGTTAATAAATCTGAAGGTATTGACGCTCAGAATGAACAAAACCACAAAGAAATGTACAATGAAAATCCTAAACCTAGAAGCGTTACTAAGTTCGTGGCCTTTAATGCTAATAATGTTTCTTCTAAATTAGTAGACCACATCAATGCTAACGACCATGTTGGTCTTTCGCAAGCTTCTCAAAACTTACATGATGCTGCTGATGTTATTTCTAGTTGGGTAGAAAATGCTAGAGGTACAGTGGTATCACGAGCAGCTGACGAAATCATAGCTATGGTTCCAGAAGAGGCTCTTGGCTCTATTGAAGAAGTTAAAGCAAACTATAAACAACTCTCTGGACATGACCTTACTTGTGGTATTGGTGACTCTCTTGCCGATGCTGCAAACTCTCTTATTGGAAACAAAAATGGAGATGAAGCTCTTGAAGAAAATGACGAAAATGACCAAATTGATGAAATAGATCAAGAAATGGACGAAGTAGCTGAAGATATTGCCAGTGATGGCTCTGAAGATGTTGATCAAGACGGCGTTGCTGATTCTGATGAAGAACATGGTGAGATTGATCCTGAAATGGACGATGCTAATGCTGATGGTGAAGTGGACCATGAAGAAGCTATGCAAGATGAGCAAGCTCCACCTGAAGGTGATGTTGCTGAAGAAGATTTTGTTGAAGGTGAAGCTGCTGCTTCTGAAGTAGAAGATCAAGCCGGAGAAGAAGCCGCTGAAGAATATTCTGAAGAAGTACCCGAAATGGATGATACTCAAGAAGTTCCTGAGCATGAAGAAGGATTAAATCCTGAAGAAAAACAAATACACGATGCTACTGAGTCTGAAACTGACGAGCAAGAAATTGCTGAAGAACAAGGCTCTGAAATTGCTCAAAGAGATGAACAGGATTCTGATATGATTGAAGAGAATATGGAACAAGAGCAAGAAATGGTAGATCCAGCTCAAGAAGAAATGCCACCTGAAGGTGAAGAAATGGCAGAGGGCAACCTAGAGCCAGAAGAGCAAGAGCTTTTTGACCTATTGTCTCAAGATCTTAACGATGAACCTGAAAGCGCCACTTTACATGACGCTAAGGCTAGAATTGTTGAAACCTTAAATAACCTTAAAGCAAATAAAGATAGTATTGAAGCTATGAAGAGTCACGACCCTGAAGCTTATGGTACTCTTATTGAATTTATTAGAAGTATGATTGATATGGCCAAACAAGTAAGATCTGAGGAGGGTGCTGAAGATATGGAAGCTGCTCCTGAAGACGATACTGAAGGGGCCTCTAGTGAAATGCCACCTGAAGGTGAAGAAATGGCAATGCCTGAAGAAACTGAATCTGATGACGATGAGTCTGAAGAGGAGGAAGAAGAGGTAAAAAAGCCGCAGGGGTAGGTAGCAAGTCTCTCCCTACCCAGGCTACCAAACACGTTAGACGTAAACAAATGCCATACGGTGCAACCAATGCTAAGGGTAAACTTAAGTATAAAGGTTCGCAAGGAAAACGTAGAAGCATAGATGCTAAACTTGGTATGCACATTGATGGGGCAACTGGAGATCTTGACCACGGAAAAGCTAGACCGAGGGGCAAAAAGAAACCGTCAGAAGGCGTATAATGTCTGGAAAATATTTAGACCTAAATATAGATATTGCCGAATTAACTAAAGAGTTTGAAGGTATAAAATCAGAAGTAGCTGAAGCTGTTAGAAATTCAGCTGAAACTTTAGCTACCATGACTCACGCCAAGGTAAATGAGCTTGCTACTGATAAACTAAACACTCGTGCTAAACAATATAAAGAAAACGTTACTTTCGAAGAAATCCAAAAAGGAGTATGGGTGATTACCCTTTTAGAGCCTGCTATGTGGATAGAAGAAGGCCAATCCTCTTACGATATGAAAGAGACCCATCTTAGAAAAAATGCTAAAGTTGGTAAAGATGGCAAACGCTACAAACAAATACCTTTTGATAAAGCCAAAGCACCTAGTCAACAATCAGAAAGTGCAAATAAGCTAACTGGACAAATCAAACAACATCTTAGAGCTAACAAAATACCTTTCAGAAAAATAGAAACTAATGAACATGGTTCACCACGGTTAGGTCTTTTGCATAAATTTACAGTAGATTCTGACAAACCTAGTGCTAGGTCTAAATCACCTAGCCTTCAAAACGTATCTATTTATCAAAGCAAAGATAGCACTGGCAATGTTCGTAGAGATATAATGACTTTTAGAACTATTAGTGACAATTCAGAAAATTGGCAACATCCAGGAAATGATGCTGTGAATATATTCGATGAAGCTTATAAATGGGCTGAAAGAGAATGGGAAACCAAAATATTGCCTGATATTCTGGACTCTTTTGATAAAAAATAATCTTTAATTAGAGGTAAGAATGACTGGAATTTTTCAAGGCGATGCATTATTCAAAAGAGTAATTGAACTTATGTTAGAAGACATACGCCATAATCCTTGGTTAATTGACCACATATTCTCTCAACTTAAAGAAAATAGCTATCTAGCTGATAAACATGGACAAAAAGAAATAGAAAACATCAAAGACTGGTTTGCTTCTAATAAGGTAAGTATCTTTATGAAAAATAGACTAGATGGTATAGAATATCCTTGTGTAATTATAAAGCTAGGCTCATCTATAGATAGAGAAGATTTAAGAACTTTAGGCGACCAAGATTTAGATATTCTTGAATTTAACCCTGAAGATATTGATCAACCAATTCCCTATATAGTTTCTCCTTTTGATATAGCATCTTATGATGATTCTACAAAAATAGTAACATTTCCTACTGGAACAACCACAGAAGATGTTGGTACTGGTATGCTTCTAGTAGATCCATCTAATGGAAATGCGTATACTATAGAATCAATAGTTGATCAAGATAAAGTTAAAATATTAGATACACTAGACATGACTGGAGTAACTAGGGTTGGGGTATTTCCTCAATATCCTATATATAGAGCCAGAGTAGAGTCTAGAACCTTTGAACAACAATACGTTTTTGAATGTAAGGCCCATGGTGAGCCAGCATACGCTATTTGGTTGCATGATGTTGTTTTATATGGACTTATGAGATACAATGAAGCCCTTATGGAGGGAAATGGATTCCAACTAGCTGGTTTTCAAAGCATGGATATATTAAAAGATGCCACTGGTGGAGACAATGTATACATGAGAAATATTAAAATTAATGGGTTGGCCAAAATGGAGTGGGTAAAATCTCCTACTAGAATTATAGAAGTGGCTAAACTTAAAGACTCTGACTCCGAAACAGCTTCCCCTGCTGGTATAAAGATATTAGCTAATTTGCCCGACGAAATTGCCGATGAGTGCTCTTCTTGGCAGACCGTAGAAGATGAGGAAATTAGTGACTAAATCTTTAATATTAGAGGAATTATATGTCTAAGATTTATACCCCACAAGAAGTGGTTCAAGAGATTACAAAAAGCTTAAAATCTAAGCTTAAAGAATATGCTAGACTTAAAGGCAAGAAAGCTGTTGAAGACCTTGAAGATAATGATCATTTGCCAGAATTAGAAACAACTCCTAGCCCTGATAAAGAGATTCTTACAAAAGCCAAAATAGACACTGTTAAATATGGAAAAGAAAAAGGTGGAGATTCTTCTATCGCTGCTAGAGCAATGAAACACAATGATAGACAAGATAGAGCCCATGATCTTGGACAAGCTGATAAGAAAAGATTTGAAACATCTGCTGAAAGACTCAAATCTAAAAAAATAAGCAATGCTGCTAAACCTCTAGACAAATCTAACTATGGTCCCAAAGGTGGAGGCCAATATTCTCAAGCAGATAATGAACGTAGAAAAAATAGCATTCATGGTAATGTAGGTGATATAAGTAGTGAATATTCTTCAGTAAAAATGAAAACTGGAGCCAATGCTTCTGGTGGACAAGGTAAAACTAAGTTCAATGAAGATATGAAAAAACTTAAAGCTAAAAATAAAAAGCAACCAGTTACCTCTATGAAAGACATGAGTCCTGAAAAGAAGGCAAAACTAAAAGAACTATATGAAACTAAAGTAAAAAAGAGCGAAAAACTCAAAAACTTGTTGACTAAAATTAAAGAAAAAGGTAATTAATTGAAATTATTAGAGATTTTTATTTGCGAAGTTTGTAGTAATAATCTTTATTTAAATATCGGAGTTTAATATGAAACTTAAATACGGAAGTGACCTTGAAAAGAAGGCACCAAATTCAAGCTTTGAATACGACCATCCGCAACACGGAAAGTTGGAAGTAAATGCTCGCGTTGCTCCTAATAGTGGCAAAGTAAAGCTAAAAAGCGTAGGTGTTAAGGACGATATCCATATTGGGGTAAAAGAGGCTGGTATTTCTAAAGAGCACAAGAAAGCTATGAGAGAAAAAGCTTCAAAAACTGGTATAACAAAGTGTGGTGATATGAGTACTAAAAAGACAGAAAAATCTGAAAAAATGGAAAAATCTGAAAGAGATGTAGCTGTTGCTATTCTTGATAAAGTTAGAGAACTTGCTAAGGGCCATAACAGCTCCCATGTTGTTGAAGAAGGTAAAAAAATTACTCCTTCTGATTCAGAGCGTGTATCTGAATCCAAAGTTGACGGTTCTGAGTCTGATGATGTTGAAACTACTCATGCAGATGACAAAAAGAACAGCGAAGATTCTAATAGAACTGAGCGTTTTGAAGACCAACGTCATCCTGAAGTACGTGGATTAGATAAAGATAAGACTAAAAAGAAAAAAGATTCTGAAGACGATGATGAAGATGAAGACAGCAAAGATAAGTCTAAGAATATGGAAAAGAATGAAAAAGTAGCTCAAGCTATGGTTGATAAATCTAAAGAAATTTCTGCTAAGAAACAAAAAGACCAAAAAGCTAAAGAAGCTAAAAATATGAAGATTGTTGACAAGGTTATTAAAGAACACCCTGTAACAAAATCTGAAAAACCTCTTGTCGCTTTTCTTAAAAAAAGAGAAGCTAAAATAAAAGGTGATCAGTAATGGCCACTAAAAAAGATAAGAAAACCTCAGATATCCAGAAAAAACTGGAAGAGGCTAAACAAATGAGACTAGAACAGGCTGAAAAGCTTGGCAAGGCTAGTCCAAAAAAAGAAGAAGATGCTAAGGAAGCTTGGGATCTTTTTTGGATACAGAATAGAAAAGCCTATGGAGAATCAAAAGAGATCGGTAAGATCCTCTGGTTACACCTCAAGGCGATTGGGTGTAATAAACCAGAAAAGTTTGAAGAAGGTATCAAGAACTTTGGTATAAATAAAGGAGATAAATAATGGCTCAAAGATTAGTAACAGACAGTCTGAATACTGTAACGCCTGGTGCTTATCCTGATGTACAAGTTAGAAGCCAACCTGTAGGAATTGCCTCTGGTGGAGCTATCGTGATCATTGGTGAAGGTAACAGCGGTGAAAGATATGATGAACAAGATGTTAAAAACGAATTTTACACACCGGATCAGTTCGATCGTGTAGAAGCTAAATATGGTGCTGGAAGTAATATTACAGACTCTATGGATGCTTTAACAGCGCCTGCTAATGACACTGAAATTCAGGGTTCAATCAGCAGAGTTTACATTCTTAAGACCAACAAGTCTGAGAAAGCAACAGCTGCTTTGGCTACTGCTTATGGTAACTTTAATGCCATTCGATCAGGTACTCCTGGAAATGAAATTAACTCTAAAATTACTCAAAGCCAAGCAGAAATTGCTCCTGTATCTACTGGAACAGTTATTCCTGCTTTTGGTGCTGCCCTTGATGGTGCTGAGTTTGTTTTGAGACTTAACGGTGGATCTGAAACTACTATTACTCTTGGAGTTGGTGGACACGCAGATATGACTACTTTGCTTGCTGAAATTAATCCTCAACTTCCTGCTGGAATCACAGCTACTGAAGGTGCTACTTCTAACACTATGGTTCTTACCATGGATGCTGATGCTACTGCCCATCAAAAAGGTTGGGGCAAAAGCTTTGAAACTTCTGGTCTCAACGCTGATCTAGTTGCTCTTGGCTTAACTGCTGGAACTACTAAGTCTTCTGCTGAAGCTGAAATTGAAGTTTCTATTGTTCGTCAAAGTACAAATACTAATGAAACTATCGAAGTCGAAAGCCCAATAGCTCTTGAGCTTGGTTATGAAGGTACTACTGGTTCTGCCACTACTACTGCTACCCAAATCTCTACTACCGTTACTGGTGGAGCTGGTGCTAACTTAGTTGCTACTTTTGCTGATTTTAAAACTCTTGGTGAGCTTGTTGATTATATCAACTCTCAAACAGGGTACACAGCTTCAACTCCAGCTGCTCAACGCCAAAGACCTAGTTCTGAACTAGACGCTACCACTACTGGTATTGCTTCTACTAACTCTGCTGCTAAAACTGGTAGATTTAAAAGAAACGTTGCTGATTTTACAGCTGCTATAAGCACTTCTGCTGTTATCGCTCCTGAAGTAACTGCTGCTGAAGGTCTTCCAGATGCTACCGCTAATAGGTTCTACCTTACTGGTGGAGCTAAAGGTGCCACTACTGGTGCAGATATCAACAAAGCTATCGCTAAAGCTGAAAGCATTAAAGTTAACTTTGTTGTACCTCTATTTTCTAGAGATGCTTCTGACGATATCACTGATAGCTTAACAGACTCAGCGTCTACTTATACTATTGATGCTATCCATGCTGATGTTAAAAGCCACGTACTTAAAATGAGTACTATTAAACTTAAAAGAAACCGTATTGCTTGCTTAAGCTTTAAAGGTGAATTCTTAGACAGTATTGAAAAAGCTGGTGCCCTTGGGACTTTCAGAGCAATCATCACTGTTCAGGATATTGACCGAACTAGCCAAGGTGCAGTTAAAACTTTCCATCCTTGGATGGGAGCTACTGTAGCTGCTGGAATGCAATCTGCTGGATTTTACAAAGCCATTTTTGGTAAATTTGCCAATGTTATCGCTTTCAGAGATCCTTCTGGATTTGATTCTGGTAATCCTGGTGATGTTGAAAGAGCCCTTGAGTCTGGATTATTCGTAATGCAAGATTCTGGTGACGGTCCTGAGTGGATCTCTGACCAAACTACTTACGGTCTTGACACTAACTTTGTTTACAACAGCTTACAAGCCGTTTACATCTCTGATAGATTGGCCATTGACCTTTCTGACAGTGTTGAAAGACGCTTCAAAGGTAAGTCGCTTGCTGATATTGACGGTGGAACTGTTATTTCTTTTGTTCAACAAAAGATGGAAGAGTATAAGCGTATTAAGATGATTGCTGCTTCTGACGATGCACCTTTAGGTTTCAAAAACCTTAAGATCAAAGTCCGTGGGCCAATCCTTGAGATTAGCATTGAAGTTAAACTAGCCACTGCTATTTACTTCATCCCACTTAACATTAACATTAGCCAAGTAGAGCTAAACGCTGCTGCGTAATTGAATTAAAGGAGATTAGATATGGCACAAACTATGACAGGCGCAAGAGCAAAGGTTTTCGTAGATGACGTTTTAGTCGCTATCTACGAATCTTGTAGCTACGGCGCTAATATTGGAGTAGAACCTATTCACACACTAGGTCGCTTCAGCGCACACGAAATTGCTCCTACTAGCTATGAAGCAGTAGTAGTAAACTGTGCTGGATTTAGAATTGTAGGAAATGGTGTTCACACTTTACCAAAAGTTCCAAAGGTACAAGATTTACTTAACCTTGAGAACGTTAAACTTTCTGTTTCTGACAGACAGACAGGTGAGAACATTATGACTGTAACTGGTTGTGTAGGCAATGCTTACAACACCAATCTACAAGCTAGAGCCACTACTCGTGTTCAAGTTACTTATACTGGCACTATCCTTAGTGATGAGGACGGTGGACAGTCTGAAGGTAATGAAGCTGTAGAATTACCGTAATAGTAATAATATCATTAAAACTATTAAAAAGGGACGGCTTGCTGTCCCTTTTTTTATTTAAAAGGTAATCTTTAATATATGGCGCTAGAAGATAGATGGTTAGAAGTAACCCCTCAAAATTTTATACAAAATGGTATGTCTAATGGCTATATCTTCTTGAAAACTGTGAAAGGTTTCAAGATTAGACAAGTAGTTACCATTAAAGCCTCTGGATTACCTGATTTGGATCTAGACGTTATAAATGTATATCCTGATCACCTTATAGTTGGCAGATTTGCTAATAAAGATAGAGTGGATATAAGTGACTATACCATAGCCTTAAGTGCTACAGTTGAAGCCAAAGAGCAAGTTAAGAAATATATAACAGATAAAGACTTACTTAGTCATGTATATGAGGTAGAGCCTATCAATGCTATTAGAACTGCTGGAGTTGACGAAAATGGAGCTTATGGAACTTCTCTTAAAGTTGAAGTAGATGGAAAGCCTACTAAAGTCACTGGTTTTAGTTGTCCCGATGGCTCAACTGCTGCTGATGTTAGAGTTGTCCATGATGGTTTTACTAAAGCTTGGGATGATATTGAAGTAACCGCTAGGCGTGGTGATGGCCAGCCAGCAGAAATAACTACTAGAAAAGGTGGAATAGATGTTCAAGTTGGAACCCTTGACTACTTTGCTGACGGTGAATTTCAAAGACTGAGAGTTGTAGATGCCTAAGACTAAACTAAAAATTAATCCATTACCAAAAATATTCGATCTTGTTCAAGAAGACAACAGACCTTTTCCACCTTTTACTGAGTACTATTGTGGAACATTGGAAGAGCTGGCTGCTCATCCTGATAGAAACAACAAACTAAATGCCTGTACTTTGCCAGCTACTAAGACTAAGCAAGTTATGGATTTTGGTACTTTAGATGATTTGTGTGAGGACTAAATGAGTTGCGTAACTAGAATACAATTTTTAAGAGGAACATCTGCTCAAAGACTAGCATTTACACCTTTAGATGGAGAGCTTGTTTGGGATACAGATTCCAAAGAAATGTACGTTGGAGATGGCACCACTCTTGGTGGATTGCCTCTATCAAATTTAACAAATGAACAAATCCAAGATATTGTTGGTGCCCTTATAGGTGATTCGTCCACTATTGACGTTACTTATAACGATGCTGGTGACGTTTTAACTATGGATGTTATCACTACTGCTTTAGATCACGATGATTTAATGAACTCTGGTACAAATACTCATGCTCAAATTGATGCCCACTTAGCTAGCACAGCTAATCCACACACAGTTACTATTACTCAGGCAATAAATGCTGATGGTGGAACTGACATTACTGTTACTGAATTAGAAACTCTTACGGATGGATCTGAAGCTAGTTCTCTGCATCACCACGATAGCAGATACTATACTGAAAGTGAGATTGATGGCCAACAACTTATTCAAGATAATGCTATTGCTCAAAATGCTTCTGATATCTCTACCGAGATAACTAATAGAACCAATGCAGATATAGTCCTGCAAAACCAAATAACAAGCAATGACAACGACATTCTTACTAACGCTAACGCTATTGCTCAAAATGCTTCTGATTTAACTGATCACGAAAATGATACAGGAAATCCTCATTCAGTCACATTTACCCAAGCAGTAACTGCTGATGCTGGCACTGATATTACTGCTGCTGAAGCTGAGACTCTTACAGATACTTCTGATGCCAGCTCCTTACATAACCATGACACTCAATATAAAAAAGCCTATTGGCAAGGTGGACAAGCAGCTGACCAAACAGCGATTGCTGCTGCTGGTGCCAACATGACTATTGTTCAGAGAAAAAATAGTGATGCTACTATTTTTGTTCTAGCCACTAATGAACTTACCATTAGTAAAACAGCAGATTTTAAATTTGAAATAGAAGTTTCTGGAGATACAGAAACTGGTGCTCGTGAAACCCTAGTAGCTAAACTTCAAAGAGATACTGGTGGAGGCTTTGTAGATTTACCATTAACTGAAGGTAAAAGCTATGGCTATTCTTATCATAGAAACAATGCTTCTGGAGAAGACACTAATTGCATTACAGTAATAGTTTCAGTAACCTCTGGTGATAAATTTAGAGTTGTTTTGGCTTGTCCAACCAGTGCCACTGCGCCTGGTGTTAAAACCATTGCCCTTGGTACTGGTATTATTGTGGAGGAAAAGTAATGTCTGTTACTTTAAAAGCCTATAGAGATGCTGATGGCGTAATAATTAAATATGTTGAGGGTGGAGAAGAAGAGTTAAGAGCAGCTTCAGATGTTTCTTTAACTAGAATTCCTGCTGAAGATAAAATAGTCTCTAATGATGAATTAACTAACGAAACCCCTGTAACCGTAAGCCAAGTAACTGGTTTTAATGCAGCTGCTTCAGCAGCGGCTCCTGTCCAACAAGTTGCTGGAAAAACTGGCAACGTTACCTTGGTAAAAGGAGACGTTGGTTTAGGTAACGTAGATAATACTTCTGACACCGATAAGCCAGTTTCTGATGATCAGCAAACAGCACTTGATTTAAAATATGATGCTTCAAATCCATCAAATTATGTCAATGCTGCCCAAGCAGGCTCTTCAGCTCCTGTTCAAGATGTAGCTGGAAAAACTGGCAATGTAGTTTTAAACAAAAATGATGTTGGTTTAAACAACGTAGATAATACTAGTGACGTTAATAAACCTGTAAGCACCGCTACTCAGAATGCTCTTAACTTAAAATATGATGCTTCAAACCCCAATGGATATCAAACGTCTGCTCAAGTACAAGCCATTGTTGATACTGTTATTGATGCTGCTCCTGGAACTTTAGATACCCTTAACGAGCTTGCTGCTGCATTGGGTGATGATCCAAACTTTGCCACTACAATAACTAATCAAATAAACGATGTTCAAAGTAATTTAGATGACCATGAAAATGATGCAGCCAACCCTCATTCAGTAACTAAAGCTCAAGTAGGTCTAGGTAATGCTGATAACACTAGTGACGCTAATAAGCCTGTAAGTACAGCCCAACAAACAGCTCTTAACTTAAAGTATGATGCAAGTAATCCAGCCAATTACGTCAACGCTGCTGGTGCATCAGCTGCTGCACCTGTGCAAAGTGTAGCTGGAAAAACTGGAGCTGTTGCTTTAGTAAAAGCAGATGTTGGCTTAGGAAATGTAGACAATACTAGTGATTTAAATAAACCAGTTTCAACTGCTACTCAGAATGCTTTAAATCTTAAATATGACGCAAGTAATCCTAATGGCTATGAAACGCCTGCTCAATTAAACACCAGAGATTCTAACAATAGAAATAGATCAAATCACACAGGCACTCAATTAGCCTCTACTATTTCTAATTTTGCCGCTACTGTTAGAAGTACAGTTCTTACTGGTTTAGTAACAAGCACTAATGCAATTATAACAGCAACAGATACTTTACTCGTTGCTCTTGGTAAACTTCAAGCACAAATTACAGCAAACTTAACTACTGCAAACAATCACATAGGCAGTACAAGCAACCCTCACTCGGTTACTAAGGCTCAAGTTGGGTTAGGAAATGCTGATAATACCAGTGACGTTAATAAGCCAATTTCAACTGCTACCCAAAATGCTCTTAACTTGAAAGCTAATTCTGCTGACGTATATACTCAGGCCCAATTAAATGCTGGCCAATTAGATACTAGGTACTATACTGAAACTGAAATTGACGCTGCTCAACTTATTCAAGATAATGCTATTGCCTTAAATACTGCTAAAGTAAGCGCCGATGGTTCTGTAGGCACTCATAATGATTTTGATCTTACAGGGGTTGCTACTGGAGATCAATTTGCTTGGGATGGAACTAAAATAGCACCAGTGTCTATTTTAAACGGCTTTACATTATTTCCTATATGGGCCGAAGAAAGTGGTGGAGCTACTAATGGAAGTCAGCAATATTCTTTTGGTAATGGTGCTACAGGTAATATTGGTATTCCATTAGCCACAGATTGTGAATTGTTTGCTGTATCAATGCAAGCAGAGGCTTTTGGTACAAGTATCTCAATAGATTATGAAAAAAATGGCGTAGCAGTTCATACAGAAACTTTCAATGGAGGCCAAGGAACTGTGGCAATCACTGCTATCCCTTTTGTTTTTGGAGATTTAATTACATTTAGAACAAACACAGAAGTCGGCACATATTCCGATATCAGAGTAATTGCTTGGTTTAGAGTAAAAGCTAACGCAGTATTCCCTACCCCAGATAGAAGTCGAGTAACTAACACTGCGGTTGCCTTTTCAGCTACTTCTTGGCAAAATATTCCAGGAATGAGTACCACTGTTACTGTAACAGATACTGGGACAGTGGATGGAACAGTTAACTATTCTGCTGCTAGATCTGGTGGAACAAATGCTGAAGCAGAATTTAGAGTGGTTATTGATGGAAATAACGGATTTTCATTCCCCGATACGCTTTCAACTTTTAACGATAACGGCTCATCAGCGCATAGTGTCAGCAGCTTGCCAGCAGGGACCTACACTGTAACAGCTCAATGCCAAACAACACAACCAATAACCATAGCTGCCATAGTACTAACCGCTGTAGGAGTAGAGGATTAACATGGACAAAAAATATACCATACCCAAATTTAACCAAAACACTTTTCTTAAAGACGCTTCAGATAGCCTAAAAACTAAAGTTTATGCTATGACGTATAAAGGTGGAGAGCTAAGGGTTTATTATTCTCCAGCTTTAAACGCTCAAGAACAAGCAGAGTTAGACGTTGTTGTAGCTAATCACGATGGAACCCCTACCTCTAAGTTGAGAATATACAGGGTTTTACCAGAAATCCTTGAGCCTTTAATTTCCGATTTTACTATTCTTGGTTTTAGAAAAATTTCACCAAGTTATGAGCGTGGTAGAAAAACTAGAGCAGTTTATATGTGTGTGGAAAAGGATGAAATTATTGTTGAAAAGATTTTTAGTGACGTTTTTGATGAAAACAATAACTTAACTGGAACAGAGATAACTTTTAATTGGTATGATGAAGATGGCAATATAGGTTTAAGTAAAAAAGAACTTGCTAGATCATACAATAAGTATGAAGCTGAAACTGAAATGAGAAAAAGAAGAGAAAGACAAATAGATTATTTAGTTGCTGGTGCTAAGGGTACTCCGATTGAGCCTAGTCTAAATGCTGTATTTTCTAAATTTTACAACGAAGTTATGCTTTATAAAGATCAAGGCGATGCTGCTCCATTAGGAAAAGCTTTGGATTCTGTTAAATACACTCCAAACGTTATTCCAGGAAGTGTTGAAGAGACCAACAACAATTTGTGGGCCATTCTTAACCAAGTGCCTTTGCCTAGAGTAGATGATCCTGAAAAATTTATTTATGTTATTCAATCAATAAAATACCAAATAGGGCTGTTAACTTTAGAGGAAATAGATAGTGCCAACTCCTGAACGTAAAGACTATTGTGGCCCATACTGGATGCCTTCTTTTATGAGAAAGTGGTTAAGCTCAAAATTTAACGCTTCTTGTAAAATACACGATAGAGATTACGAAAAAGGAATACCCCAAGAAAAGGCCGATTTTAGATTTATACAACATCTATATAGACAATCTAAGGGTAGATTTTTCTGGGAAGTTGTAGCTTGTATATTCTTTTTAATGGTTAGGGCTGGTGGAAAAATTTCCTGGAAAAAAGCCCAAGAAGAATCTAAAGACTCAAATTCAAATTAATAAAGTAATTAGTGCCATCTTTGTTCCAACCAATGCCAGGACCAATATAAGTGTTGGTCAATAGCTTTGGATAAAATCTATAACTAAACGGTATAAAGTTAACCCCTACATCACTAAAGTCTGTGTTAGCATCTACTCCAAATTGTAAAAACTTATAATCTAGATCATTTCTGGAGTTTCCATAACCAGAGGTACTAAAGTTGAGGGTTGGCCTAACAAAACTTTTACCAGAACCCAGACCAGCATTAATACCCATATTAGTATGTGGTGCCCACCATAAAATTTTCTTATCTTCTATCTTTTCAGTAGGGTCAATAATGGCTGTTCCACCAATAATTTTCAGTGGATATTTTTTATCTTGCCAACTAGAATATCCGTCTATTCTTTTAGCTAATGGGCTTCTTTCTTTCTTTATTAAAAAAGCCTTGGAAAAAACCCTAACGTGTCCTGTCTTCTCATCTACTGTTTGTAAGGTATTGACCTCTATCTCAAAGGCATAGTTTCTTTTGTAGGTCCTGCCATCGTTTTTAATCATTATGTAGCCTACTGCTGGAGAGTCTGGCCCTGCTAGGCGTAGCTCGTTTAAGACATAGTTTCTTGTTCTTTTCTTAGTCTCAAAATAATAGTCTGGTCCATTTTGCTTTTCTACATGGCGACCAATAAGGTACGTGGCATCACTAAGCAGCTTAATTTTCTCATCTTTTTCTTTATTTACTTCTGCAAATCTCTTCTTTGCCTCTATTGCTAAGTCTTTCTGGGTGCGATAGTCGCTTTCTAATTTTGCAGTATATTTAGTAAGTTGCTCATATTTTGTCTTAGTTCCTATAAGTTCAGCATATTTAACTTTCTCTTGACTATCTCTCCAAAGCGAATAGCCAAATAGTACTATGCCTACAACTGTAACCAATATCAGTAAATTACTGAAATACTTAGAAAAAATGTCCTTAATCATCAGAGTCTCCTAACCTATTGGCATTACTATAATAATATCGCCAAACTGTGGTAATCTTTATTAAAAGGACTTTTGTGGGATCATTATGAGTATAGAAGACGTTAAAGCTGATGTAAAAACTATAGGTACAAAATTAGACGATTTTCATGTGAGAATCGCCAATATTGAAGCATTGCTAGAAGTCTATAACAGCCTCTTAGAAGTTCACATAGAAGGGGTAAAAGAGAACAAAAGAAGAAATGACCTTCTTGAACAAAAGCACAACATGGAAGTTCTCAAATTCGAAAAAACCATGGCCCCTATTGAATCTCATGTAAAAATTGTAAACTTTACATTTAGATATATGTTCTTACCAATCACAATAGCTGTTGCTATTTTTTGGATAAAAACAAACTTTTAATCATCGCTTTCATCTAAATCAGAATAGTCTTTAACGACAACATTATCTTTGGCCTTTTTCTCAGGCTCATCCTTTTTAATCTTAACTTTCTTACCATCCACAATAGTATAACCCTTTTTAGCGAGTTCTCTAAGGTTTTCAGCAACAGCTTCTTCATCTGCTTTGCGTATTCTTTCAGCGTGTTCTTTAGAGCCTTCAGGATTAATAGTATTATCTATGATATCTGGGATTGTATCAAAATCAATATTGTCCACATCATCTTCATAGTAATGCTGAAGAAGCCACATTACTGGCATCTTTTCAACTTTAGCCAAATCCATGCTAAAATTCTTTGATATTTGACGACACATTCTTCTATACATAAATGGTGCATTTTCTTCAATAGCATCAGAAAGTGCTTTTAATTTGGCTAGTCTGTATATAGAAAAATTATCGCTCATAGTTACTCAGGTAAATTTACGTCAGAGTCTTGATCAGCTTCAGCTTCTTTAATTTCTTTATCTTTAGCTGCTTCTTCCATTTGTCTCTTAATAAACTCTTCTCGTTGTTTGGCTATTTTATCTTTGGTTTTTTCATATTCAGCTTTCATCATTTTTTCATATTCAATTTCAGCTTTTTCGCACATCTTGTTTATATGAAGAATAACATTGTAGTCTCGTAAATGACTGCCATTTAAAGCAGCACCATCAGTAGACCAAAATGGACCCCATTTGTTTAATCTATATTTAAGTTGAATAAGAGCATAAGCCACTTCATCAGGATCAGTCAATACTCTATTGGCTATGCCAATGGTGCTGACGAAATCTTTGTGAGCATTAACATAATCAATGGCACTTAGCACACAACTACACTCAAAGTCGCCTATATAAGTTTGCATAGTTTTATTGCCAACCATATTAACGCTAAACTTAGCTGTTCCATCACTATTTACTGTTAAACTTGTTCCTTCAAGACTCATTTTTTACCTCTGTGATATTCCTCATAGCTTTTACCTTCAAGTATCCAAGGTTTATTCTTGGCTTCTTGCTTCCATTCTTTTTCATCTAGTTTGGATATAGCATCATAGTTACACTTCTCACAAACAATGCCTCTATATCTAGGTGTTTTATATTCACCATGCCAACCACAATTTACGCACCAATAATACTTAGTAGCATCATTGTCGGTTTTAGACATTGAATCCATTTTCTTTGGCTTCTTTCTTGCCTAAGAAGGTTCCACCACTAGATGGATCTCCTTCTTTGCCTCTAGTTCTTTTATAACCTATTTGTGGATAGCTGATAAAAGAACCTTTAGGTACTTCTATTTGATAGACCACTCCACCAGCATCTTGGAACATAGAGCCAACCCCAATATCTTGCATAAGCTGATCAAACTCTTCTTGAGTATCTTTTAACACTTGCTTGGCAGCTTCACGCTTTTCAGCTAACTCTAAGAACTTGTTTTCTAAATCTGACATATACTCTCCTATGCTACATAGTTTTTAAGTGTTTTAAGGCTCATTAATCCAATAATATCGTGCAGCAGTTTAACGTCCTTATTCCATTTGTCATTGGTGGATACTCTAATAAAGAATTTTCCAAGACCTTCTGGGTGGATTCTGAGAAGTCTAGAAAAATATTGATTAACAGTATCAAGATTGTTTGACCCTTTAAGGTCAATAAGAGCAGTGATTCTGCCTTCGTTAAAACCTAGAATACCACGATTAACCACTATTAAACATCTATAATCGTTTTTGGTTTTAAACAGTTTAATCTGTTCGCCAGACTCATCATTGTCACTGGTAGAAAGTGCTGTTTTAAAACCTTTCTTCTCCATATAGCCTTTAGTAATTTTAGCTTGCATAATAGATTTGCAAACTATCATAACCTTATCAAGCACAGCGCCTTTGGCTTGAAGCTTTTGAAAAGAATAATCTAAACCAAGAGCAGTGGATTTGTTTGGTACTCTAACCATATCAAGGTCTACTGGAGCATATACGTTTCTTTTAAGCATTTGCTCACCAGATACATAGACGCATTTAATATTTCTGTCTTTGTTGAATTTTCCAGGAGAACCAGTAAGCAACAGGATTTGAGGATTGTGCTTCTTGATAATTTCTTGCTCCATATCAGCTAGAAAATATTCATGGGCCTCATCTATGATAAGATAATCAATTCTGTCTACATTTTTGCTGTTAAAATAGTGAGGAAGACCTACAGAAACTTGTTTGCCTTCTCCAAGCTCACCGTATTGAAACTGATTAACAATAGTTTCATCAAGAAGCTCCATGAACTGATCCTTAAGAACGTTTTGTCCATGAGCAAGAAATACTATTTTTTTGGATCTATCTTGGGCAAGGTCAACAATTACATCTTTAGCCATGAATGACTTTCCACTACCAGTGGCAGCGCCTAAGAGTACAGTCTTGTTTCCTTTTCTTAAAAGTTCAAGGATCTGATCGACTGCTATTTTTTGGTAACTATAATCTGCTAAGTTCATATATCTAATATAACATGGATTGTTAAAAAATGCAAATTTATTTACATAAATGACTCAAAATGAGATTATTTTTTTACAATATCCCAAGATTTATGAGGAACTATGCTAATTGAACACACTTCGTCAATGATGTTAAGTTCTTTTGCCTTTTTAGAGGACATCCATAAATCATGGCCTTTAGTGTTATCACTAATCATTTGCCTTACTTCATTGGCGTTTTTCTTACCAACAGATTTGGCGAATTGTTTCATTAAGTTTTTGTTAAGCATTTTAAAGTTCTTTACTCGATCTTCAACATCTTTAATGTCACCAACAGCTCCACCAATGGCTTCGTGTATGTGAATGTTAGCATTCGGAGAGGCGTACCTCATTCCTGGACTTCCTGCTATGGCTAATAGAAAAGCTCCAGCTGAACAAGCCTTACTTGAAGTGTATGTAACTATAGGGTTAGGCATAGAGTAGAGCCTATCAAGCAACATATTTAATCCAGTAACTGGTCCACCAGGACTATCGATTTGTATTAGAACTGGCTGGGTCTCTGGATAAGCATATTGGATATCATCAAGATCATTGAGATATTTTTCAATAGCTTCTTCTGAAAATTTCCTAACAATTAATTTTGGTCTGGTTTTATCTGCTGCCATCTATTCCTCATCCTTCATTAAGTTCTCTATATATTGATCAGTATCAATACTATCTAGCTTTCCTTTGTTAAATTTAAAAATATGCTCATCTTTTCCAGAATACCAACGAGAAGCGTAAATATCTACTACAGTAGTGCCCATTTTTTTGTCTTTAGTCAACTCAAAAATACCAGTACCAAAGTTTGTTGCTAGTTTTCTACCCTCCATTCTTTCTTTAAGCGGAGCAGGGTTCTTTTTGCTCTTAAACATACACTGTGCAAACAGCGTTATACAAGGCATACCTTTCATTTTCTTAGCACTATCTAAGAAATACCATAAAGGCTCTTGAGCTTGCCAATCAGAAGTATAATTTGCTTTGGTAGCCCTATGTACTTTTGTAATATAATCAAAAATAATCATTTCAAAGCCTTGCCCAGCAGCTCCTCTTATAATTTTCTCAACAATGTCAGCATCTTTAGTGTCTGCTTCTTCTTCTGAAATAACAGTAACATATTCAGCTACTATTTTCCTTTGATTGTGAATCTTTTCAGTTTCTTCTATAGTAGTCTTACCAAGAATATGGGAGTTATAATTAATGCCTAAGTCAATACAAGCTATGCGGCCCAATACATCTTTTTTCAGTTCCTCATTAGTTATAAACAAAACCTTTCTTTGTTCACGATAAAGTCCCCATGCAATATTTGCAGCAAAAGTAGATTTACCTTGTTTTTGAGCAGCTAGAAAACAATAAAGTTGGTTACGAGCAACTTTACAGTGCTCTTGAAATAATTTGTCAATGAATGGTCTGTTTAGTAGCGCGTCTTCTCTCGCCTCGTTGTCCAAAATAAAATCATCGTCACCATCATAGGCTTGATTAAAGAGTTTCACAGGGTCCAAACTCTCAAGACTCTCAAGGCCTCTGTTCATTGTCTTATTTCGTTCATTCTCTCTTTTAATTCTATTAATTCTATTTTGCTCATCAAGATTTTGGATAGCTGTTTCTTCTTCTACAAGCGTTTCCAATTCTTTGCCAAATTTTTCCTTAGCATCACTCACTGATGGCCTCTTCTTTAGCTTTCCGTTTCTTGTATCTTGCTATCATTTCTTTTCTCATAAGGTCAGTATGTTCATTCTCAAAGTCATCTTCATCTTTAGGCTCAGGCTCTTGTATGTCAAGATCTTTAGCAAACCATTCACCTAGCAATGATTCAAATTTTTCTTCAATATTTTCTTTGTATTCTTTTTGAGCTTTAGTTTTTTGTTTCTTGCCAAAGTAATGAGTGACTAGTGTACTGACTGTAAATATGTCATTGTCAAAGTCGTCGCAATTTAAAGCGGCAGTTTCTATAATAGCTGATAGCAATCCAAAATTAACGCTTTCGCTTGCTGGAAATCTACCATTTAGCATTTCTTTAAAACTTATTTTGTTGGTTTTTGTCTCGACTTCTTGCTTGACTGGATTTGCTTTGATAGCAGTGTCTTTAGCTTTAGTGTCTTCAAACTTATTATTATCGTTATTCTTGTTATTAAGGAATTGTTCTAATTGTTTTGTTTGTTCGTTTATATCAACCTTCATATATTCTAGAATTTCAGGCAATGCTATTTTAAGGCCCAAGGGCTTTCTGCTAGTTTTGTCATTGTCAAAAATTATCTCAAAGATACCAGAATCAGTGGCCTTTTTGATAACATCTTTATATTGATTGCTACTAAAAGCCTTGCCTTGTTCAAAGGTATAATTTTGATCACTTCTTATCAGATTTTGCAATGAAGTTCTAGTAACTGCAAAACACACCTTATTTTGGTGAATGGCACTATTTAGCATTGTAGCTAGTGCCCTGCTTATAGGATCGTAGCCAAAACTCTCGTTGTTTAGGTCGTCATATAAGTCCTGAGACATCTGCCAGTGAGGATGTATCAAGTCTTCTGGCTGAATAACCTTGGTTGTTTTCAATATAATTAATTCGTTTTTGGTTGCCAATATCTTTTTCATTAGCAGACTTGCCATTATTTTCTCCTAAATACTTAAAACCAGTAAAGAAACCAGGAATATACTAAAATTTCTGTACGCTTTAATAATATCGCAAAACCCTATACCGAATACTATACCGAATACTATACCGAATACTATACACAGAATAAGAATAAGAATAAGAATAAGAATTATTCAAAATACCCATTCTCTTCTAAATACTCCCTTTCAGGGGTTATGAAATTTTCTCTATAAGCCTTTTTAACACGATCATCAGAATAATCATTGTCACTATCCCACTTCATTTGAGGTCTGTATTTCTTCATAAGCTTTTTACCAGAGCTATCGGCGCATTGTTCAGCCTTGAGTCCATATCTAATAGTAGCAAAGGCCCTGTCAACTTCATCTATATAAGATTGACTCTTAGATGCTGAACTCTCGTATTTATAGTACTTTCCATCTACATAATTTCTATGATGACCAAGCTCATGGAAGAAATCTTGCCAAACGTGCATGGCCAGCTGACTAAGATTGATTTGAACAAGCCTATCACAATTATAGATACCACTGCAAAGCTTTTTAACTGGTTGTATATTTAACCTATAGCCAAACTCAATCAGTGCTATGTGTCTCATTTGTCTGATAATTGAGATGTTCTTTTCTTTGCTTCTCCAGTAATTGTCATATAATCCCATTATTGTCCTTTGTTGTATTTGTATAATTCTAATCCACAGCTAATGTAACAAAACAAAGCAAGATAAATGAATTTAGGCTCCATAGGTATTAGAACAAATACGTTTAAATTGCCACATAAAAACATGACTATAGCTAAATGTATTCTCATGCTTTTCATAACACTATCCTGTTTGCTTTATAAATATTGTAATTAGACCAAACAAAATATAAATCCTGTTACCATAGCCTGCCTTTCCAATAACATTACTATAATATTGTTGGTAGCCTATTAAACCGTAAAGTATTTGCCAGTCTTCGTCACACCTATCTGTATAAATAGAGGTTACGTTTTCTTTAAAAATTCTAGCTTTAGTTTGTAATTTTGTTTCAGTCATAGTTCTCTTAACCTCTTTCTTAGTTCTTCAAGTATTTTCTCAAATCTCTTAAACTTATCTTCTACTTCAACTCGTTTAGCACTGGTTCCACATCTACCTTTATTGTCGGTAATTTCTGTGTGTAGTAAAATAAACATTTCAAGGCTATTGATTTCTCTCTCAAGCCTTTCAATGTCTTAGTCTTTACTAGTTTTCTTCCCAACACCAATAACCTCACTTATTTCGTTTAATATAAATTTGTTCTTGCTTAAGAGATTTTCTAGTTTTTTAATATTCTCTTTTAACTCATAAAGCTCTTTATCTTTCTTATAGTCATTGTATATCTTATACATAGAAGTTTTGCCCATTTTTTTAGGAAAGCAAATCAGCCTAGTTTTAGGTTTGCTTTCAAAGGCTTCAATCATTAATAACTGATAGTCATGTAGTTTATATCCCAGATGCTTTTCAGAAAATTCTTTAAAACTCATACAATAACAACCTTAAATCCAGCTTTATTTAGTTCAGTTAGCTGTTTGTTAGAGATTTTAGTAACCCTAACAGTTTTGGTTTTCAATGCTTCTTTAATTTTTCTAGGTAAATCCATATAGATAACGTTCATTGTTTTATCTCCTACTGTTTTACTTCTTTAAATCTAGATGGACAGTTATCAGCGTGTAAAGCGTCTTTAATTGTTTTCTGTCCACAAGTACACTTTGGATGATGTTCTTTAAAAAAGAACTTTTTAAGTTTATCAGCCTCAGTTTCCTCTGTTTCTTCTTCTGCTTCTTTGATCATTTCCTTAATTTCTTGCTTCTTAACCTCATTTTCAAGATCTGTTAATGATGATCCTGTAGGCAATGTTACAGTGTTCCAACGATTGGTGTTTGTTTTACTTTCAAGGTGTTTGTCAAGATCTTTCACTTTGCTGGTCACTATACTGTTTAGGTCTTGACTAAACTCAATAACAACTTCTGGTATATTTATTTGTCCACCAACGTCTTTAAAGTCATCATGTTCAAGATAGAAATAATAAGTCCCTATCCTAGTAGGGTCATGCTCAATCATTACCAATTTAATGTCCTTTGGTAATTGAGAGAGAATATTCCTATAGGCATAGTGATTTAAAGGCCATTTATTTGCGTTAAGCCCTACATTATTAATTGCTATCTTGATTTGCCTCATCCTACTTGCTCTTCTTTTTGAATAGTAGGGTTTGATGGATAAATTCTACCCATAGGGTTTAGCCTTGGCACTCTAAATTGTTTAGCTTCATTATTAAGCAAGAAACCAGTTTTAATTTTTTCAGTTACTGCTAATTCAGTGCCATCTAAAAGATAAACTGTTCTGCCTATTTCAAAAGGCTCATTAATCCACTCTACATTATATGGAGCATAACTTCTAATGCTTGTCTTGTCCACTACAGAATCTTTAAGTTCAATATCCCAACCAATAATTTTGGCAGCGTCCATGAATAATTTAAGGTCTCCATCTTCTTCTAAGAAGACGCGAGTAGAGTTTATAAAGCTAAATGGGCTTATTAAATCTTTGATGCCAGTGGCTACGATGTCTTCGTGAGGCACACTCACCCAGCCATGTCCAGGGTCTTGAGTATAAGTATATTTCTTTTTAATTTTAGTTTTGATTTTTAATTCTGTGACATTTTGTCCGAATTCTTGTCCAGCTAATGGTTTATTTTGAGTTCCGATTGGTAAGTTCATCTTGGCTCCTTGGTTAATTTTAATATAACATAGATTGTTAAAAAATGCTAGTAAAATTTTAAAACGTCTCAAAATGAGATTAGGCAGCAATTTCAATTATTTGTGTGTCTTCTAGTTGTTCTTCTTTTTGTTTTAAATTGTTTTTGAATAATCTTAAAAGTATGTCTACATCCATGCCACAAGTTTCTAGTGTAATATCCCAAACGCATTTATCTAAATGTATCATACACTTATTATTTCTAAAACCACGGTATTTAAAAGCAAAGGTCATTTTATCAAAGCCAATAATTTCCATCATTAGCTCTAAGGCCTTGCCTTCGTTGTGGTAAAACCTTTTTTCTCTTCCTTCAATTATTATTAAAACTTCTTTAGTATTTATCCACAAAACGTTCATATTGGCCTCCAAAATAAAAGGGCACTATGTGCCCCATACTGTTTAGAAATTAAGTCCACCATTAAGGTAAGCAGATCCTTGCATATGAATTTGTCCACCAATGCTATAACGTTGTTTTTTACCAAAACGTCTTTGATACATAAGACCCATATCAAATTCTTCATCAGTTTCAGCACGATAACTGCCAGTAGCTTCTTTGACTTTTAATTTAGTAGGTGTAATGCCAACAACTAAACTAATAGTGTTTTTCTTAGAAATGTCACGGTCAACATATTCTGTACGAATGACTACAGGTTTAATTTTCTTTTTGCTCTTAACCACTTTAATTCTGTTTTGGTTTCTTGGTACAATTTTAAATTTGTCACCATCAAGCTCAACAGTTTTTCCATCCTTAGTAGTGCGAACAATTTTGGAGTCTTTAAACACTTCAGGTGTTTCTTCTTTTACATAATGCTTTTCTACATCACTTGTATCTACATTACATACTCCAGTTTTATCTAAAATACACTCAGTAAACTCTCTGCTATCTTCATCCATGATCTGATCTAATTCAAAAAGAAGCTCAGTATCAGCCTTGGCATTGACAGCAAAGGCCATAGTTAGTAGAATAATAACTGCTAGTGTGTTTAGTACTTTTAGTGTTTTGTTAAAGTTCATCATTTTATTTCTCCTATTTAAGTTCATTATTAGTTAAAGTCCAAAACTTTTATAATCATAGATGAGTATTCGCCTTCTATAGTAACTTGCAAGTCATCTACCCAACAAATCTCACCTTGCTCATCATTGCTGTTCTCACCAGAAGCAATGTTGTTACAATAAGCAAATCGTCCACCACCACTATGATGACAGTCATCATTATTGTAAACATCTGCATGGTCACCTTCATTTTCAACATAAAGACCTGGAGCAATATTATAGCATTGGCCAGTAACAGGGGTCAAAACAGTAGACAAGATAACAGCATCAGTACCGTTAGTACCATTAGTTCCATTAGTTCCATTAGTTCCATCAGTACCGTTAGTTCCATTTGTTCCATCTTTGCCGTCTTTACCGTCTTTGCCGTTTTCAATAACAAGCTCAGATCCGTCATCACAAACAAGTTTATTGCCTTTTAAAGTACAGGATTTGCCATCAGTGCCGTTAGTTCCATTTGTACCGTTAGTGCCATCAGTGCCGTTAGTTCCATTTGTACCGTTAGTGCCATCCACACCGTCTTTACCATCTTTACCGTTAACACCGTTAGTACCGTTAGTGCCATCAGTACCATTTGTGCCGTTGTTTCCTGTATCACCTTTAATATTTGTTTGAAGAACCCAAACTCCAGCGATTCTTTTAAATACGTCATTGGTATTGGTATTGATAAAGGTATCTCCATCTTTGCCGTCAACACCGTCAACAGGATCTACTGGACCATAAAGAACTTCAGAACCATCAGCACCATTTAAACCATTAGTACCGTCAACACCATTAGTACCGTTAGTACCGTTTGTTCCAGCAATTCCTTGAATGCCCTGAGTACCTTGAATGCCCTGAACACCTTGCTTGCCTTGAGCACCAGTAGCGCCTTTAGGTCCGGTTGCTCCTGTAGCACCTGTTGCTCCTGTAGCTCCAGTGTTTCCTTTGTCGCCTTTTGCTCCATCCACACCGTTAGTACCATTTAAACCGTTAGCTCCATCAACACCATTGTTAATGTCGGCTGTTGTTCCATCTTGACATTCAATAGTTCCACCATTAGCGGTGTCTACTACAGTACAAGAGTCTCCTTTAGCTGTTCTAAACTCAACTGATTCATTGGCTCCACAAGCAGTTAATGCCAGCATCCCCAAAACAATTAATAAATTTTTCATAATATTCTCCTTTGTTTATTTTAATATAACTTATTTTTTTAAAAAATGCAATTAAATTTTTACAAATGTATCAAAACGAGTCGATTAATGATAACTTTCGAAATCGTCTTCAACATCGTCTTCAATTAAACTTTCTTCGAATCTATTATATATTTCCCTTTCTTGCATAATACGAACAAGGTCTTCAACTGTACTTAGCCAAGTCTCATCGTATTCTAACATTGGATCGTCTATTAACATATCTTCATGCTTTTTTAAAGCATCTAGCAGTTCATTATTTGTTAGGGCTTCTAAGCGCATTGTGATTTCTCCTTTTTACGTTCATTATATTGTTTAAGTTCTTCAGCATTTGCTTCAATAAGCATAGCACAATCTGCTTGGTCTTTGCCTATATAGTTGATTACCCTTGTTTGTGTATTTTTCCATTTTCCTTCTCCATTACACCAATCTCTCATTTGAAGAAAATAAAGCATAGAGTTGTAGTTCATGTTTAGTTCCACAGCCAAAGCAACATGATCAGGAGTGTTTCCTTTTTGACTAAGACCACTATCAAGAACAGCAAATACTTCTTGGTCTTCATACTTTCTCTTTTTATAGCTCTTAAGCTGCTCAATAAGACTCAATACATCTCCAAGGTCTTTGTTGGCTCTTTGTATTCTATCTTGCATTGTTGGAATGTTAGCCAATGGCTTTAAACTGTCAACAAGGTCTTCAGCTTTCTCTAATTTCTTTTTCAAATAATTTGGTGTCATCAGTGCTCCTTAGTTAACTCCAATATACCACGTTTTTGTAAAAAAAGCTACTATTTTTTTACAAACGTTTCATTTTGAGAATCTATAATTGTTTCAAGATCTTTACGATTAAGAGGGCCAATTCCAATTCTGTTTGGTCTACCAAGATCTACCCACAATTTAAAGTCTTCTATGCTTGGAGTGCTGTAAGGGCTCCAGTCCATTGACTCTTCTTTAAACACTGTACGCATATCAAGCCTATGACTAGTCTCAGTATCCCATTGAAGCATTTGCACCTTAACTATGTGAAATATTTTGATGTTATCGTCTTCATAGTCTTTTTCAGGCAAATACTGAACGCCTTTATAAGTAAATTGATCAAATAGTTTCATGTTCAACTCCGCAACCAATTACTTGGTTTTCTTGGTTAAGATAAACAGCTCTATTATCTATTAGACTATCCATATAATAATCAAGGTTTAATTCATAATAGGGATCGTAGCCAAAGGCATAACTATTCATTATACTAACTGGCTTTGTATTCTCTTTATTATTATTGTGTGCAAGGCCAAAGTGACAATGACCAAGCTCATGGAAAATTAATTGATGAATAGCATAATAGTTGTGTTTATTGTTTTCAAAAAATTCAATGTCTATTACCACTCTGTAGTCTTTGCCATAATAGCATCTGCCAATGACATTGCCATCGTTTATTTCTGCAAATTCAACGCTTACTCCTATAGAAGTGTTATAAACACTTTCAAATTCTTCAACATAGTCTTGAAGTTCATACTCAATGAACGGCTTTCCCATGGCTTTAAAAGATGCGTTGTCACACCCCATGAAGCAAAAAGAAAGCAAGATAAGTAACAATTTCATTAAACTGCCTTAAGAACGTTAAGGTGAGCTTCAGCAACAATAACACAATCTACTGGACCAAGGCCAACTATAAACTTGATACCATTGTGCTCATAGCCATGCAAAGTGCCTTCACCATTATCATAGACAAGAGTCATTTCAGCTGTGTCAATATGGTCTCTAATAATCTCATATTCACTAAGGTCTTCACTAGTAACCATAGCTAACTTAGTTAGAGAGTCGCCTAAATAACCAATAGACTTGCTCCATTCCTGAAATTGTTCATCTTCAAGTAAACAGCCATCTTCTTTTTCAAAAAGATAAGGTTCAACTTTTTCTGCTCTGATTCCCTCTAAAACTTTTTCGAAATTCATACAATCTCCTTGGTTAATTTTAGTATAACACGTTTTTGTAAAAAAAGCAAACTTTTTTGTAAAACTGTCTCATTTCGAGACGTTAGGCCGCATTTATCCAGCTTGGAGAGAAATCAATCAATTTATAAGTGCCATCAAGGTAAACAACATTTCTCTCGTGAACATCTTGATGATAAATACCTGTTGACTCTTCAAGTGTTTCTTTAAGCTCTTCCATTACGCTTTCTACTTCATATTCACATAAGTCAGCCTCTTCAACGGTAATGCCACAATGCTCCATAAAAATAACAGCCACCCAGCCATGTGAAGTTTTGATTGCATGAGCACCATAGCCATAAGGTGTAACACCGCTTGATTCAGCTTGTTTGATGATCTCAAACTCTCTCTTAGCGTCATTAAAAGCCTCAGTATCTCTAAGAGCTGTTGAGCTACTCTTGATGTTGGCTAGGTTGTGGTGACGAGTGCCATTGATAATTAACTTAGCTCCTACACCCATGTAATGGGTATAAAGGCTATATGAACCAACACTGCAATCGTTGTCTTCATCAATACCATTTTCAATATAGTCGCCAAGCTTTTTGTCAAGAGCATCAATTAGTTGACGCTTTACGAAAGTTTTCAGTGCCTTTTTCTTTGGTGGAATTCCAGGCTTAGTAACTCCACTGCAATAAGAGATAGGTGCTCCATTGAACGGTACGTTTGGTACATAGATAAAGTAAGAACCATCTTTGCTGACTACTTTATACATAGGTCTATAGTGTCCATAGTTTCCTGTATGATTGATGTCTTTGAGACCACACCAAACAAAGTGGCTAAAGTTGGAGATAATAGCCCTGTGATCGTCAGTAAATGGGTTGTCTTTTTGTTTTCTAGGTTTACCGTTTAGTCTGAAAGCGTATTTGTTTAACCACTCAATGCCAAGCTTTGTTTGCTCAGGAGTGATGTCGATACCTTTCTTAAGCTGGTGCTTTATGAGCGTAATAAGTTCAAATCTATCAGAGTCGTGATTTCTCTCTTCTTCTCTTTTCATGCGACAAACCTGATCTATTTGAGTCTTTATGAAAAGGTTAGCTTTAAGGGCATCTCTGTATCTCTTGATAGTTTGCTTAGTCATCATTTCTCCTTGCTAGTTTAACTTACAAATTACCTATCGGTGGCTTGTAAAAAAACTTATGCCTCAATTCGAGAAAAATGCAAATTTTTTGAAAAAACTTTCTCAAAATGAGACAGGCTATTCAATTAATAAGCTTTTCAAGCAAATCCTTGTTTTTGGCTATAGCACTACACATTACAGTGTTGCAAATGTTTGTATTTTCTACATTTCTGTCTATACGCTTGTTGGTTCGGTAAAGCCATAACAGGCAACTGATTATAAGTATACCATGTACAGCAACAAAAGCTATAAATAAGTCTGTATGGTTCATGTGTTCTCCTTTAGAAAATAAATCTCAATGTTACTTAAACAGTCTTGGTCTGCTAAATTCTTAACAGTTTCCAATACTTGCGTCTGTTCTTCAGTCAGTGTGTTGTTAACCCACAGTTTTCCAACAGCCTCAATAAAACCTTGGTTGCTAGAATTGTCTTCATAGATCTTCAATAAACGTTTGTTAAATATAGAGTTTTTCATCAGTGAGCCTTTACTGGTTCATAAACTTCATAGCTATCATAGCCACTTAGCGCGTTAAAAAAGTCAATTAGATCATCACACGTCTCGAAATGATACGTGTTAACTTTTCCATTAGTCACGGTTGCTAGTGTCCAATAGATTGACGCTTCTTTTTCCATCTCTAGTAAGCTCTTCATATACTCTCCTATGCTACTTTCTTGTTAGTGTTCAATTTCTCGACAAAAATGTCAGCAACTGCTTGTTCACCATAAGTTGCTATCATATTGCTTAATTGTAGTCTAATAGCCTCTTTTGGATGAGCCATGAAATACTCAATGTTCAGGGCATGAGGTCTGGTAACAGTGTCATCAAACAGTTCTGCTTCAGCTTTCTTATCTAATGCTTTGGTTTTATTCATCTTAATCGGTTTCATAAATTCTCCTTAGAAAATAAGCACATAGCCGTGCTGTGATAAGTTAGTGATATCTGTTAAGTTTTCCATGTGACTTTCAGCAATCGTTTTGAGTTCACATAAACCCAATCGTCCACAAGAAAGCTGATACTCGTTGTAATTGTCGTCTTCATCGTAAAAGCAGAAAGCGATAGTGCTCTCGTCTCCATTGTCTTTGTTATAAAGAGTGATACCTACCGAGAATTCTATACCACTCATGTCTGCTCCATCACAGGCCAAGTTGCAATCAAGGGCATGGGTATTAAAAGGTTGGCTGCTCCATTCACTGTCCATTGTAGTTGCTGTCATTTTTCTCTCCTTTAGTTTTCCTTACAAATTACTCATCGGTCAACTTTCAAAAAACTTATGCCTCAATTCGAGATTTTTCAAAAAAAGTTAAAAAACTTTCTCGTTTTGATACGCTTTAGCTTGCTTCTTGCTCACTAGCTATCTGTTGGAGTTCGTCTAAGAGGCTATCCACGTCTAGGATGCTGACCCATCTGTCATAGCTCATGTTTAGGTAAAGCCAACCATCGTCACTGATATAGCCATCATCGACTTCTCGTTGTACCGTCTTCTTTTCGTCTTCAGTTAAGGCTTTAAAAGCGTCATGCAATTCGTCTTCTGGTTGGATTTCTACTTCACCCAAAGTCATGCCATAAACCTCATTGCTTTGATAGAAAACACCCTCACTAAAGCGCACAGTGCAATGCTTGTGAATGAGAGTAAGGGCTTCATCGTTTTCAATACCACACTTTTCTAAAAGCTTAGCGATATCATGGCTTTCCTCAGAATCAACGTTTTGTAGCGCCTCAATAACAGTGTCAATAGCCTCACCATAGCCATGGCTTTCTACAAAGTCAGCTGTACCGTTGTCTGGATTGTTTGTGTAGTACTCTGTACCCCATTCACACTCATTCATGTACTTTTCGATAATTTGCTTAACAGTCATATACTCTCCTTTGGTCATATTTTCTTATCGGTGGGTCTACAAAAAACTTATGTCTCAATATGAGAATTTTGAAAAAAGTTAAAAAACTTTCTCAAAATGAGTCAGTCAATGTCAAGGTTGCGTTGTTCAATGTCATCATGGTAATCTCCAGCCATCAGCCACAACACCTTGATCTGTAAGTCAGCCTCATCCATGTCAGTTAGCTCATCCAGCGTCCACGCTCCAGTGTCTCTCAAATACTCTACCATCAACGGTCTCTCGGGAAAGTCCACCTTTTCAGAGTAGTCAACACAGTCTTGGTAACAATCACCTGCATGGTAACAAGCCTCTAATGCTTCAATGCTGATCTCCATTTCAAAGTAACTAGTCGTCATTATTATAGTTTCCACAAATCTCTCCTATCTATTTAGTATTGCTCAAGAATCGCACGTTCTCTTGGTCTCACAGATGATTCTCAAAATCGCTAGTCACTAGGTTCAACATTTCTATCAAGGTTTCTGTGTCATAGATCACTCCACGATCAATGGCACGAATAATAGCAGCATTATCAGCTACCACTTTTTCTTCAGTGCTATGGCACACAATCAAATTGGCTAGTTGTCTGATTGCTTTTCTTAAAACGTTGTTCATTATCCTTCTCCTAGCAGTTCAGCTACAGTGCTCATAAAGTCTACTGGAACTGTGATTTCGATACTGTCTATTTCACAAAAATCTAACTCAAGAAAGTCACCATTGTCACTCTCAACGTCACTAACCTCTACTACGTGTCCACCTATAGAGGTCATTGGGTATTTCATGCCTTTAGACAAAGCAGTGGCATCTGGACAAAGATCTTCACTCCATAGATAGTCGATAACGTTTTCTATTCTATTCATTCCAATCTCTTCTAGTGTCATTCTTAGTGTAATCATCAGTGCTCCTTAGTTAATTTCTTATCGGTCAACTACTAAAAAACTTATGACTCATTTTGAGAAAGTTGCAAAAAATATAAAAAACTTTCTCGAAATGAGTCGTGACTGATCGGGACAAGAATAGCGTCCTGATACGTCCTGATTAGGTCTATAGGGTATTACATAGCCACCTATATGCCTCTTAGAGGCAGACCTACGTGGCTAGAATAGGGGCATGAAACTATATGATTTTGCAACAGATTCGGGTATATACGCGCAGTTGCTGAGAGCTGTTAAGAGTGTGCTACTATGGGGTTTGGAGCGCCCCATTGCGAACAGCCCCAACTGCCCAGAAAAACTGACAGTGGCCCATACAGGCAGACAGACAGCCAATCAAACAATGACCCTATCATACAGCCACCTAACAGACAGCCACCCAGTTAGCTATGGCAAAATGCTAGAAATTTGTATAATTTCGCGTATTTATAAAAATTTTGTGTGTGTTTTTTCCAGAAAAAGTTGCAGAGCTTGAGAAGCGTGAAAAATGTCGCCTAACTTATCGAAATCATTACAGATCTATTTTGTTTTGCCTATTTACGCGTAGGTTTTGCCCTAGAGGGAGCATGAGTTTTGTACGTGGCTCTGATAAAGTGGCTGATTGGAGTCGGCTAGTTGTGTCGCCTTTGTTGCCTGTCTGTTGTGGTCGTCTCTTTGTTGTGGCCTATAAGAAAAGCCTAGAGTCAAAGGCCCCTTGCTAGCTGTGGTAAGGGTTCAACCTTCTTTTCCATGCAGAGAAAAGGCCCCTGGGGGGTTGTCTGAGCTTTCCACCACTGACGAGGGACCCGTTGGATCCTTCTGACACAGTGGTTCGCCTCATGCAGTGTAACCATGAAAGTCCAGAAAAATAGGTACCCCCTTACCATAGAAAACGGAAAAGGGTACCTCAAGGAATCCTGCAAAAAAGGAATCCTATACTGGAGTCCCGATACTAAAGTAGTGGACCATGGAGTCCCCAACCCTCTTAAAAGGAGAACACATGAAAGCCAGTATCGAAGGTACTATCAGAAATAATGGTAAAACTACCAGCCTAATATTCAAACTCTTATCAATGGCAATGGCCAACCCTGGAACCCCTCAAAACATATTTACTGAAAGTGACGTTTATGCGAGAAATAAGGGAATGTTGAATCATGCTAAAAGAATCATAAATACCCTAAACCTAGACATAGAAGTAGATCTAGTCAAAACCAACGATCCTGACGGTCGCCTAGCACTAGTCATGACTTCACGGTACTATGGCAAGTTCCAAGCAGAAAGTGGAATGTTCGATATCAAAGGTTACATGGAAGATGGCAAGCCTATTCTTGGCAAGTTTACCAAGTTCTAAATTCACGATACTAGTAAACGCTGGGCAAACCATTTGTGCTCGACAGAGTATTGCTTTCGGCTAAATAGCGATAGATACGGAAAGCTCATAGAGGATAAGACCCTTGATTATTGAATAGTGTACTCTAATGGTCCCTTACGCATTATCTGTCTGTTCTGGATAGTGGTAATTACTGAGTAACCCAGCACTTTTTTTGGAGAATATATGAGAACAAAAATAAAACATAAATTATTGTTAGAAGTTGAAATAGAGTGCCCTCTTGATAGTGATCACCCTGAACTTCATATAACAAAAGAAGAAGTTGCCGAATCATTGCTTGGTTCGGGTACTTATGCGGTTTGTGGAGACAATCCTAAAAAATATACAGCATTTATGTCTATCAAAAAAGTAACAGAAATAGATAAAGAATCATAATGGCTATTAGAAAGCTGTTTAATTGGATGAATCAATACTACGTTCCAGGCTGTAGTGGAAAATGGAGCCATGATTGTCCTGTATGTAAAAAGCCAGATATGATGGGCACTGCTAGTTGGGACTATGATAAAAAGGATTATTACATAACTGAACATTGCAAATGTGGATATGTTTACCGAGGCATGAGAAAAGACAAGGATGATAATGAGTAAGCTTTCAGATATGATTAGAAAAGGTGAAAGATATGGCATTCAAGCCTGTAATCGTTGCGATTACCCTTCTCTGGTCAGAGCTAATACTTGTGCTGCTTGTGGATCATGGGATATTGAAGCCAACTTCTATGGAACTACTCAATACAAAAAGCATTTAGATGAAGATCCAATAGTGAGACAAAAAGCCAATGCCATTAAATGGCTAAGAACTAGAACACTGAAATGAATATTCATGGGCGTGGAGTCCATGAAACAATTAAACAACCGTGGAGGTTAATATGCAAGCAGATGACGCTATCAAGTTATCAAACAAAGCCAAAGAATTATACGATAAAATACTAGATCTATCACTTGTAGATTTTTTGAAAAGAATAGATAAAGATGTTTCGTCCAATGCAAATAGGGGTTTTACTAGTTGTATGGTTGATTTGTCTTTTTTGATAAATAATACTAGTATTCTTTTTGAAGCTCTCCAGCCGCTAAACAACCCTAGCGAGCGAGATGCTATTATGAATAAACTCAAAAAGAGAGTAAAAGACAAATTACCTGTAGGGTGGAGTAGCGATTTTCTAATGACTCCTGGATTTAGGAAATTAAAGAAAAACCTGGAACAACACTACAAAGAGTCTGGATTTCAAGTATCTAATGATTATAACAATCCACATACCAAATTTTTAATTAAGTGGCAGAAACAGGAACCTTGATATTTATCTTTGTAGTTGGGAGCTAAGTATCAACGCACTCCAAACCATACATTTTGAATATGTAGCTACTGTGTGTTGGTCGTTGAGAAGACCAGTGACCCATCTAAACAAAAGTCTCTCATGTACGGTTTGGTCCGTTTAATGATCCGTTTCAACGCACAGGACGCATGGTTATTTTATGATATTAAAGAATTGAACATTGAAAGCGTGGGTCACTCAGGGTAGCTGACATAGTGACATCTGGCTGTCCACCTTTTTACGCCTGATGAGGATTACCGAAACATAGAAATATGTCGCGTGGAGTCTCCCCAGGACAGGAATAACTGGAGACCTAGGCTACCCACTCTTTGAATGTTCAATTAGAGGAATTATGGATAAAGACTTTCTTGAACAGCTACAATTAATCATTTTTAATAAGGTTCGTCTAGAACCAGTAGGTTATACAGTCAAAATTTTGATGCCCTCTTCAATGTACGACCAGTGTATTGACCATTTCACTGCACTGGGTATAAAACCGTATATAGGAAAATTGGAACTGTCTGGACAAAGCGGCCCCCATTATAGTTATGTAGTTTTGATAAATCCAGACGCTGATGAAGTGGACCAACACGCAGTATCTGAAGCTGTAATGATTCCAGCTAAACTGGACGGTTTGGGTCCTATACTAGAATACGTCCATATCTAATTTCGATATTAATATTTATTCAAGGCATCCTAGAGTCGCGATAGGATGGTGGGAGTAAACCGCACGAAAGGCCCACTTCACCTTGGATGTTTGGAGAATATATGACAAAATATAAAAACATTTCTATTAGAATTCCAGCACATACAACCAACAATGGCAAAATCATAGGTTTATATTTTAATTTTCCTACCAAGTTTCATATAGAAAAAACAAAACTGCCATCTTCTACCAGATATATACTAGACCTAGCTATTCTTGGTTTTGGAATTTATATAAATATTGTCAGAGGTCTTGATGCCACATAAAAATTATACTTGTTGTGACAGGAATATTTGTGAATGTGGAGAAAAAGAACACCGTACTCATGGCAGTCAAAAAGTAAAAATTGACATTAGAGAAGCGACTAAAAAAATTGAATTAGCTTTCCATATAGAACAAAAATACCCCCAATTATCTCTTATAGAAATTAACAGAATAGTGGCAGGAATCCTAAAAGGCAATGTTCAGCTTTTAGATAAAAAGTCTGATATTAAAAAATAAGTAGTAACTCAAGAGTAGAGTGCCATACCGAAAGAAGTATGAGGTGTGTCAGGTGCGAGTCCGGCCTACTTAGATGTTATCGTCGGGTGATTCAGAAATGAATCAAGGGAAGCAAGATAATCAGCTCAGTCTCTGTAGACACTAAACTCAGGGTTCTTGTAACATCGTTTTAAATTTAACACCGAAACTAGTCCGGTGTAATTGACTAGCCCAGATAAGGAGAAAATTATGGCAGCGCCATTTATAATCAAATATGGTATAGATGATTCCAATGGAACTCTTGGAGTTATAGAAACTAAAAAATCCAGAAAAGGAAATTATTACGAAAGAATCAATATTGGTTCTGGATGGGAATATAATCACCACTACGAAAAAGATAAGGTATTTATTAACGATGGTTATCAATATGCTTATGCTGCCATAGTTGATTGGCTTTTAGGCAGAGATGATGAAATAGTTTATGATCTTGATCTTAACACTGCTCCACCATTTCTTAAGGTTGAAAAAAGTAGTTGTTTTGTATATATCTCAGTAATAGACTTTGATGGTTTTGATATTGATGAATTTCACAAATGGACAGAAAACAAAGTAATGGTAAGAGTTTGGTAACGATATTAATAAACGGATATGCAGTCCACCGCGTATGATGCGTAGCTGGTCTTCTTTAAAGAATCATACTCTTGCCAGCGATTTTTTAGGAGAATTTATGGAATTTTGGGTAACTCTTATTGGAGTACATAATTTACACGTAGATGGAGTAAAAGAAGCATTAGAAGCTAACTGTACTCATGTATTGAATGATTATTATATTTTTGAAGGTTCTCTTGAATATCTTGAAAATCATTACGGAGTAGAATTTTCTAGTCTTGGCGAAGGTGCGGTTCCATCTCTAGGAGATATGGATCAAGGTGCTCTTATTCATCTTTGCTTTGAAGTTTTTGGAATAGATGTGACTATATGAGTGCTTCCCTTTTTATTTTTATACTAGCAGTGATTGTACCACACGAAGCAGACACTATTGTTTGGTTTGCTTGGTTCATTTCACTTTTTATTGATTTTGAGTAGGAGAATTTATGAACAGAAGAGATCTTTTAAAAACCGGAGCAGCACTTTCTGCCGTTGCATTTTTGCCTTTTTATAAAAGCAAAACAAAACCAAAGTGGGCAAAGGCTGATCATATTAAAACTTTAGATAGTTGTCTTTATCAGTATAATAAAAGAATAACCAAAGATCTTCCACCTGTTTATTACAAATGGGGAAAGAAACTAAACGCATCAATAGATGCCAACACTACTACTTATATCAGGCAAATTTCTATAGAAATGGCAGCGCCCAATGTTACCAAACAAAATATCATAAATGAAATTAAAGAAAAATGGAACGATGACTCTGCAATCTTAACTACTATTGGTGCAGAAGGGGCTTTTATCGATTTGGATACTGAAACCTTTAGAGCTCATAGAGATATAGCTTCCCTTAAAAGATCCTTAAAACAAAACAGAGAATACGAAGATTCGAAAAGCATGACAGAATATAAGGAATGTATTATTGATAAAAATCCTCAGTATTCTAGAAAGTGGAGAGAATGGTACACTGAAAATAAAAGGCACATCCATGTATTGCCTGTGGGAGAAAAATCTATAATCAAAGAGTCTTATAAAACAAGCAATAGATTTTGTATAGACTCTTTTGCTAATCAAAACATTGCCGCCAGAGACAAGACTATTCAGGATATAAAAAATAAAGAAATTAACCCACTTTATTATAGGTCCCTTATATGAAGAAAAGAAAAGCACCTAAAGTTATAGCTGGGGCTCGTGGGTTGTTTGTTAAAGACGGAGTGACTCATGGGTATGCTGTTGGTGTATCTGTGGTAGCTAACTATGCCAACATCTCTTTTGGTACCGTCAGGGTAGTAAAAGGTCTGGTAGAAAAGTTTACCGAACTCCAAGAATGCGAATTACAAATCTTGGACCCTGCCACTAATGAAATAATACACAAATTAGACCTTAAAGATTATAAACCCTATATTACAGCTAATGATGGTTTATTTACTTGCCAAATACCGCTGAAGGTTGATAAGGAAAAAGATGAAGATAATTAAAGCGCCAGCAACATTAAAAATTGAAGGACCTTCTGTATTCCTTGCAGGAAGCATAGAAATGGGCAACGCTGTTGATTGGCAAAGTTCCATTACAGACTCTATAGAAGAATCTGGATTGTTCTGCACAGTATTGAATCCTAGAAGGGAAGACTGGGATTCTTCATGGTTGCAGAGTATAGAAGATCCACAATTCAAACAACAAGTAAGTTGGGAATTAAATGCTTTGGAAAAAGCAAAAGTAGTAGCTATGTATTTCGCGCCAGGGACAAAGAGCCCTATATCTTTGCTTGAGTTGGGCCTATACGCTGAAAGTGGCAAAATGATAGTGTGCTGCCCTCACGGTTTTTGGAGAAAAGGAAATGTAGACGTAGTGTGCGAAAGGTATGGAATTCCAGTTGTCGAAACGCTCGAAGAACTGGCCGATGATATAATTGCTGAATTAGAACATTACGCCCGATATTAATATTTAATATACCCTAAAGCCTGAGCTCAAGTGGCCAAATGCTGATGGAAAATCCCACAATCATTCAAATGCCCAATTAGGGTGGAGGTTGCCATGAGCAAAAAAATAGAAGAATTCAAATACAGTTTTATAGTAGATATCATTACTCTTAAAGAATTCATTGAGAGAGTAGAAATTAAAGAGTTTGATGATTTATTTTATGCGTATAATGCGCAAGTATCAACGCCAGATTTTTCTGCTTTTTTAGAAGATGTAAATGATTATCCAGAAGAAGAAACTCACTATAAAAAGAAAGTGACCTCAATGGTTAAAGCTAATGAAGAAAAGCTTTTTCTTAATTATGTTCTTAACAATGGCGAACATAGCTTTAAATGGAAAGTACCTATACAAGATTTTTATGAAGACTTGGGCATAGATCACATGATGAACTTTGGCATGGCAAAATGTATAGTAAAGCTTGGCGCTAGAAGATATATGGTTGCTGACCCCTGCGATTTTGCCAGACTTCATGGAAAAAGAGGAAAAGGAGTCGTTGCTTATCATCACAATAGGCTTCTTATTAGAGAAATGATGCCTATAACTGAAAAGGAAGCTATTCGTAGGGCTAAAAAAATTATAGGAAGAAAACCCACAAAAGAAATGATCAAAAATTTAGAAGCAGCAGGTGAGGTCATTGAAAAAGCAAATGAACTTGTCAAAAAAATAAAAATTTCCAAAAATGACGATACTAAATAAGTACATCTATGCTATCTTACCCTGGAAAGGCGTATTGAATCATTCTGCGGATTCTGTAGGAAAGTAAGTCATAGATAGGGAGTAATTGCCCTGGAAAAGTAGTTTAATTGGTTAAAACCCCCTCGTTGAGGGGAATGTCGGTTCGAGTCCGGCCTTTTCCGATTTTTTTAGGAGAATTTATGGAAAACATAGACAAATTATTTATATATTTCCTTATACAAACGTTCGTAGCGGCTGGAATTATGACTATATTTAAAGTTATAGGCGTAGCACCAGAAAATTTAGATATGAATATGATATTTGCCATTGCTGTTGGAACAGGCGTGTTCTGGAGCGTTAAGTACCATCTTGGGCAAAATGGAAAATAAAGAAAAGAAAAATAAAAGATCCAAATATATTGGAAGGTTTGATGCTCTATCTGACGAGTATTCAAAAGTAAACAGAAGAAGAAGCCGAACATTAACAGCAGACAATACAAGTACCCAGGGTCAACACTATAATGGGCACACATCAACTTCTGGTGGAAAAATGAGCACAAAATGAATATTAGGTTTAACCCAAAAGGTTTGACAGAATCTTTTTCGGTAATATCTGTAGATTTTAGAAAAGATTCACCTAGAAGTTTTTGTCCTCACATGGGAAAGGTAAACTGGTTCAATTTATATATAACCAATATATTATCTATACAAGACATGGGAAAATATAGAGAAATAAAAACAGATACGAGTGCTTCTGGAAATAGCCCCTATAGGCATCTTGTAACTATAGGAGTTGGAAAAATGGATTCTAATGGAAGGCTTATATTCTTTGCACAAAACTCCCTACAAGACCTGATAGAGCAGTTAAAAAATTCAGGAGCAGAACTGTATTAATCTTAAATATATGAAATTAAAGTATTTGTCTGATTTGAAAAAAAATCAAAAAATTACACAAGGCTTAGAGAATCCTCACCAGCCTAAAAAGAACAGCATGGGACACAAATCTGGTGGACAGATCCTTCGCTACGGTTCAGATATATTTGCTAAACCTAAATCTAAGGTACCAAATAGCAAAATCGCCAGCAGATCTAAAAAAGACTACTAACACCTGATATTAAATTTTGAAGGAAAAAAGACTGTGAGCTAGTATCCTTTAGGGTGTGGCCCGTACCGACTTTTTCTTATAGTTTTCTCACAGCTATAGGAAGGGCGCTTTTAGGAGATCTTATGAAAACTTTTCTTAATGTTTTAGGTATAATAGGGGCTTTAGTTGCTCTTGTTCTTTTTATGAGCTGGATGGTAAGCTGTACCTGTGAAAGTGCTGGAACTTCAACTGTAGTTGTCGGTGGGCAAACTCACAGATGTCATTAGAACAAATAAACCTTGGCTGGGGCAATCCGTATTTTCTTTTACAAATATTGAATGGAAGTATACTTCCAAAATTTATGAATTTTGAAGCCAGCGAATTAAGTTATCCTCCGAAAGATGGGTTAGAGGAGTTGAGAAACCTAACCAAACAGGTAATCAAAGAAACTACTGGCCTTGATTATGATCATATTATAATTACCAATGGCGCTACATCTGCTATTAATACTATTCTTAGATACGAAAAACCAAAATATGTATACACCCATGAATATGGTTATCCTCTTTATGATAAAATTATAAAAGGCAATAAAATGGTTAGAGTAAATGATCTTACTAGACCTAGACAACAAGATTGCATTGATTTAATAGATAGCCCAAGCAACCCTACTGGTAAACAAGTATTGTTTGCTCACGGTAATAATTCTATATGGGATGCTGTATATCATAGTTCAATATACACTTATAATTTAAACCTTTTCCCAAAAAATCACAAATATTATGTAGGCTCTTATAGTAAGTTATTGGGTCTAGCAGGATGCAGAGTAGGATTTATTGCTATAAACGACCCTTTCCTTCGAGATGAATTGTATTTTGAAAATTGGAAAGACTTAGCTGGAGTTTCTGCTCTTAGCCAAAAATTTTTAATAAACGTTTTAAAAGAAATAGACCTTCCAATGTTCTTAAAAAGTGGAGAAAAAAGCCTAAATTACAACAGAGAAGAATTCCAAAAAATAGAGCATTTATTCGGCAATCAATTAGTCAATGAAATTGGTATGTTTTATTGTGCTAAATGCGATGATAGGCTTTTCAAATTCTTAGATAAATGCAATATTCAATACGTTAAATTAGATAGTGAGACTATACGATTATCTATGGGTCACGAAAATGAAATAACAAAATCTGCCATTAGCAGAATCAACCAAATGGACAAAATAAAATGATAGCTGTTTGTTTTATAGTTGGACTTTTAGTATATAGTGGCTTAGCTTACATTTCCTATGAAGATTCTATCAAAAATTCTTGGTATTTTTATTATCTAGGAATAGGTATAGCAATAGTGGCAAACTTTGCATGGTTAACCATTGCCAAAACTGTTCCTGAAAATTCAAAAATATTGATATATGGATCTATATGGGATGCTATGATTTTGTTTACTTTTATAACTATACCTTTTATATTTTTTGAAATGAAATTAACCACAAAAGACTGGATTGGCCTTTCTTTGATAATATTAGGTATACTAATTGTGAAGGTTTTAAAATAATGAAAGATAAATTAAAAGAAGTAGAAAAAAATATCAAAGAATTAGTAGATAAAGCTGATTTGGAAATAGAAGAACAAATAGACAAATATTACAATGGTGCCGGATACTCTCACAATGTTATCAGCCTGATACTTAGCAATTTAGCCAAAAAGGTAGGAACTCATTACGCTAATGATTTGGTTCGTAAGCATGAGCTAGAAGAGATCTTTGGAATACCGGAGGCATGATGAATAAAATAATTAAATTTGTATGCGATCAGTTGGTAAAATGGTGCATTAAAAATAATAGAGTTTATAAAATTACAGGTGGGCCAGCAGGAGAAACTGTTTATCTTGTAAGGTATATTGTCCACAAAAGTAAATTTGGTTGCATATATATACATAGATTTATGAGAAGTGACGCTGATGACCCACATGATCATCCTTGGAATTTTTGGACATACGTAGTCTCAGGTGGATATACTGAAATTTTTTACGATAAAACAAAACAAGTTACTGAAGCAGGCACTAGATCTGATGGTATAAGGTATTCTATTTTCCATGCTCTGTGGGTGGAAAAGTTCAATAAAAGAAAACCAGGTTCTATTGCTTATCGCAAAGCTACTGATATTCATCAGGTTGTTGTTGATAAATCCAGAAATATGGATGAAATCGAAGAAGCCCCCTATACAATATGTTTAATGGGGCCTAGACGAAGAGATTGGGGTTTTTGGCTGAAACCTTTGAAAGGTACTGGTTTTTTAGATTGGAGAGAATATTTATCAATAACTCCAGAAGATGAGAGAATTGAAGGGTCTGAGTAAATTACTTTTTTTCGTATAATCCACTAAAGAAAGCGCCAAGATCATCACCGTATGTTCTGTTTTCTTCAGCATCTTGGGGTACACAAATAGCAGGGTCCATATCAGGTGTTTCAGGAACCCACTCGGTTTTTCTTATAATATTACAGTCATTATTTTCTTGTTTTTTCCAGATTTTCCTATGAATTATACCATTTATAGACATTCTTTGAGGTACAAACTTAGGCGCAACTGCTTCTTCATAAGCTTTTTGCTCATTTTTCTTTATTTGTTCCATTAATTCGCCAGGATATAACAATTTCATATATTTAAGATTATTACAAATATGGCAATTATCAAAATCTTTAATATTTGAGGTATTGATGGAAAAGAAGATTAAAGTTAGCGCAAAATTTGACATGGCAGAGTTTGACCGTGATCTGGATAGGATGAAGGACAAACTCAAAGAAATGTACGCGCCTAGCAACCAGGCTAGACAAACAGCTCAAACAGCTCAAAGAGCCCAGTCGCAAGGCTTGGCACCGTCAGGATTTGCCCAACAAGCTCAGGGTCTATATAAAGCTACAGCCAATCAAGATATGCAACAGCTTGATAATTATATAAAAAAACAAGCAACTTCAAACTCAGGTATCAATAAGGCCCTCGAAAACAGAACCAAGCAACTAAAAGAACTTAAAAAAGAATATTCAGACATTATAAAGCTTGGTGAAGAGGATCTTAAACTTAAACAACAGATAGCAAAGACTGAAGCTTCAGTTAGCAGACTTAGAGAAGTAAATAATCAGAAAAATGTAAATATAAACGCTGCAATGGATGCTAGACAAGAAATTGCCAGTGGATTGCCTCAAAAAAGAGAACAAGAACGTTTATCTGGAATGAGAAGGCTAGGTACTGCTTACCAACACGGTGGAATCGGTGGAATGGGCAAGTCTGCTTTCAGGATGATGAAACAAAATCCATTCGGAGTGGCTTCAGGGGCAGCAGCACTAGTTGGCGCTGGAATTAACTTAGCTGTTCCAATAATGAGACAAGAAGACTCTGCTGAGAGAAGAACATTAGGCGCTCAAGGTAGAGCCGTGTCAAATGCTGGTTTTATGCAAGAAAACGTTATGCAGGGCAATGGTCAAACCAATATGTTTTGGATGGGCGAGAACAATAAGGCAATGCAAAGTGCCATAAAAGAGATGAAAGAGCAACGCAAAACAGACAACTGGAAAGTTGGAGGTGCCGCCGCCGCCGTTACTGGTGGATTAGGTATGGCAGCTACAGGTGTCGGTGCCCTTCCAGGTCTAGCATTATCAGCTGGTGGAGCCGCTTATGCTGGTTATAATTTTGTATCTGATGAAAACATGAGAAACAAAATGCTTGGTGGAATGGGCTTTAGTGGTCGTAGACAAAGATATGAATCTGGTCTTGTTGAAGGTGCCATGAGCAACTACAAAGAAAACCTTGAAAATGAAAAAAGACTGAACCCATTTAAAAGAATGGGCGAACAATACTATGATAGAAATGGTATGAGAAATTTAAAAGCTCAAAGACAGACAGGGCTCGATGATGAAGGTATGTACGGAGAAGGTGGATTCTTAAAAAATATCCTTGGAAGTGGTTTTACTCAAGAACAAGGTATGAGCATGATGAATCAAATATCTGCTAGTGGCGGCTCAACTAGAATGTCTCAGGATCCAACCCAAGCATTAAAATATGTAAGACAAATGAACCTAACAAATGCTGGATCAGTAATGGGCAAACTCTCAGGCACTATGGGAGGCGCTGGAGAAACAGATCAAGCTACTATTAAAATATTAGCTGAAGGTATGAAACAAGGCTTAAACTCATCTGATTTTGCTGAAGAACAACGCAAATTTGCTTCTACCGTTTCTCAGATGGTTTTTAGATCAGGGACTCAAGATGTTGAAGGTGCTCAAGGTATTGCTAAAAACTTTGCTTCTTATCTAAACGATAAAACTAGCCGTGGAATCCAAGGGGCTGAAGGTGCATACGGAATCCAACAAGGTATAAGCTCAACTAGTGGTGGAATACGAGGGGCTATTCAAGCTTCATCTATTATGAACAGTTCTTCATTGGGCAAAATGAGCCATGATCAACGCTTATCTTTTATGGATCTTAGCGAAGAAGACATTGCTGCTGGTGGAGCTGAAATAGAATCAATGGCAAAAGCAGCTGGAGTTTCAGTTGAAGAGTTTAAAAAAGAAGCAATGAAAGTCAAACGAAATGCTGTTGGCCTAAGATCTAGCACTGATGGCTATAAAGCCAAATATCAAGAAGCGATGGCTTCTGGAGATGAAGAAGGCGCTAGAGATATTATGGGTAATTATATATCTGCCTTAGCTGCTGAAGATAAAACCTTCAAAGGAAAAGGAAGATCAGAAAGAGAAGCTTTTGCCAAATCAAATTTATCAGCTACAGGTGCAGCAGCAGACGATACTGGAGTTTTAAAAGAATTAACTAAAGACTCTACTGGTAGAATAGGCGATGATACAGAAAAGTCTAGAGCAAGATCACAAGAAATTGCCCTCGATGAATTTACTAAAGTAAAAGATGAGTTACAACAAGCAGCTGAAAATGCTAGTAACATGAGTGCAGCAATGATGGAAGCACTTCAAGGTTTGGCAAATGCTGTTAAACAAGAAGGTACACAATCAGTCGAAGAGTTTGGCAAAAATCTAAAACTACTAAATGAAGAACTTAGAAAATCAAACCAATCTTCTGGATACCAACAACAGCCTACTGGTGGGAAAAGGGGTAATTAATGAGTAAGGCTTATACTTACAACATTACTCAAAACTCAAAGACTCCAGATGGACAATTTGATAGTCATCAAGTTAGTGCAGGGTGTGTCCTTACTTTTCTTAGATGGGAAAATAGAGACCCATTAAGATACCCTCAACTAGACCCTAAAAAAACCAGAGAGCCCCTTGTAGTAGAAAATGACTGTGTTCAATTATCAGTTTCTGAAACTAAAGACGGATTAACTGGTTCAGTTCAGGCTACTTTACTTTCAGGCGATATAAACTATAGAACAGCCATAGCTCCTGGAGATTTTCTATTCGTAAATATCCTAAATTGGACAGAATCTACTGATAGAAAAATTACAACAGCAAAAACAGTTGCTGCTCGTGCTAGAAATTTACAGCCAATAAATAGATTCGGAGATGGATTTAAGGGTTTATACAAAGTACAAAATGTTAGAAAAGGCTTAAGAACGAACCCAGATGGAACCAAACAACTTGTTTATTTTATAAATGCTTTTTCTTTTACTGAATTTAATAATAAAATGTATTTTAATCCTTTCCTTCTAACTGCTGGTGATGCTTCAAATGATTTGCTATTTGTTTCTAGAATATCTGATCAATGGCAAAAAATAGTAAGCAACAAATCTGAAAAAAATATTCAAAACATTATAAAGTTATTCATCACAGCCTTTCTCGGAGAGGGCCTTTCAGATGAGGGCAAAAAAGTTAAAGGTATACTTAAATCACCCAATGATCTTTTCTTTATGCCACAAGAAGTTGGGAAACTTTTAGGTCTTCCATCTGTTAAAAAAGCAGCAGACATATATAATTATTTAATGGGTATTCAAAAATACTCAAACACTTCTGGCAAGGCTACTCCACAGAATGGTTTAAATCCAACAATAGGAAAAGTTTCTGGAAGATTTTTCGAAACCGCTGCAGGACAAATTGATGGCATATCCATTGTAAAGCCAGAGTATTGGAATCAAAAACAAGTATTTTCTATTATAAGGGAATATCTGAATAGCGTACTAAATGAATGTTACACTACTCACAGAGTAGATCCAAATGGTAGAGTAATGCCAACTATGGTATTCAGACAAAAACCCTTTACTACTGAACATTATAATGGCCCACTATCTTCTAAGGCCACTAGATTCTTTAATTTACCTAGATGGAAGGTAGACCCCTCAATGATTCTTGGTGATTTAAATCTTGGAGCTGAAGAGGCCGCTAGGATTAATTTTGTACAAGTATTTGGGCGATCTATCGTTATTAATGTAGAAGGAAATATTTCTGATCAAATAGCAAAGGGCAACTATGTTTTTGATCAAGCAGATATACAAAGAAATGGTTTGAAGCCGTATATAGCTACAAGTAATTTTGATTTTCCAGAAAACAGAGATCCTAAAGGTACCAAAGCTCCACAGTGGACAAAATTAATAGCAGATATGCTTATAGGTGGACACCTTAAAGAAAACGGATCGATACCTTTAGTTGGCATTACAGAGCCTATTCCAGTAGGTGACAATATGGAACTTGATGGCATTGTATATCACATGGAAGCTGTAACTCATACTTATTTTATTGACCCTGAAGGTTTTAAAACTTTTAGAACAAATGTTCAAGTTTCTAATGGGGTAGATCTTAGAAGCAATGCTACTGCTCCTTTTTATCCCGAAATGGAACATACAGACGCATTTACCCAAAAACTAGAAGATGCTGTTAGAAATAAATTATTGCCAGGATTTTCTGATACACAAAATATTCCAGGAAGAACTGAAGGCGAAGAAATCAAAGAAACTGGTCAAAAAAGCTTTGACCCTTTAAATAGGAAAAAACGATGAATTTACCAGGCGGTTCAGTATTAAATTCGGCACTTCTTAGCCAAGAAGATGCTGAAATGGTTTCGGCTCACAATGCCACCTACAAAAACTTTGGTTTAAAGGCTGGCATTGTCACTAAGGTCTATGAATCTGATGATGAGTCCAATCTTTCAAAACTAGGCCCAGAATATGATGTTCTAGTTATTGAACAAGATGCCGATAGGAGTATTTCTGCTATCCAATATAAAAATTGTATAATGGCAGATACCTTTGGTTCTATTGCTGATTTTTTTGAATATAAATTAAGAGCCCAAACAAAAGAAGAGGGTGATTCTGGAAGAAACCCTGAAAAACAAAACGGTGCTATTGTTCTAATGCTTTGCCTTGATGGGGCTTCAGAAAAAGGGATTATTCTTAAAGCACTAAAACATCCATCTAGAAAAGAAACTCTTGATAAAGATAAAGATATTCATATGCAAGGGGAGTTTAATGGTTTAAATGTTACCGTGGATAAAGATGGCGCATTTAAATTAACATTTAAAGGCCCTAGAGACAATGATGGCGAGTATTCTAAAAAGGACAAAGAAGCTGGAACTTTTCTAGAAATAGATAAGGCTGGTAATGTAGCCCTAGATATGAATAACGACAAAGAGACTTCTGTAAAAGTTAGCAAAGAAGACGAAAAAATAACAACTACTTCTGAAAAAGAAACAGAAATAAATGCTGGAAAAGATATTACAGCAAAATCCAAAGAAAGTATAAATCTGGAAGCTGGAAAAGATTTCGCGTTTGCTGCTGGTGGAAAGGCCAACTTTAAAGCCGATAGCAAGTTCGATATAGAGTCTGGTGGAGATCTTAGTATGAAAGCGGCAAGTCTTAAAGCTACTATAGATGGACAGATTCAATTTCAAGGGTCACAAATAACCCTGCAAGGAATGACTTTTTTAGGAAGCGCAGGGGGCACACCAGCTTTAATTGGAACGACTCAATTCTTAGGGACAGGAAACGTTGGGGCACCAGTAATCTCTTTGGCTATCGGTCCTTTTAGTAGCCAAGTCTTTGTTGCACCATAGGATGCCTGTGAAACAGTTGTATATCAGATATATAGTTTTAATGGAAGGCAGCATGGTCAAGGTAGGCCAAGAATACCATTGGAGCGTTGACGAAGTTAAACATATTAAACAAGGACTAGAAAACAAAATAGAAGCTAAAATAGAAAGAGAAACCAATGAAATCCGACAAGCCATGTACGAATTGCAACTTGGGTCATTAGAAATACAAGAGGTAACTTTCCATTGAGTAGAGGCAATATAAGAGCATTATGTGAATTTTTTGAAATGAACCCCAAAGATTTTGGGCTTGAGGACGAAGAGTATTCTACAAAAGATGTGTTAAAATATGGTTCCGTAAATTGTAACGTAGACATTTCTAAAAAAGTAACTATACCTATAGCACTTAGTAGAAAATATAAATTTTACAATAAGATGGAAAGTCAAAGATATATGCGTGATATGGGCACTCAATCTAACGCTATATATGCAGATGAAGCTTATGAATACAATGAGAAGGCAAATGAATACAATATAGTCCCAGAAGACTATGGATCTGATTGATCGATATTATATTTATTGGAGAATAGATGGCACTTAGTAAAGATGAAAGAATAGCAATATCAAAAAAAATAGTTAGTATTCCTATAGAGAATAAGAACTCTGATAATACTACTAAACAACTTGAAGCTGTTCTTGTTGACGCTCAAACTAAGGATACTTCTAATAAGGGCCTAATTGAAAGGCTTGACCCAAAAATAAATAGTTATCAAAATGAAAAAGAAATTTTAGACGGTGCCACTCTTTTAGAGTTGTCTGAGCAAAACATTGTAGACGCTGCTAATAAAAAATTACAAAACTTTTTCTTTCCAAATGATTCTACAGTTCCACTTCCAAGTGTACCAGATGGGATTTGGAAAAACTTTCAATCATTTTCAGGCACTGTTGCTATTGGTAGAAAATACACAGAAGACAATGATACCCAAGACAATGAACAACAGGCAATAGTTGATATATTAGCTTTAATAGCTACAGCTGAATCTAATACAGATGTAACCAGGGTTACAGGAGAATCCTGTACTACCGAGCCTATTCCACCTCCACCAACAGATACAGTAGATGATGATCCTGTCATACAACAGCTACTAGTAGATTTAAAAGCTAGAGTAGACAATTTGCAAAGCTTTCATGTTTTACAAAAAGCGGCAATTAGTGGAAATCCAGACACTGACTCTGGCAATCAAGTAGAGAATCAAACAGCTGATGATGATATAGACAATAATATAACACCAGCATTAACTACTTGGGAAGCATATCAAGACTTTGACCCTCAAGGTGGAACAAGTTGTACATCTTTTAATTCTATAGATATAAATACTTTAGCAGACACTAAATTAAAACCAGCAATGCTTTCTGCTCTAAAAACAGCAATTCAAACAAGGCAGACTTTTGTAGCTACTAGGGTATCGCAAATAGCAGGCAATCTAGGTGGAGTCACCCAAGCAGCAAACGGAGATATAAACGCCACTACTGGTTTTTATGGTGAACGTTTTAGACTTATAGAGCTTAGGTTGAATTTAATGAATGGCTCTTTAAATACGGTTACAGGGCTTACTAAAGCCATTGATGCCCAAGGGCAAGCAAAGAAAAGCAATGAAAATGCTGCAATAGCCTATTCTAGTGTTATCTCTGTTTCCTCTATAACGTCCAAAACAAACGGTTCACGATATGTCAATGTCAAAGATGCTTCAATATTTTCTATAAAAGACGTTGTATATATTAAAGCGGTAGGAAAGCCGGAAATACAAACCAGCATAGTTGGTAAGGTTGGGAATAGACTAGAAGTAGCTAAGAATATCACCCAAGGTTATAATCTGGAAAATTTAGGAAGAGTATATAAAGATCTTACTTAGTAGGACCACAAAGCACTCTGTGCATTCTGTGTCCACTTTTAATAAATTGCCTAACACACTTTAAACCAGTCTGCTCTTCACATCTATCGTTATCTTTTACCCATTTAAGTTGATCATTGTCGTGCTTTGTCCATGGCAATTCAGTAAGGTTCTTTTTCTTAGTTTCTGGACAATCACTGTCTTCTTCATTTTCTATTTTGGATGCCATAGATTTTAGAATATTTCTAGCATTTGTATTTTTTATATTATACTTACTAGGGTTAAAAAGCTCTTCCATATAATATTTTCTGTGTTTCTTTAAACATTTATCACTAAACATATAAGGGTGCATAATACTTGCTGGGCATCCATCTTTTAAATAGCCCTTTTTTTCAAAAACACCTAAGCTAAATAGAAAATTTTCAATTTTGTATTCAATAGTTCCATCATCTTCTTTTATATCTGTATGGCCCCTAAATAAAGTACAATGACCAAGCTCATGGAAAATTAAAGCTTCCCTACCAGTCTCGCTCAACCACTTCCAATAGTAATCATCAATGGTTACTCTTTTAAAAAAATATTCACACAAGCCAACTGTGCTAGAATCATCTTCAGGATCAGAATATCCCAAGGTGCCGAAAACTGTATGATTTCTTATTTTAAGCCAAGGTCTTTTGCTTAATTTTAAAAATTTATCAATATGGGGAATAAACTCTTGATCTGCATAAAAGATAGGTGTTACCTTTTTCATGCTAGGGGTAACTGTTACTGTAGAGCAACAAGGGCCAACTGCGAATACTAAAAAAATATAAAGTAAGACTCTTCTCATAACCATTAATATCAGGCCATTGTGTAAGTTACTTTAATAGTTTCAGCTCCTGGATTGATTATTTCAAAACTAGTGATTGTTAATTTAGACAAAAAACTAGCCTTTAATTTGCTAGATCCTGCAAGTAGACGTTTAACACTAACAGCACCAAGGCCGTTAATGTCAATATCAAAGTCAGAATCACTTTCTATATAAATGAGTTTATCTTCAGCAGTTCCTGTAAAAATAACAGAACTTGTAGCTGTAGCTAATTCTAATGTCTCTTTCTTAATGTCGCCTGCATCAGCGCCGCTCACTCCTTGGCATATTTGGACTTTATCACAGTCAGTGTTGGTGAGTTCGATGTTCAGACTAATTTTGGCTTTTGACATTTATTTACCCCATTTAGCATAAAAATTAAAGATTAATATTTGCTCCACGTCAAAATCTTTATATAGAGGTAACTAAATGAGCTTTTTTGATGACGTACTAGCTGAAGGTAGAAAGGCACTATCTTCTCTAAAAGATAGGCAAGCAGACACTCCTGGAAGTGGTGGCAAGCCAACTGTGCCTTGGGGCTCTACAAATCCTGGAGAAGTTTTCTTCAAAGCTCCTGAAATTAAAGGAGAAAACTGGAATAAGTTTTTCCCATATAGATTAATGGTTATCGACATTAGAAACAATACACCTATTAGTTCAGGCTCTGCTGTAAGAAAGAGCATAGAATCTCAAGAAGTTGACGGTAGAACCACCATAACTGTACAACCTATGGGAAATACTTGGGTTTATACCTTTCCTATATCTCCTCAAAGACTTAATATTTCTACTCCCTTTGCCATTAGAACCACTGCTACCTCACAAGGGGTTCTAGAAGAGCATAATGCTGTAAAATTTAAAATGATATCCATAGCAGGAACCACTGGAATTTGGCCTAATAGACCTAATATTTCAGCTCCAGCAAGGTCAGCCACAGTAGCCCAGACCCTATTGGCTAATACTTTTCAGAATCTTAGAAGATTGGGTGACTCTGTAAGGCGAATACAAAATATTGCAGGAGGCAACCACCCATCTGATTCTCCAGAATCTCCCAAACCTGAAGGGGCTCTTGCAGAGCAAACAGGATATTACCAACTAGAATTACTTGAAAAATTTCTAGAACAATATGCAGTGGCCAAAAAAGACCCAAGAAACAAGCACTGGAGATTGGTCCTAGATATGCCTAAGAAAAATGAGGCTTATGTAGTTTCTCCGATTGTCGCTCTTTATGATAAAAATCACGAGAAGCCAGCAGAAAATTTTTATACTTTACAATTAAAGGCATGGAAGAGAGTAAACTTAAAACAAAAAGTAGAATCAATAAATCCAAGTGCCACACCTATTACAGCCAATAGTCTACAAAGAATATACAATTCTATCAACGAAGCTAGGACAATAGTAGGAATATCCCTCGATTTGGTAAAGGCTGTTCGTTCAGATTTTCAAAGACCTTTAAACGCCCTTAGACAAGCTGCTCTTTTTCTTAAAGATTCCGTAGGTTTAGCAACAGCTGCTGCTGATTTGCCACGACAAATTGTTCAAGATTTCAGCTCATCTATAAAGGATTCTTTAAATATTATAGAAGATGCTGTAGAAGATCTTGGAAATTTATTACCTGATGGTGGATTCTCTGCATTGCAAACCAATACCCAGAACAATGAAGGTTTATCAGAAAACCAAGTAAGATCTGGAGCATTAGGCGATGAAAGACAAAATTATATAGACAGTGATCCTGCTAATAATATTTTTAGAGATCCTGAAAGATATCACGAGTTTTTCAATAATCTTGATTTGGGCCTTATGAACCTAAACCAGGATCAACAAGATATTATTGACCAAGAGATTGAAACTGTTAGAAATTTTAGAGTTGAAGATTTTAGAGAAATAAAAACAACCATTCAAGATCTAGCACAAGGTATATCTAACAGATATGGAGCAATACCAGAGGCTTATGCAGAGCTTTATGGACTTCCAGCACCAAGAGTCAGAGTTACAGAAATGACTATTGAAGAAAACGAGATTCTTGCTGCACTTTTTGAAGTTATTCAAGGGTTGGATTATTTAACGGCCAGTAAATTTCTAGATAAGCAAAACACTCAAAGTCCTCTAGAATATGTAGGAGGATTGGCAGATGAGTCTGGCATAGCCTTTGAATTGTCTAACAGCAAATATTTAGTACCTGTGCCTTTTAATAAGACTATTGAGCAAATTTCTCAAAGATATTTAAAAAATGCTAATAGGTGGATTGAAATTGCCACTTTAAATAATCTAAAAAGCCCCTATATTGATGAAGAAGGCTTTACCAGAGACTTTCTATCAAACGGAGATGGAAGACAATTCAATATTGATTCTGATGATGAATTATATATAGGCCAAACTATCACACTAAGCAGTACTACTGTACCTAGATTTACTAGAAGAATACAAAATATTGAAAAAATTACAGATGGTAACTATTTAATAACTGTTGATGGTCTGGACAATCTTACCCAACTTAAAATTGCTCAAAGTGCCAAAATGACAGCCTTTCTTCCTGGAACGGTAAATTCTCAAAATATGATTTACATACCTAGCGAAGAAACAGTAGATGACCAAAACGAAACCTTTGCTATACCTTACCTTGAAGAAGACGAACTTTCGGGTCTTTCCAAGATTGATTGGTTGTTAACAGACTCTGGTGATTTGGCCCTAGATGCTACTGGTGATTTTAGGCTTGCTAATGGATTAACCAATATAATTCAAGCAATTAGGCAAAAACTGGTTACTAAAAAAGGTTCTCTTTTTGTTCACCCTAACTATGGTTTAGGATTACAGCCAGGAGTGTCCCATGCAGACATTTTAGCTGGAGATATTTTTGATGACATGAGAGATATGATAGAACAAGACCCAAGGTTTTCTGGCATCGAAAGGCTTATTTTGGACATAAAAGGCCCAACCTTGGAAATAAAAGCAGAGATATCTTTAGCTGGCAATAGAGGGCTTTTGCCTATCAGCTTTGAAGTACCAATATAAAAGGCACTTAAGAAATCTTTAATAGATAAAGGGAATTAGATTAAATGGCAAAATCACCAGAAGTAAAATCTTTCGAACAAATACTATCAGAGGCTCTAGCGTCTTATGAATCTAGACATGGTGCCAACGATAACAATATTGGTGGAGCTAAACTATCATTTTTAGAGTCTGTTGCCCAAATGGTATACAGAACTACAGGTGATACTTTTCAAATACTAAAAGATCGATCTGTTGACAGAGCTAAAGGCGAAGCCCTTAAGGATATTGCACTAGAAGAAAAAGTATCAATTTTATCAGCAACCCCAGCAACTGGACCAGTTACTATTATTGATACATCTTTTGATAAAATAGCTACAAAAATATATGCAGGATCTATTGCTCAAAATTTGCCTAATGTTGGCAAGCTTTTTGTTGAAGTTTCCGATGCTTCTCTGTTTCCTACTGCTGGTTCAATTTATATTGGCAGAGGGCTAAATACAGTTGAAGGTCCTATTGCTTATAGTTCAACCACTCAAGTAGGTGGATATTGGAGAATCAACTTAGATGCTCCACTTACAAAGTACCACAATATCTCTGAGCCTGTAATCCTTTCCCAAGGTGGAACAAGAACAGTGCCAGCTGGTACTGTAGTGTCAGCCCCTGCTGTTGGTGCCTCTGACGATATACTTTTCTCAGTTACAGAAAACGTTACTCTTCTTGATGGAGAAAACCAAATAACAAATGTTAAAGTTGTTTCACAAAAGACTGGTGTAAAGAATAATGTACCTAAAGGTGCTATTACCTCTTTTCCTTCTGAGCCTTTTGCTGGAGCTTCCGTACTTAATGAAATTAAATTTGATACCGCTAGAAACACCGAAAGAGATGAATCTCTAAGAGCAAGAATTAAACAATCAAGACTTTCCAAAGGTCTTGGTACACCAATAGCCATTAAAAACGCTACTCGTGGAGCTAAAGCTACCGATGAGTCTGCTACCGTTACCTCAAACGAAATGGTCACTGGTGATGTTGACAAAACTGTTTTATTCATTGACAATGGAGAAGCATACGAAGAGAAAAGCACAGGTGTTGGGCTTGAGATAATCGTAGAATCAGCCCTGGGTGGAGAAGATAGTTTCCAACTTTCAACTGGTGGAAGGCAGACTCAAGTAGCTAAAGCATTTATTGAAACCACTCTTTCGTCTCCTTTTGCTATTAATGGTGGAGATGTACTAGCTGTATTAGTTGGTGGAGTTGCTTATGAACACGCTTTTAAGGCTACTGATTTTGTAAGTGAAGGCGCAGCAACGGCTTTTGAAGTTGTAGCTTCTATAAACGCTAATTCAGCTATTGAATTTCAAGGCACCACTTCTGAAGATGGAGAAAAAGTAGTTCTTCAAGCCAAGGAAGAAGATGATGAATATATTCAAATAACAACGCCATCAAACGTTATCGCTGGCAATGCTGGTGACACTATGGGTTTTCCGATTAATGAAATCGAAACCATTAGAATTTATAAAAACAACAAACCATTAAACAAAAATGGGCGTTCAGCTGTTTTAAGAACAGAAAACCAAATAGATTGGTCAAATGCCATTGCCAATGGTGATACTCTTGTTTTATCTATTGATGGAACTCCAGAGCAAACTTATACTTTTACTGATGCAGATTTTATAGCCGAAGGAAGTCACACTACTGCATCATCGACCAATACCCTAGCTTCTTGGATTAGCGTCATCAATGACAAAGTAACAGGTATAACAGCTGAAGTAGATGGAACACAGATAAAAATCACGAGTAATCTTGGTGCAAAAACAAGAGCGGCAATTTCAATTAACCCTACATCTACTCTTGTAACCAAAGGTATGTTTACTACTAACCAAGGTTTAATATCTCAGGGCCTTGAAGCTGATTTTAAAATTTCTAGAAATACTTCTCAATTAAAATTATTTACACCATTAGATCCTGGAGACAGACTAACTGCTGGTTCTAGTTTTACCAATGGAAATGTAGAAAGCAATCCTATTCTAGGTGGAACCCTTTCTTTTCCTACAGATGCTAGTATTTGGGTTAATTTTGATGATCCAGATTCTGCTGTGATTAAAACTGGTTTAATTGCTGGCACACAAATGAATGTTACAAAAGAAGCAGGAAATGTTTTACGTTTCGAATCAACTACAGCTGGTGTTTTTGCTAATGTTGAAGTTGGAGATTACGTTATAATTTGGTCTGAAGAATTTGCCGCGACTAACAGGGGCGAATTTGTTGTTACAGCTAAAACTTCTGATTACTTAGATTTTAAAGTTACTTCTCTTGAATATGCCCTTGCTGCCGTTGAAGCTCTTGTTTCTTATAGTGAAGGTATTGTTGTTTTAAGATCTAAAGAAGTGCCTCAAAAATTTACAATAAGTGCTGGTGTTAAAAATATCAATACCGTAGCTGAAGAATTAAACAACCAATTTACTATGGGCGAAGTGCTGGTAGACAATGATGAAATTTTAATTTTTGTTACAAATACAAAAGGCTCGCAGGGCTCTGTTCATATAGTTACTTTTGATTCTGCTGGTAAAAATTTAAACTTTGTTGAGGATACTTTAGATGCTAGTATCATTTCACAAATTGCTAGTTATGACAATCAAACTCTAGAAGGTTCGTTTCCTTTGTTCATACATGGTAAATTTACTTCTGAAGATGCTGCTTATCCACCAAATGACTATATTGATACCATTGATATTGACACAGATATTACTGCTCAAGATCCAAATAATTTGGTAAATATACTAAGTCCTTATAATACAATTAATGATGTTCTAGGCGAAGACGAGCACACACAAATTAAAACTCAAAGTGCAACTACACTTACTGTTGAGCAAAATGCTCTTATTAAAAGAATCAGAACAGAAGATAGATATGCAATATTGAGCCCACTTAATTTTGGTTTTGAAGACGAGGTTGTTGCTGTTCTTGATGAAGATGCTTCAAATAGATCCTTTAAGATCCCAATGACTAGAACTATAACTACAAATACTACTGCAACTTTAAGTTCTAATACATTTAATGCCTACGACACAGACAATGGACCTACCGCTTCTTTGGAAGATAGCTTTGGATCTTTGTTTAATTTTTCTAACTATAAAGCCTTGATGCAAGCCAAAAATGTACTAGATCCATCTGGTGATGAAAACTCTATATTATATAAATCAGTTATATGGGGTGCTGGTGGAGAAAAATATAAAATAGGTTACACTTATCCTACTGCTCCTAACGCTCCAATTTTAAGTACAGTTGTGGTTAGAGACGAAGTAGATATTAAAATTTCTATAAAATCAGGAAATTCAGTCACCACTTCTATTGATGGCACTACTGAGTGGAATGTATCTATAACACCAAATACCCCTGTAGCTGGTACTGACCAAGTCACATATACATATACTGGTACTGGTACTGCTCCAAATCTCGCACCTCTTACTGGTGGAGAATATGTTAATATAAAAGAAACTTCAGGATTTAATGTTTTAAATAAAGGCATATTCAGAGTTTCAGATGAAGTTGGTTTTACTCCAACTGCTACATCTTTTAGTATAGTCAGAGCAAATGGGGAAGCTATAGCAGAAACAGACGCACCTACTCTTGTAGCAGCTGCTATTGTTTTTTATCTGTCTGACACTACCACTGCTCTTGAAGTGAAAGACTATATTGATGCTAACCTTTCAGACTATATAGCTGCTACACTATTAGACGATAACGGAACCTCTGGCGCTGGTGAAATAAACAGAAGCACATACGAAGAAAGTGGCTTTACTTTTTCTGAAGTTTATTTACTCGATGGTGTTAACTGGGTCTTAATGAATGATCTTTCATCTTCTCCTCAGTTTACTTTTAAAAGAAATCTCAACTTTATTTCTGGCGGAGGCTATGCCTTTAATGATGGAGAAGTTGTAAAATTAATACCTACTACTTTTAGCCAGCTAAATGAGTTTTTAAATACACTATCTGTAACAGGTTTCTCAACACTTGGAACTGTTAAGCTTACAAATAGAGACGAGGCCCTTGAGCTTGGAACCCAAGTACTCGGTTCAGCTGGTGCGATACAGATAATTGGTGGATCAGGAAATAAAGTTGTTTCTCCTGTAATCAATCAATCAGTAGAAATCGATAATCAATATATAAAAACTTCTCTAGGGGCAGCTGCTACTTCAGGTATTAACCCTGATCAGTGGGTCAAGCTTGTCGCTCTAGACAATCAAAACAAGATTACAAATTTCTCAAATGTAAATAGAATAAAAATAACCCCAAATACACCAACAGCTAATAAATCACTTATCCAAATAAGCAACTCCCAAGATGGAGAAAGACATTTTGGTGCTCCAAGAAGATTCGTAAGAGATCGTGGAAGAACTTTTAAGGTTGAATTCCAAGGTAGTCTTGTTTGTATTAGCCATGACGGTATATCTGCCAGTCCAGCTTTTCAAAAAGAAGTAGAGCTAAACGATGCTGCTGGTGGAACTATTAGTGTATTTCGTGGAATAAACAGCAATCTAGCTACCTATGTTATTGAGAGTGGTCTGGCCACCTTTAAAGCAATGGATCATGGTGACTTCCTAACAGTTTCTGGTTTATCTGATTCAGAAAATAACGGCACTTTCAAAGTAATCCAAATATCTTCTGATGGCTTAACTGCCACTGTAAGAAACCCAGATGCTGTAAATAGTCTTCCAGATGCTACTATAACTATTACAAATAACGCTAATATAACCAGTGATACTTTTTCTGTCAATGGAACTTCTCTAGTAGAAGGTGTAGACTTTGCTGCTGGAGTTGATGATGAAGCTACTGCTGCAAATCTTGCAGCTGCTATAGCAGTTATTGTAGGGGTTACAGCTGTAGCTGATACAAATATAATTACTGTTACTTCTGATACTCAAGGTGTAATAGTTCCTATTTCTTATACAGATAGTGGAAGTGGAGTTGCTGCTACAGTTTCTGATCCTCAACTTACTGGTGAAACTTTTGCAGATGCTAATCTAGTAGGAAATGCTGAAATTAGAGAAGGCGACACCGTTATTTTTGGTTCACCTTTTAATATTCTTAATCAGGGAAGACATAGAGTTATCAGAACCTATAATGATTCTATTTATATAGAAAATGATAAAGCCGTTGAAGAAATGGTTGATATCGTAGACAATTTAATTTCAACTGGTGCTGATGCGACTACTGAATACGATGTTTTAAATAATAATGAATTTATGAGAATCCAATGGACTGGTACAGGCACAGAGCCTGATTTAGGCTTGCTTAAAGTTGGAGATATATTAACTATCGGTACTGATTTTAATGCAGCAAACCAAGGCGAATTTGCCATTGTAAAACCTAAATCTGCTCAATCAGAAATAACTAGAGTTACAACTGTCCCATCGACAGAAATAACTACAGGAACTCACTTTTTGCTAAATAATGCTGGTGATGTAATAGAATATTACGTTTGGTATAATAAAAATGGCGGCGGTGGAGACCCAGGTTTGGCCGGAAAAACTGGAGTCGAAGTTGCTATTACTCTTGTTGACACTGACGAAGAAATTGCCACTAAGACAAAAAATCTTTTGGATCCTCTTGGTGATTTTACTGTTGGGTTACAGTCAAACGTACTTACAATAACTACTGTTGGTAAAAACTTTACCACAAATTCAGCCGATGGTGATATTGGTGGAAACTTTTTAGTTGAAACATTACAAGAAGGCAATGTTACCTATGTTGACTTAATTAATCCAGGGTTTGCCACTGAAACTGGAATCACTGTAAGTGATGTTTTTGAAACCCATCGCCCATCGTTTAAAGTTTACGAATACGAAGCTTCTGTTGAAAATGACGTATTCAGTATTGCTTCTGATTATTTCAATGAAAATAACATTGGAACATGGACCATTGAAGAAGTTCTTGACCGTGATACTATAATTGTTTCTGGAAATATGACTGCTTTAGATGAAACACCACTGTTAAGCAATGAAGAAGCTATTTTTGTAGAAGAAGGTGTTAAATATACTGGTTACAAATTCATACATACCATGGGTATCGATCCTGGAAATAGCACTTTAATGAATCTTATATTTGACAGCCAAGATCAAGTAGAAAAAATAAACAATATTGGTGTTGTTTCGGCAAATACTATTAATAAACTTAATTTTGAAACAGCCATTAAAAATGGTCTAGATAGTTACAGATTTTCAACTGGTTTAATAGCAGAAACAAACAGAATAGTTTACGGTGATCCTAGAGATAACCAAACATATCCTGGAGTTGCTGCTGCTGGTGCTGAGATTTTCATTAATGGACCTCTTGTTAAAAAGATTCAAGTGTCAGTTGACATTAGAGTTAAAACAGGTATTCCATTTACTTCAATAGCAGAACAAGCTAGAAACGCTATTTCTGCTCTTGTAAACTCTAACGACATAGGAAAAGCTATTGCAATTTCGGATATAGTTGGTGTTGTTAGGCAAATACCTGGAGTGTTGTCTATAGCTATAAGTAGCCCACAGTATGACCCAGCTAATGATATCATTGCTGTTCAGCCTGCTGAGAAAACACTAATACTAGATGATATTAATGATATCATTGTAAGCGAAATTGGATAATAATGGCGACCATTGAAGAAGAAATACAAAAAGAATACGAAAGGTTAAGAAAATATCTTAACCCTTCAATTAAGGGTCCAGAAGTGGATGCTATTCTTTATGGTGTTGCCGCCATGAGTCGTGGCCTTATACACAACGTAGAAGCTGTACACGATCAATTATATATAGTCTCTGCTACTGGGAAATATCTCGATCAAAGACTAGCAGATTATGGCCTAATTCGTCCAGGCTCAGTTGGTTTATCTGATGAAATTTTTAAAGAAATCGGAATCGAAGTAATCAACAGAAAACAAGTAAGAGATCTTATACATATATTATTAAGAACAATGTATGGAGAAGAATTTACAAATGCTACTATTAGGGCAAATACTCTTGAACCTTACAATTTAAATGATGGTGATGATCTTATTCTTTCAATAGATGATAGTGATCCTATTATTGTAAAGTTTACCACTGATCAATTTTCAAATATAAATGCTGCTACTGCTCAAGAAGTTGCTGATGCAATAACCAAAGAGATTAGAAAGCAAGGACTAACAGGTTCTGGTGTAGCAAAAGACGATGGCCTTGGTGGGTATGTAATTTTATTTTCAGACACTTCAGGTCCATCATCTACTATAAAAGTTCTTGGTGGACGTTCACAAAACGAATTTAAATTTGATCAAATCAGACCTACCAGTGGAGATGCTTCCACTCAATGGACCATTGAACAACAGCCTTCTGGTACAACTCGTGCTACGTGGACTGCTGGTGCCAATCCAAATATAGGAAAAGTTAAAGTTGGAGACTATGCTAATATTTTTGGTTCAGCCTTTGACGATAACAATAAAGGTACTTTTAATATACTAGAAGTCAAGGGTGGAACTGTTGGAAATGCCTATGTAGAGTATGATAATCCATTAGGCATAAATGAAATTCAATTACAAGGTACACCGGATGGGTTTTTGTTTTTTAATCCTGAACGCAAAACATTAAATAGCAAATTACGCTTTGCTGCTGCTTATCAGTCAGAAAGTAGGTTACTTGAGGTGTTCTTACCAGCAGTAACAAAAGTTGTTAGAAGAGACAGAGAAGGCGCTTCACATCTACATGACCCGACCGCTGCAGGATATGTACCTAACGATGGTACTTTCCCAGGTCCTTATCTTTTTGATCTTAGCAAGAACTATGTTATTGGTGATGTAGCAACTACAAACGATGATGAACTTAATAATGGTTCTAATAATGTTTTTCAAGTAGCAGACTCTTCACAATTTCCAGATGAACAAGGAAGCTTAGTTTTTGGTTTTGGAACTTCGCATGAAGAGGGTCCAGTCCCTTATATTGCTAGACCTTCAAATAATTCACTTATGATTAGCCCTGCTTACAAATTCAAAAAAGTACACCCAGCTGGAACAGATGTTTCTTTTATTATTCAAAATAGCCCATATATTCCAGCTAAAGACGGCACGGATTATCCTTTTTATATTACAGACAGTATATCAGGCAGATTATATGCTGAAGAATTGATTAAAACAGTAGCTGCCACTGGTATTCGCTTAGTTATTACTATACTTTACCCCAATGATATTGGGCTTGGTAAACATGGCACTCCTTTTTCTGAAAAAACAGAAGTATGGGGTGACGATGGTTGGGCAAAACCTTTTCAAATAAATGAGGATGAGTAATGTCACAATCCATAGTAGTAAAAGGAGCAGATGTAAAAGTCTATATGAATGGCGAAGTTGTACCAGAGGTTCAAAAAATTAGCTATGCTATAAACTATGGCGAGCAAGAAATATATGGAATAGATCAAGTATTCCCTCAAGAAATTGCTGTAACAAAAGTGTCAGTAGCTGGATCTATATCGGGATTTAAAACAAAATATTCCGGTGGACTTCAAGCAAAGGCCCTACGACCATTGATATTTGATGTACTAAACGCACCATACATCAGCTTAAGAGTGGTGGATAGATCTACTGGTGAAGATATCATTTATATTCCTAGCATTAAAGTTTCAGATGAGACTATGGGTGCTGCTGCTAAGGGAATAGTAAATCTTAGTTTTAAATTTAAAGGTATTATGCCTTTTAATCCTCTTGACCGAAATTCTTAGAAATTTTTCTAATACACCAAGCACAAATCGCTGAATAAGAAACACCTATGCTGGCTGTCCAGAATATACCAAACGTAGGTGTAAATTCAACCATTAATGGAATTATAAAAATTAAAGAAATAAAGAAAAGTCTATCTAGCCAATTAAGCTTATTCTGGCTCATCGCTAGAGCCACTTAAATCTAAGCTTTTTTCAGAAAGATTGATTTTAACTCCATCAAGCCTTCTGAGCCTATAAAATATAAAAGTAGAAAACATAAGCATGGTAGGCATTATAGTGGCGGTCATGTAGTCACCTTTAATAGTCATCATAACAGAAGATACCATTATAGTTAAAAAGGCTGTAAAGAAACCAATATAAAACATCATAAGAGTAACTGAAGGCTTGCCACGTACAGGGTCATGTACAAACGGCCAGTTCATACCTTTTTTGCACCACTTTTCCCATCTTTCCATTACATCTGCAAAGCTCATAATAATCTCCTACAATAAAGATTACTAGAACTCCCATCTATATGAAATATATTTCTTATCTATAGCATTTGCCAATATAAGAGTATTCACTATCAATACTTTTTGGGTAGGAGATATTCCCTTTGTTATTCTTTTTTCATATTTTTTAATATTTTCATCTAGCCCAGCTTCTCTGGAATAGGATATAGCTAATTGATTCAAAGCCCTGTCTTGATCAGGGCTAGGTGTAATTGATATTCCAACTGCTAAAGAAAGTGTAACTATTTCGAGCATTTACAAGATTTACACTTGCCTTGTCTTAGCTTTAAAAGTTCATTTTGAAGCTTTGTATCAAGAGCATAAAATCCCTTGTCATCGATCACTTTGTTTATAAGGACTTTATTTTTCTCTTGTTCTTCAGCAAATCTGATTTTATTACCTAATTTTTCAAAAAATTTCACTCTTCATCCTTTTCGCTAACAACTCCATCCACAGTGGCTGGATTGTATTTTTTCATAGCAGTTTTATTGTCGCACTCAAGGTTGCTACATTTTCTGCTATAATATACGCCATGTGGTAGATTCATCAATCTGATTTCCATAATACCACCACCACAGGTGTAGCATTCCCATCTACTCTTGGCTTTGTTGTACTTTTTATTAATTTTTATTTGTTCTTTATCTTCTTCTATTTGCCTAGCTACTAGATCCTGAAGGTCTGCCAATCTCTCAGAACTGGTGGCCCTACTTAGTTGGCTTCTTAATGAAGAAATCTGCCTTTTAAGTTTTTTAATAGTTTCCCTAGCTCTTTGAAGTTCATTAAGTTCTTTCTCGCCGTGAATTCTTCTACCTTTTGACATTGTGTATCCTTTTTAGAACCATCTTTATTAAAGATTTCGGTTTTTCCTGATTTGGTGAAAAATACTGCAATATATTCTTTTCCCATATATTGCACTACACCTCTGTCACCGTTATAGTCTACAATGTCATTTTCTATAAATTTTAACATCCATGAGCCTCCGTCAATTTAATAATATCCTCAAACCATTTGCTTATTTTGTCATGGTCGGCATTTTCTTTCTTAACCCTTAATTTGTGTGAGATTTGGCAATTATCTATATATTCCCAAACCTCATATCCAGGAGCTACATCTATTTGCAACATATTTATATCTCCTGCATTGGCTTGAATTGCCATAAACGATATTAATAACAGTAGTTTTTTCATAATTCCTCCATATTTTCAATATAGCATGAATTTGCCAAAAAAGCTACTAAATTTTGTACAGTAATTAATCTTTAATTAAAGAATAATAAATGTTATAAAAGTAAATCTTTATAATATAGACGCTTTATAGAGGAATTAAATGTCAGTTAAACGTAGAGTAAATTTTGTAAACCAGATGCGTGTCGATGTTCCAGCTATGAAATCGATAGAATCTGGAATTAGTAATGATTTCGATGAGTTACTCAACGCTCTTGTAACTGGAGAAAATAATAGTTACGTTATTAGAGGTTTTAACGTAAATATGACAGGAGCTATAGGCTCTGCTGCATCGGGTCTTCAGATGCTTGTTGAAGATTCTGCTATTCTTCACGGCTCTTCAAATGAGTCCGGTACATTTTTTGTAGTCCCTTCTGGAACTGCACCGCAAATTCTCAATTCTGTAACAAATACACGAGTAATCGGATCTTTTACTCCAGGCGCTCAAAACTATATAAGTCTCGAATTTGTTAGACAAGTAGATGACACTACTACTGGTCAAGTATATATATGGAATCCTGCCAATAAAAACGAAACAACTAAAACTATTCCTTTAGCAATTACAATGGATTACAACCTAGTAATTGGAACTACCCAGCCAGCCAGCAATTCGTTGCCTATGGCTCTAGTTACTACTGATCTTAGCAATAACGTTGTAGACATTACAAACATCAAACCAAACCTTTTAGGTCTTGGCCGTGGTGGAGCTTCCCCTGATCCCACATATTCTTATCCTTGGACAGATGGAAGAGAACCAAATGCTCTAACTTCTAGCAATTCCCTAATTGACCCATTTAAAGGTGGAGATCTTCAGCTTCAAAACTTGAAAGAGTGGATGGATGCTGTTATGTCTCGTTTCAAGGAAATCTTTGGAACACCATACTGGACTAGTGCAAATGCTTCAGGATCATTGGCCTCTCTTAGGCAAGATCTAGCAAATACCATTTTTACTGGCCGTGGAACAGTTACCCATAGTGACACTGTTGCTGGACAAATTAACTGGTCAAATGATCTAAGTGCCGTGGTTATTGGTTCAGACATTAAATATGTTATTACTGCCAATCCTGCCACTACAGATATTACTCTTGCCGATAATGATGTTGCTTATATTACTCTCGTAAGAGATGAAGACATTACACCAAATCTTATCTTTACCAATGCCAGCCAAGTAGTTACTTCTGTTGGTGCTATCCCATGGACAAGTGGTTTACAAGCCGGAGATTTTGTCAAAACTGCAACTGCTTCAGCTGCTCTATATTATGAAATTTTAACCGTTGACTCCCCTACCCAAGTAACTTTGGTTGAGGCTTATGCTGAAACTGATACTGGAGCTGTTGGGGTTCAATCACAATACGCTTTTGGTGGATATGAAACCAATCCCTCTCCATCTACTGATAGACATATAAAAGTTGCCCAAAGAGACCAAGTTCCTTTTGGTGAAAATATTTACTGGGTACTTTTAAGACAAGACAATGGTGGAAGTGTACCTAGAGTTTATGCTCGTTTTATTGGAAAAGAATTAGAGCAAGGTGAAACTCAAGACATTAACGATGGAACGCCTCAAGCAGTCCTAGATTATATTGGCTCATTCAGCGAATCTGATTCTGGACCAGACTATGGTCAAGCATATACGCCTCTAGTTGCTGAAGTAAGCACTATCACAGCTGTAGCAGCTTCTGACATTACTAGTGGGCAAAGATTTTCATTAAATGCTTCAAACGACATTGAACAATACTATGGTTGGTTTAACAAAGATGCTGCTGGTGGAGACCCTACACCTTCAGGTTTAACTGGTATTGAAATTCCAGTAACTACAGGTGACAACCAATTAGTTGTTGCTGCTGCCATTCAAGCTGCTGTTGATGCTATTTCTGATTTTAATGCTGTAGATAATTTAAACGGTACAGTTACAATTACCAACGATGATGCTGGTGCTACAACTAATGCTGCAAACGTTGATGTTGGTGGAGCTTTTGCTATCGCTATTGATGTTGAAGGTACTGGAGATAGAAACAGATACGTTATTGACGAAGAAAATTTAACCAAAGGAATCAAAACTCTAGACAAAGCTCTTGGTTTACTTCAAGATGCTATTGACGATTTGCCCTGGAAAGGCACTGCTATCAACTTTGCTGCCCTTCCTAGTAGTGGTAACTCTGATGGTGATGTTAGACTTGTATTAGATACTCGTGTTGCATATCACTGGGATGCTTCACAAAGCCTTTGGCTGCCACTTACAGGTGGATCTGGCCTCAAATTAATTGGCGGTGGAACAGTTTCATTAACTAAAGTTAAAGAACTTGTTGGTACAATAGAGCAGTTAGTTAACACTGCCAGCATTAATAATCCTAATCAAAATAACTTTACCGCTCAAACATTTACCCCTGCTGTAGACACTACTGTTAGTGCTGTTGAGCTTTTATTCTGGGGAGCTGGTTCAGCTCCTGTTGGAACAGTTACTTGTGAAATTTGGGGCACTGATGGTTCTTCTGAACCAGATGAAACAAATATTTTAGCTACTTCTACTCCGTTAGATGTAACTGGTATTCCTGATTTTGTAGATGATATTAGACAATTTACCCTTACTGCACCAATCACGTTAACTGCTGGAACAACTTATGCTATAGTTTCTAACACAGACAATATGACTGGTGGATTTATTAGATATAGAGGATCTACTGCAAATCCTTATGCTGGTGGATCGGTCTTTGCTCAATCAAGTCCCCCAACTGGTGCTTGGTCAAACCCAGGCGGTGGAGCTTACGATCTTTGGTTTAGAATCTTAGAAGAGCAAGATGCTCAAGAAGTTATTTATAACTCACCTAATGCTTCTCCTGATCAGTTTTTTGCTCCAAATAATAACTATAGAATGGGTCAGAACTTTATTCCACCTGAAAGTGGAAATTTAACATCTGCTTCTTTATTTTTAGCAGGATCAGGTTTCTCAGGTTCAGGATCGATAAAAGCAGAATTATATGACACAAGTGGAAACAATCCAAATACTCTTATAGCTACTTCTACTAATACTGTAGATCCAACTACTCTTCCTAGTCACCCATCTGCTTCTGGTTTTCTTTTTAACTTTCCAGCAACTGCACTTGTAGGTTTGACTAAATATTCTATAGTTGTAAACTTAGAAGACGTAGTTTTTACTGGTGGAAGCATAGGGGTATATCACAATACTGCTAACCCTGTTGCCACAACTGGAGTTGGTAGAGTATCAAGTACAAATGGTGGAGGCTCTTGGAGTTTTACTTCAGCACACGACCTTATAGGTACCATATCAATAGAAAGTAAAGGCGTTTCAATTAACTTTGATGCTGATATGTTTCTCGAAAAAGCTGGACTATTATATTCAGCCAACACTATCCCAACTTCAGAAAGCCCAATAGCCCTATTAAGCGACAAAGATGTTGCTTATGTTGAGCCAAACCTAATTGCTCCTGGTGGCAATCTTGCGGTAGTTTTAGATACTCTTGATAACGTTCCACCTACTGCTGTAATTATCGGTAGAAACGATGGTGGCGAAGCTATTGTTGGTTCTTCTTCTACTAGATTAAAAGTAGGCGAATCAATCAAGCTATATGACACAATTACTGATCAGGCTCGTAACAAAGTTTACGGACATAAATCTGGTTTCTTTAGATCAGATGAACCCATAGTATGGACTGGCTCAGAAATCCAACATACTACTGATATAATTTTTGAAACTCTCAAAGACGATGGAACAGAGCAGGCATATACAATAACCGCTCCAGCTCCAGCTGCTTTGCCAAATATAGAACAAACCGCTCAGTTAGCTTATGGTCTAGCTTTTATAGCTAACAATCATATAGCTCAGACATTTACAGTTCCAGGTGGACAAGATTTTGATATCCTAACTTCTGCTTTTAAAATGAGAAGTCAAGGAGCCACTACTGGAACTTTTACTGCTGAAATTTGGGGTGTAGACGGCGGTGGATTGCCTGATAGCTCCAATGTCGTTGGTACAGCTACAGCTTCTTATGATGCTACAACCTTGCCTACCACTCCCACCGCTGGAGTAGATGCTACTTTTAATTTTAGTGGAGTAACATTAACTGCTGGAACTCAATACGCTTTTGTTCTAAATGGATCAGCCCTTGGTGGAAGTAATATAGAAATCGGAACAGCCAACTCTGATGTTTTACCTTCAGAAGAATTGGCCTTTGCAGCAAGCCCAGGAACAACTGGTTCTTGGAGCACAGATAATGAAGATGCTTATTTTGTTATTACTGGACAATCAGCGGCAGCTTCTCCAACGGCTCTTGCTGATGGAGAGTATGCTTACGTTACTATTGATAGAACACAAGATGCTCAGGCAATAGAATTTACTGTTGGTACTGCACCAGCTGAAGCTGCTCCAGGAAGTGAAGTAGTTATATTCGGTAAACGTAAAGATGTTTCCGGCGCTGGTTATTTACATCTTCCATTCAATAAACAAGTACTTGAGCCTGGACAGTCTGTTTTAATCGGAGCTGCTGGATCAGGCGGTAGTGGAACAATTCTTACTGCTGACGTTAAACGTAGGCTTTCTTTTAGCCCTTATTGTTATGCCACTGCAAACGAGATTGCATTAGATACCGATTCTAAAATCAACACAGTAGATTCAACTGGTGCTTATTCTCCAGCTGATAAGGCTTTTAAGTTTTCCAGCATAGGTGAAACTTTAGTTTCTAACGAATTGCTGGATGCAGACTTTTGGTCTCAGGGCAAAGACATCACTGAAGCTGAAGCCATGTTTAGATATGTACTAGCTAGCTATGATGATTCTTCGACCTTTGAATTATCTAGAGATGGTGGAAATGAATATCAAGCATTTGTACCCACTAGAATAGGTGCCACGGACACTTTATCTGGAAAGCATGAATTTGCTGAAGAAGCTTCTTTTGCTCATTCATTTAATAATGGTGCTACAGATGGCTCTATAACTTTAACAGATGACGCTGGACTTAACCCACTAGAGTCTGGAAGTTTTACCTTAACAGCAACTACAACTTTAAAACAGATTCCATTAAATGTAACTAAATCTGGAACTGCACTAGGAAATTATAGAATTCAAGTAGTAAAAGACGATGGAGGAAATCCTTCGACTGATACAGCAGACTTGTTATTTGAAAGCTCTGCTAAAAATATAGCTTTATTATCTGCTGGTGCCAACGCTACTGTTTTAGATTTTACTTTAACTTTAGTTGCTGGAATCTATCATGTAGTTATTGTTACTGACACTGAATATAAAGATACTTATACTGCTAACAATGCAAACAATATAGCAGTAGAAGCCACTGGAACAGATTTAACTACTGTAGTTAATGGTAGAGAACTTTCACTATTATTAAGAGTTACAGCTGGAACAGCCAATACTCTTTCTCAAGGTTATGGTGTTTTCTACGACAACTCTTATGGCTCTACAGATATTACCCTCAAGAAACAAATAAATAAGTTTTACTTTAGCAGTGATGATAACAAGGTTCTTTTTAATCTTAACTTTTTGCCTGATCCTGATATTTTGGTTGCTTATGATCCTTTTAGGGGTCAAACTTATGTTGCTGCTGATGGTGTATTTAGAATCGAAGGTAACTCTGTTATTTTTGAAGCAGGAACTTTTGCTACCGATCCAACTACAGGTGCTGAAGATATTTTAATAATCTTTAGACAAATAGTTGGAAACGGTTTTGATAATTCTGACCAAAATGCTAACAAAATTGCTTCAATAGAATCTCAACTAATTGATATTGGCGATCAACTAGAATCTGTTTCTGATTCAATGGTTGTTCCAAAAATTGCCGCCCCTTTTACTACTGTACAAAGCAGAAGCTTAATGCCTGACCTTTCTATGGATTTAAAACCTAGATTGGGAATTGAACGCATAATGACTCAAAGTGTTTCAAAAATTCAAGATGAAATTGGTCCCAACGGTGGAGCAGTTTATGGTTTAGTAAATGACAAATTTGACCAAATAAGATTTGTTGGGGATATTGACTCTAGAAACGACTCTTCTGGAGTATATATAGCCATTAACAACACAGATGGTACTGGATTTGTAGAAGTTACTTTTTACGGAACTGGGCTAAATTTATTATACTACTGGAACGGAGTAAGAGATCAGAGAGTATCTGTTGATGGCGGTGCAGAGACCACAATCAACCCGAATACATCTGGGTTGTTGAATGCTAGAAACTATACTCCAAATACTAGTGTTAATGTAGCTAGTGGATTAACTCTAGGTACTCACACAGTTAAAATTAGAAATAACAATGGAGCTGGACAAGGTGTTCTTGGTTTTGAAATTTTAAACGAAGAAGTTAATGGAAATATTTTAACAAATCCTGGGGCACAGCTTTTCAAGGGCAAACGTTTAGTAAATTCTACCCAAGACTCTACTTCTTACAACTCAGACTTTGAATCTGGAACATTGACCACTTATGGTGGACACGTTTTAATGTACCAAAAATCCGATGGGTCTGTAGCTAAAGCCGTAAATTCTTCAGATGATACTTTGGGCACAGAATTAATCACCAATGGAACTTTTGACTCGGATATAACTGGATGGACAAAAACTGGGGGAAGCCCAGGTACGATTACTCACTCAGCTACTTTTGGTGGAAGTTTAAGGTACAATGATACTGGTGCTGGGTATTTGCAAGCAAATGCTTTCTTTGCTACCGTTCCTGGTATAATGTATGAAATATCTGTAGATATTAAATCTATTTCTGCCAATCAGTTGGCTGCATTAGTAGGAGATGCCGGAGAAGCTTTAGATGGAAACGGCTTTATAGGTATCCCAGGAAGATGGGGTGGCCTTGGTCTTGGTGGGGCACCTAAAGATAATATAAGGTTTAGTTTTGTTGCCCAAGGTACTAGTGCTAGAATTCAAATTTACGAAGGAAACTCTTCTGTAAACGTAACTGATGCCTTTGTGGACAATGTTTCCGTTAAGGAAGTGCCAGCAAAAGTTCTTGCAAGTGCTGACCACTCTAATGAAGAAATTATACGTAGGGTCACTTATAAAGAATTTGGTGCTGGACAGTCAACTGCCGATTTCAGTTCACCGCTTCCAACAAATGCAGGCCAAGGGCCGAGGGCATTTACTCTAGACGATGGAACTATGACTTTACTAAGTGATAATGTAGCTGTTTTTAATCGAGGAATTTATCCAAAAGATCCTAGCGATATCATCACTTTCACTTTTGTTGGAACAGGTTTGGATCTAATAAGCGTTTCCGACAATGCTTCAACAGCTTGGGATTATGACATTCATGTAGACGGAGTAAAAATTGGTTCTCCAGATCCTTCGTATTGGAACAACTTTGAAGGAACTAACAAAATAGTTTCAGGTCTTCCCTATGGAACCCACACTGTTCGTCTTCAAACAATAACAGCATCAGGCACTGCACCAGTGTTTAGAGACTTTATTATCTATGGACCTAAAACTCCGACCTTACCTTCAGGGGCTAAGGCTGTTTCTGATTACTTTATTATGGCCGACTTTCGAGAAGCTTATAGTCAAGGGTTGTTAACAGTATCTCGTGGAGCACTAAGAAAAGACATTTCTAGAGAAATGCTTTATGTAGAAGGGACTGGTGGAGCAAACAACTGGGGATTAAGTTTTGTGCCTTCAGCAATAATTGGTGGATATCAAGCTTTTAGCGATAGGCAAGATGCTTATATGGAATACACGTTTTTTGGTACTGGATTTGACCTTAGATGGGCGGCTGACACAGGAAGAACAGCAAGCGTAGATGTAACTCTTAATGGAATTGCAGCTTCAGCAGCAAACTATCCGACAGCAGAATATTTCGAATACGGTGGAACAACAGCTAGATGGAACACAGGTCTTGGATCTTTATCAATGATAGATACAGGCCCAAACCTTGGTGTTGGCGCTGGAATAAGCAACTTGCCATTAGGAACTTATACTGTTAGGTTTTCTAACAACAATGCTGGATCTTTTATAGTGCCAGAAGCGTTAGATATTATAACACCTATTCACGCTCCTAAGCAAAATGGGCCATTTACTATTCAGGGTGCGTTAGAAGTTGGATCTCAAGGCATTAGAGACTTGAGAAAGTTTAGCAGCAAGGACATTCCAGTTGCAAATATGTCCGGTGCTGGCTATACACAAATGCTTGACTCTTTGACGACTTTAAGTGCTGGTCAAGTGAAACCTATTGGTTCTCCAATGAGTATTGTTCTAGAAGAAGATTCTTATGTTAATTTTACTTATAATGTTGAATACCGTTCAACAGGGGCAGACTCAGCGGATGATTTCACTGTTTATCTAAACGGAAAAGCATTTGGGCTTAGAACTATAGATCAATCTCACTCAGCTAATAGATCAATACAAAGATTCATTAGTGAGAGATTGTTTTTAAGAAAAGGAAGTTACACCGCTCACTTAGAAGTTGCTTCAGGAAGTGCTGTAAGCTTTACTTACAATGCCACTAGACATAAAATGACCTATAAAGTGGAGAAAAAATGAAAATAACTAGTGTAGATTCTTCAAAAGAAAAAATAGGAACACTAATTAATGCTGGCTCTGATATTAATTTAGGGCCATCGGTGTTGACGATTGGTGGTTTGCAATATACTACAGAGTCAACTCTGGTTGTCGCAATGCCTGCTTTAGCAGAAAGTGAAAGATATCAAGTTTATGCAGTTCAAATCGCTGGAGTTGTTAGTTTAGTTATCAGTCAAAATGAGAATTCAGTTGGTCCTTCAGGATACAATACTTGGAAACTAGTTGGAAGTTTTTATTCAAGTGTTGGTTCTAACTTTCTTCAATTTGCTAATATTAAAACTAAACCTTTTGAAGACATTGAAGAGGCCATTGATTTAGATGGAAATGCAGATTTTACTACAGGAGAAATTACAGTTACTAGAAACGGAAATCAAATAAATATTCAAACCACTAGAGATTTGGTCTTTCCATCTCAATCTACAGCAGCTTCAACGATTGGTATATTGCCTTTGTGGGCAACCCCATTGCAAGATCAATTCAATATATATGTAAATAATGGCCCATCAAATATTGCTAGAGCTAATGCTAGAAATAACAGAGGTTTTAATGTTGATTTTAGTAATTTTGACGGATCCAATTCCAACGAAACAACAGATTTTGGTTGGGCTCAGTTAGATTATAGAGTTCCAGGAAATACTGATAAACGAAACATTGAGGACTTATAATGAGTAACACAGGAAAAGGCGCAACGTCTATTAAAAAAGATATTCTCCAGCCAGGAAGTATCCCAAAGACTGGATACAAAAGCCTTAGATGGAAACATCAAGCAAGTGCTGGTGACACTGTAATTAATATACAATCACTAACCGTTCCAGCTATATCTACTGCTAAAGGTTTTGTCCAACCTTCTGCCCCTGAACGCGCAACTGTTGATCATTTTCAATATATGAATAATTTTCGTTTAGAATCTTCCCTTAGAATGCTTTCTATGCCTGAAGATTACAGAATAACTGGTGCTCAAACTATAGTTTTAGAGGTTGCTGCTGCTGAAGGCGAAATTTTTACAGGTGTAATGATGGCTTTTCCTGTATCAGGAAACACCATTGTTGACGCTAACACAGATCCAATTTCAGTAGTTTTACCTGCTGGACAAACAGACATTTCCATCGGAACCTATGACGTGGGTAAAAATACCAACGCCCAACATGGTCAATATACTGTTCACGAAGATGGACAATTAGTTTACCGTAACTTTGGAAACCAATCCGATGGCGAAGGTTCTTATTACGAATTAGACGGCATTATTCGTTTTAACACTACGAGCACAGAAGATAGAAACATATCTTTAATTCCTACAGCAGCTATCGTTCACGCCCCTGATAATTCTCTTCTCCAAAAAATTCAAACAGTATCTGGAAAAGTAGATTCTATGATTCCTACACTTGCTGCTGAAGCCGGAGTTCCTGAGAGTACGTTTGGTGGAGTAAGTGACCCAGACATAAAGGCCCATGGTGCAAGGGTTGTGCAAAACGAAGCAGACATTGCTCAAAATACAACAGATATAACTACTAAAACACAACACGTATTGCCGTATGTTGATTCTGGGGTTCAAACATTGAGCCCTACTATATTCTTTAATTTGACTATACCAGCTGGTACAGTAACAAAACAATACCGTTGGATTAGGACTGGTAAAGTAGTAGATCTTTGGATTTGGTTCAGATACGATGGTGCAGCAGCAACTAATGATTTTTTCTATTTCGATTACACTACACTTGGAATTCCAACTCCAGAAAACCACCCCAATGCATCTACTTTTCAGCAAGATACTATCAGTAGCTCTGGAAATGGTGGTTGGGGTAACGGTGGATCAGTATTGAGTCCAGCAACTTGTCAGTTTTTGCAAAATGATAGAATTTATTCAACTGCTGAAGATCAGAAGGTTATTGCTGAGTTTCATGGTCACATAAGATACATAACGAGCGATTAAGGGATAGATAATGAGTGCTAGAAGAAAATCAAATGAAGAAATAGAAACTAGGATAGCTGCTTTAGAAAATCCTGCAGAGCCTCTTGGTATTTTAGCTAGCCTTACTACTGGTGGCGTTACCCACGCTGGCGGTGCTACTTGGGACGCAATACCATTTAACAATATAAAAAGCAACAATGGAATGTCTTACAATCCAGGAACTGGAGAAATAACCATTACAAAAACTGCTTGGTACACTGCAAATGCTAAAGTCAACTTTGTAATTAATCCACCAGGAAACCATACACCGAGCATTAGGGCTTTTATTACTAGGCCAGGCGGTGCCAACGATTCCTTAACAGGAGATTTTCAGTCAGAATCAACTTCAGGAAGTTTTAATTTTGGTAGAGGAGTGAGTTTTTCCGAAAGATTTGAGGCTGGAACGGTAATTAAATTTGAGGCATTTGCCAATTCTGGATCTGTAGCCACGCTCCAAACCTCTGGCTTAACATACTTTTCATTAGTGGAGAACAGATAATGAGTATTTTAACCCCAAGAAGCAATAGATATGACAGAAATTTGTTTATCAATGGTAACTTTGATTTCTTTAGATACGGTACAGCTGGTAATTTAGGTTACGTTGCTGACAGGTTTAGAACTTCTGGTTCTGGAAACGGCCAAGGCACTGCTGCATTATTGCAATCTAAGAATACGGACGTTCCATTTGGCGGTGGAAATTCTATGCAACTTGAATGTATAGGACTAGCTTCCCCTGATCCCACAGATTCTTTAGGATTCGTTTCCATAATGGAAGGTGCTGATATTGAAGAATATTTAGGACAAGAAGTTACTTTTGGTGCTCATTTTAAGGCCAATCATACAGGAACTTATGGAGTAGGCTTTAACGTTGGTGCTGGAGAGTTTTCTTACGTTTCAGCATTAACTATAGATACAGCAGACGTATGGCAATTCCATACCTTTACAGTGACCCTTCCTTCTAGTGTTGCAGCTCCTTTAGACAACACCAACGGATTCGCTTTAGTAATCGAATTAATGGAGTCTTCGGCTTTTTCTACCAGCACACTTGATCAGATTATTTCTGGAAATAAAAGAGGGATTGCTGGACAAAAAAACCTATTCGATAATATTGGAAATACGCTAAAAGTAGCAAAAGTACAACTCCTTAAGGGTAGTGGGATATCTCCAACAGAATTTGTTAGACGTGGCTTTGATAAAGCTGAAGAGTTGCAAAAATGCAAAAGATATATGAGAAAAACGTATAGCGAAGAAGTTACGCCTGGAACAATTACCAGTTCAGGGAGATATAGTCACGCACACTTTGAAACAAACTCAAATGTTTTAGACTCTGTAACTCACCATTTTGGTGAATCAATGAGGGCAGCACCTCAAATGACAGCTTATTCATACAATACAGGTGCAGCTAATCAATGTCTATATGTAACAGCAGCTAGCAGCTCCTCCGTTCATCCTGTCAACTTTTATGAAGAGACAGAAAAAGGTTTTAGTTACGGAGCTACTGGAACAGTCGGTGGAACTCGTGGTAACGCTGCTTTAATGTTATTTCACTGGGTAGCCAGAGCAGAGCTATAGGAGAATTAAATGCCAAATAAGACAAAAGCAAAAATTGCAAATATAGGTGAGGCTCTTGGTAAAAAAGCTAAAGAGTTTACTTTCATTGATCCTCCTATGGTTGACGCTCCTTTTACCCAGATACGAAACCTGGATGATTCCAATCGTCAACTCCCAGATCCTAGCAAAACCCTCAAACCTGCTATGGGCGTTGAAAGAATAGAATTTAGCGCAATAGAACTTTCTACTAAAGAAAAATTTAACGATGGCACTTCAGTGTACAAAATGATCAAAGACGACCCCAGAGTTAGATTTTTTGGAGAAGTCGATGGTACCAATACCTTTGGAGGTTCAAAGACTGGTTTTACCATAACTTTTCTTTCTACTGCAAATGAAGGTTTTGAAGTAACTTATTTTGGTACTGGCATAAATCTTATGATCCAGCAAGCAGCCAACGATGGTAGATATATGGAGGTAGTTGCCGATGGCGTAGTGCAGCCCAATATAGTTGTTGGATCTTCTACAATTTTAAATGTTAGGAACACTAAAGTAAGGTCAATTTATAATGCTGTAAAAGGACAAACACTAGGTATTCACACAGTTAAATTTAAAATTGGTCCATCTGGCTCTTTGCCTATTAATGGTATAGAAATACTCAACGAGTCTACTCAAATTCAAATTCCTCAAGGGGAAATTTTTGCTGCTGGAAATAAATATGCAAACGATACTTTAGTTACAACAGATTATAATGCTGATTTTGACAATTCACCAGTTCTTAATGGTCGTGGTGGACGAGTGTCTATTTATATGACTCCCCAAGGCGAAATTAAAAAAGCAATTCAGCAAACAGATAACACGCAATTAAATTTATCTTTAGTTGATCACTCAAATGAAGAAGTTATTAGCAGAATTAATTGGAGAGAATTTGGCCTAAATAGAGCAGATGATTTTAGTACTCTTACTTCTAGCAATTCAGACAGGGCATTTACTCTAGACGATGGTGCTACTACCTTAATTGGAGATGACGTTAGAACTGGAAGTACAATGGGGGTTAGACCTAGCCTTACAGGAGACAAATTAACCTTTACTTTCATTGGAACTGGACTAGACTTTTACTGCGAGCATTCGGTAACAAGTAACACTGCTCATGAAGTTATTATCGATGGTGTATCGGTAGGAAACTTGGTTCAAATAGATTCCACCAAAACAGAAAAAATAGTTTCAGGGCTTCCCTATGGTTCTCACACTGTACAGATATCAAAGATAGATGCTTCTTCGAATATAGATATTGAATATTTTATAGTGTATGGACCTAAAAAGCCAACTATTCCAGACAATGCCCAAGAAATTAGCGAATATTTTTTAATGGCTGATTATGACGGTACTACTGCTACTGGAACTGCTGTTGCTGATCAACTTCAAAGACCTAAAGGTGTTTTACAAAAATGTTCAGAGAAAGAGCTGGTTTATTCTGGAACTTGGATTCAAAGTGGAGGGGTTCAGCCAGACAATCCTTCTGGATTTTTCATAAATACCTCAACCTTAAACGACTTTTACGAGTATACGTTCACAGGAACTGGTATAGTAATTCATCACGCTGGTACTGTGAGTGGCACTTATAGTTTTGAAGTTCAAATAGATGGCGCAACTAATGATGCTGGAGTAGCAAGAAGTAACGTAAGTAACGATGGTTCTGGAAATTACAGTACAACCGTAGCGACAAGTAATGCCCCTGTAAGATTAGAATTTACAGGTCTCACAATGGGCGCACATACTATTAAAGTAACTCTAAAAACTGCTGCTAGAAATATGGGAATGGGAGCTTTATATATAATAACCCCTATTCACTTCCCCAATACAAAATCTGGCTCTCAATCCATGAGCCCTGGAACTCAACTTCAAACAAAGACTGCTAGTGGTGGAGTAGATTTAGGAAAAGCTAAAGCTTGGGCCAAATACAGTACATTGGATGGCAGCATAATATCGTCACATAATGTATCGGCCATTATAGAGGTGAGTACTCAACTTGTTAAATTTTATTGGGACACACCATTTAAAAGCGAACCAACCATTGTTGCTACCACTTCAGGTACTCAGTCTGCTATACCTAGAGGGATAGAAGACAACGGTACAGGTTTGGCAGATGGCACAATGAAGCCAGGTGTAACTATAGGTTGCGATAGTGTTTCTAACTTTTATTCTGTTGTTGCTTACGGTGAACTGGAAGGAGAAGAATAATGGCTAAATTATATAAAGATTCTGAAGACAATATAGTGAGTATAATTTCTGTCAATGGTACTATACCCGATGGTTACACTGAACTTATAGCTGAAGAAATTGACGCTGCTGAATTACAACGTTGCAAGGATAGCAAAATAGCAGATATTAAAATGAAAAGAGATATTAAACTTTTAGCAAACGATAAAGAATGGATCATAGCCTCTAAAAGTGGCAACGATACAGTTTCTATTGTTGCAACTAGAGACGCTTTGCTTGCTGATGTTGAAACGGCAGAAACAGATATTGCCGCTTTAACCACTAAAGAAGAAGTCAAGGCTTTTTGGTTATTTCCTGAAGACGAACCAGCACCTGAGCCAGAGCCTGAAGAGGAGCCTGAACCATGAAATTTGGAATAGTTTGTCAGAAAACATCAAAAGTTTTTAAAATATATGAATCAGATGAGCCAAAAGATTCTACAAAATTCTGGGACTATAAGTGGACCAGCACTGAAGGCCATTGTGAGCACATACAATTACACAACGATTTAGATGAAAGCTCTATTGAAGAGCTAAACGCAGAATTGAACAATCTAGAATCTAAAATGGTAAAAATTCAAATAGGAATATCTAGAGTTCCTACTGGAGAAATGGAAGAAGCTCGCGACGATGAAGGTGTTATCATATTAAATGAAAATAACAATCCAACAATGGTACCTAGCTATATTGACCAACCCACTTTACAAGACGTAAAAAGAATAGTTAGAAAATAATGTGGAAATTTATATTGTCTCTTTTTAAGGGGTCAACCAAAACAACACCTAAAGCTAAACCTAAGAAAACAGAAAGAGAAATAATAGAAGAAATTTCTAAAATCATACAGGAATCAGAAATGAGCAGTGCTAAAAATCCAGATTATAAAGTTACATTAAAAGAATTCTTAAAAGGTCGAGCAAACTTTGACAAACTTGACGCTGATATTCAGAAAAATATTGAAGAAACTCTTGAGAAAATAAACAAGGTTAGAAATAAATATGGCAAAGCCATGAAAGTCAATGATGGCCTTAGAATCAAAGAAGGATATAAGGGTTCTGGAGCACCAACTAGTAAACATTTCAAGGGCCAAGCCATTGATATTGACGACAACGATGCTGGTGACTTTGCTATTTGGTGTATAGCTAATTTAGATTTCTTAGCTTCTGTTGGTTTATTTATGGAAGACTTTAGATGGACCAATGGCTGTGGATCATGGGTGCATTTTCAAACAGTTCCACCTAGAAGTGGCAAGAGAGTTTTCATACCCAATTCATCACCAGCTTGTAATCCTAAGTTATGGGATGGAAAATACGACAAGAAACTTAACGTATAGTATAATACAAAAGTATTCCAGCTTGACAACCAGCTATAGCGTATTGGGCAATCAGAGCCTTATCTTTACTGGTCTTATAGACATAGAAACATAAAATAAACATTGAAATAAACCACATAGATAACCATGAAGGGTCCATGCCCTTGCCGTGGCCTTGCTTAATAACTAACAATACCTGTGGCATTGAACAAGCCACTGCAAGAAAAGATCCAAGATATCCTAAATGTTTCATTTAATTCTCTTAAGAATAACCTTTTTAGGTTTTGTAATTTTCTTATAAAGATAAATAGATATAAGAGAAAAAACCAAAAATATATAGCCGAAATAAATTAATGCCATTCTAGCTCTAATTGTCCGTTGTTTTCTTCGTTAACCATAGAGTATACTGAAATTCCCATATCTGCTACTTGTCTTTCAAATTCTCTAAGCTTAGAAGTTTCGCAAATAACTATACAGTTAAAGAAACCAAGCTTTGCGTGTTTCATTACTATTTTTTCTACTTCTTTCATTGTAGAGCAAATCTTATCGTGGCTTTCTTTAACAGCTTTAAGTGAAATCTCTTTTAGTTCATTTCTTTTCATAAAATTCTCCTACACAAAATAATATCGATATTAATACATAAGAGGAGTATATTTTGGAAAAAGAAACGAATAATTCTAAAGAATTTGACAAGATTGATCAAGAATTTCTAGAATTTGAAACAAAATACAATACCGATGGTGAACTTGTTTACAAATTTAAAGAAATTGTAGGTAGCCACCCAGATATTGAAGACTTCTTATATGTAGAGGGCGACGACATTTATTATACTAAGGGCGAAGAATTCCTTAGATATAGAATGCCACAATCAAAGAAAAACAAAAGAGCAGAACTAACATACAAAACTAAACATGGCAACAAAAATAATATTGCTAGAACTGAAGTTAATTTAAGAGTAGACCCCAATGACCACGCTACTGTAGAAAAATTTGTCAATATTCTTGGTTATGAACAAAATTTTAGAATCACTAAGATTTGTCATATATACTATACCAAAGAAGCTAATCTAGTTTTTTATAGCATTATTGACCATGCCAACAAATCTAAGTCTATGAGCCATTTCATAGAAATTGAAGTAAACGAAGAATTGGCCACTGGCCTCACTGAAGAAGAAAATTGGGATATTATTAGAAAGTGGGAAGGCGTTATGGCCCCCCTTGGAGTTCTTGCTCAGAAGAGATTAAGAAAATCACTATTTGAAATGTATAGGAAATAATATGCCTTATTTAAAGCGCAAAAGAAGACCTAATATTTTTAAAAAATACGATGATGATTCTATTCAGATAGATGGCCATGTTGTTTTTGCTGATAGTGTAGAAAACGGCGGTGATTTACAATATGCTATTGCTGAAATTATAAATCTTATGTTAAAAAAATTGCCAGACAATTATGCAAGTAAAGAAATGATAATGGGAGCTTTATCTGGTGCAGATAAAGAGTTTTACAGAAAAGTAGTTGCACCTTATGAAGACAAAAAAATCGAAGAAAATGGAGCAGTATATGACTAAAGAACAACAGCAAATTATAAATAAATTCATTCTCGCTTTAACTAAAGCTGAAGCTTTTGTTCCAGAAGTTATGTTACCTGAAGATATGTGCATTTCAAAAGAAAGCAAAGGTTCTTTGGCTATGATTAGTGTAGCCAAAATTATGTCTGAGTGGAAAAAGTGCAGAGTAGAGTTAGACAAAACTCAAGATTTTTCTGGAGAAAGCGATGAAAAATAAAACAGTAATTTTGGACGTTGATGACATTATTCTTAAATTTATTGAAGGGTTCAATAGATACTTAGTCACTGTACGGGCCGATATAAAGATCAAACCTCATTATCTCCCTAAGGTTTGGGGTTTTACAGAGCTTGGTGACATTAGCAAAGAAATTAACGAATATATCAATACCTATGCCGATGGTGGACAAATAAGTTGTGACGGTGTAAAAATAAGCTTTGGAAAACTTTACGATGGTGCTGCTGATTTTACTAACAAGATCAAAGAAATGGGCCACGATGTTGTTCTTCTAACTGCTCACCCATCTCACAGAATTATTGAAAGAATTAATAACTTAAAAAGTCAGGGTTTGAAGTTTGACCATATTTATTGTACCGCTGCTCACGATGCTGATGGTAATAAAGTGTACCACTCTAAATCAGATTTCATTGAGGCTCTTGGATATACTGATGAAAACTTTTTATTTGCTGACGATAAAGCTGCTACAATTATGGAAATGCTTGGTAGATTTAAAAATGCCGATTTGTTTACCCTAGATAGAGACTATAACAAAGAAGCCCTTGTAGAGTCAGCTAATTTATTTGATGAAGACAGAGAAAGGTTAAATATAATTCCAGGAGGGAATAATATTATGCCAAGCAATCAAATAGCCCTTCTATACGAACAAATATTACAAAAACTGGAGAAATAATGCTTATAGCCTTTGTTGGATCACCTTGTTCTGGCAAGACTACAGCTGCTGCTGCCTTATTTTCTGAATTGAAAAACATGGGCAAGCCTGCTGAGTTCTTTCCTGAGTATGCTAGAGAATATATTATGAAGAAAAGATTCACTGAAAAGACAAGTGAACTAAATGAACAAGATCAGTTAAATATTTATGATGGGCAAAAAGGCATAGAAGAATCATATAAAGTAATGAGCCCTAATTCCATAACTATTACCGATGGTTCTACTCTCAATTCATATTTTTATGGTTTAAACAAATATGTAAAGCTGGAAGAAGAACTTCATAGATATGATGTTATTTTCTTTTGTCGTGGTTTAAAAAATAATGATCAAGATGATAATCGTGTTCACGATGAAGATTTTTCTAAACAAATAGACAAGCAGATGGCTAAAAAAATACACAAATATATCAATAATATAAGCGAAGATTCAAAAAAGATCTGTACTCTTTGGGGCAACAGAAAGCAACGAATGAAGACAGCACTGGAATTCTTGAATGAAGTTTCGTAAAGTATCACCTACAAAAGCTTATATTGTAGATTATACTGAAGCTGAGTTTGCTGATCTTGAAAAGCATTGCAAATACACCAATAGTAGTGTTGGCTTTCAATTATCAAAACACATGAAAAATACCAGATACAGGAACTGGTGTGCAGCAAACAATAGCTCTAAATGGGAAGATACCAAAAATGAGCTAATAGCCAAAAAAGATCATTCACTATTGCAAAGAGACAAAGAAGGTTGGCACCTTTACCCAGGCTACTTGGGCTATTTGCCTAAGAAAATAAAAGTGGAAGTTGAAGACAATTCAACCTACCCAGAATTCAAACTTCTGGCTTGGAAACACAAGTTTCCCCATGAGCTGTATAATTGTCAACAAGAGACCATTGATCTCATGTTAAAGAACCCTCACTGCCACGCCGAACTTGCCACTGGTATTGGTAAAACTATCACAATCATTACCCTTGCCCAACAAACAGGCAACACTATTATTGTTACTCCATCTAAGGATCTATTTAAGGATCTTGTTAAAAAATTCACCTACTATCTTGGAGCAAACAACGTAGGAACGTATGGAGATGGAAAAAAGAAAATAGGAAAACCTGTAACTATATGTATAGCCAAGTCGTTGACAATGATCAAGCCGAATACTCTTGAATGGGAATTCTTTAGTAACGCGTCAGTGGTCATAGGTGATGAGTGCCACACACTGGCAGCAGCAACACTAGAGAAGACATTTCACAATGTACTAAGCAACGTACCATACAGATGGTTTTTGTCCGGCACAGCTGTACGTGGTGACGGTACTGGCAAGATGTTGAAGAGTGTAATAGGGCCACAAGTTTACAGTTTTAACACTAAACAAGGCATAGAGGCTGGTATACTCTGTAATTTAGAATTTAAAATAGTAAAAATACTCACGGATAAGCCTGGAAAAACCTCAAAAGACCCTATGGTTGAGAAAAGAAATCATTTGCTTAGAAATACAAATGCTTCAAATTTTTATTCAAAAATGGCTAACTTATTGTATGAAAAGAAAAATCAGAAAACGTTGATATTAGTAGAAGAGATTGAGCAGATATGTATGCTTGCTAAAAAATTAAGAGTGCCCTTTACCTATGCCCATGGCAATACTGTTAAAAAGGCTGATCTTGAAAAACTTAACAAGAAACATGGAACCAATATTGAAAGCCGAACAAAAAATGATGAAAGAATTGACGCATTTAATAAGGGTGAATTTGGTGTTTTTATTGGAACCAGCTGTGTAAGTACTGGTACAAATTTTTTCGCCAATGCTCACACAATGAATTGGCAAGGTGGAGGCTCAGAAACTTCTACTAAGCAAGGAAGTATTGGCAGATCAGTTAGACAACTGCACCTATCAGAGTATGCTCATTTACATGACCCTATTACTCTTAGAACTGTATGGGACTTGGATATTGTTGGAGTAGAGAAAATGCAGAAACAGTTAATGCAACGAATAGAGTACTACGAAGAAACTGGTGAAACCTTAAAGTTTATAGAAGGAATTAAATAATGGCATTTAAAAGATTCGACGATTCTTTTTATAAACTAGCTAATCAAATAGCTGTAGTTCTTGAAAGAAACAAAGATCCCAAATACGATGGTATGAAGGATTGGGAAATTCAAAAAGAGCAACTAGAAAATCTTATGAAATATGAAGACAAGTTCAAACAATCCATATACAGAAGCATTCAGACCAGAGAGATTTACAAAAAGTTTATCATAACTACTGTTCAAAACAATATCCTTTCAGCTCGCCCTTTCTTTAGAGAGAAAGCCAAAGTATTTAGCGCCGAAATTACACCAGCTATTCGCGAAGGTGATTTTGAGGCTCTTAAGACTTTTAAAATCAATTATAAATTTATCCAATTTATTAGAGAAAACTGGAAAGGTAAGTTTCCAAATAAAGGCGAGCAATGGTACGAAAAGATTATGAAATCTAGGACATTGCTTATAGAAAACTCTCTACCTTTGGCTGTAAACATTGCTAAACGTTTCTATAAAAGCGTACCAGAAAGCCACATGGAGCTGCTAGACGCTATTAATATTTGTGTAGACGGACTTATTTCTGGAGTAGACAAGTATTCGGCTGAAGAGTATACTAAGGTTTTTAGAAGCGTATGTATTGGTAGAATGAAAGGTGGAATGGTAGAAGACTACTCTCAAACTCTTATTCACTTCTACCCATCTGATAAGAAAATTCTTTATAAAATTAATATTCTAAGAAATAGAGAAAAAATTACAGATATTCACCATTTATGTGAAAGACTAAATGAAGTAATTAAAGAAGACCAAAAAGAAGGCAAGAACCTAAAAGTAGATACTGTAACTGTTCCAGAAATTATGAGACTGATGCATGGCTCTTCTACGTTTAGTGCCGATCAAGCAGCAAACGAAGATGAAGAGGGCAATGATATCAATATTTATACCTATGCTGCTGATGACAAACCCACCCAAGAAGAAATGGTTGAGAAGGCTGATCTGCTTGGTAAGATCTTTGATTCTTGTGAAGATCTTGATATTTTAGAAATGAAGATATTAAAACTCAAAGGAATTTCAATATGACAAGTATTAATCGTGTGTTTTGTGAAACTTATCAGAAAAAAGGCGTAGAAGTCAAAGCAAGCAAGGGCCTAGCTCTTGGTGGAGCTAAACAGAAGATTTCAGTGATCAAATTAGAGGTGTTGGTTCATTGTCAAATCTTTATGGGATCACAAGTATTAGAAATCGAGGCTGGACAAAAGCTTTTAGTAAAAGAAGAAGATCTTCATATAGGCGCTACTGGTGCTCAACAATTAAATATGGATGGAATTGAAGGTCCTTTTATTATCATTGATCCTGCTTATATTTATGGTATAGAATAATGGATAAAAAGCTGAAAAGCAAGATTCAACAATCAATGCTTGAGCTGTATAACGAGGAAACTTACAAAAACAAAAATAAACCTCTAACAGTAGATCAGATGCAAGTAATGCTTCCTTTATGGTGGAAAAAATTAGAGAGACAAGGATTAACTAAACCTCTTCAGAAAAGAAATTTTGGATACTCTAAATTTGTTGAGTCTTTTTTAAGAGTAAAACAGAGAGAAGAATTATTTAAGCATTTTAATATTAACTATAGGTAGATATGTACATTATCATTGGCGACCCTCACATTACTAAAAGAAACCTTAAAGAAAGTAAAAAATTCTTTAAAGAGCTTTTTAATAAAATAGATTCAATGAATGGAGTCGAGCCAGTAGATGTCATTTTCCTTGGTGATGGTCAACATACTCATGCTACTATTTCCATGGAAGTTTTAAATCTTTGGGACAAAATATTCAAAGCCCTTTCTAAGGCACCTAATACAAGAAGTGTAATTTATCTTGTAGGAAATCACGACATTTCTGGAGAGGTTTCTCGTGAAAGAGAAGAATCTTCTTTTAGTGTATTCAAAGACAAATATAGTAAAGTTATGATCATTGATAAGCCAATTATATTTGGAAACGTAGCTTATGTTCCATATACTTCTTCTGAAGAGTTGTTTGTTAAAGATTGTCAATATCTTTATGATAATGGTGCAGAAAATACTGTAATTTGTCATCAGACCTTTAACGGTGCTAAATTTGAAACTGGTATGTATGCTCCTGAAGGTTTTGATCATTCTAGAGTTCCACAGAAAAATATAATCAGTGGGCATATTCATAAAAGACAAGAATTTGAAAACGTCATATATCCTGGAACGTGGAGATGGATGACAAAAAGTGATGCTAACGATGATAAGGGTATTTTCTTTGCTGAAGAATTGGATATTGAAAAAATCGAACTAGAGTTTTCAAGCACAGAAAATGTATGTACTCCAATAAAAGAATATATTCACAATGAAGGCGAAAAAATGCCTGATCTTAATCCAGATCATAAAAACTACATGACTCTTGTAGGGACAGCTAAATGGGCGAATACTACTAAGAAGAAAATAAAAGATAATGCTATTATAAAAATACACACAACAGATAATAAAGCTAGACGTGTAGAAGTTTCAGAAAACGTAACCATAGTAGAGTTTATTGAAAAGCACATGGATCTTGAAAAAGAAGTAACCAAGAAAGAAGTCATTCAGTATATAGGTGCGCTATGAGTACCCTAGCAATTATTGATGATCTTAGAAAAATGATGATTATGTCTGGCAAGATGAGTGATCTTCACTATGCTAACTTACAGGGTTGGGGTCAATTAGTGTTTTCTGACTATGAATCTGTTGAAATTGAATATGATATTAAGACCACTGATCCTAAAAAATATAGAGAACTTACAGGACATTCTCTTAAATCTGTTGACGAAAAAGCAGCTTTTGGGTCTACAATCACTTATAGAGTAAAAACTAAAAAAGGCAAGAGAATTACAAAAAAACAGGCAGAAACTGCCCTAAATAGCCTTAAGCTGTGGATAGGCCATTTATTTTGGTCAGATATCCAAGTCCAAATCTTTATTAATAAGAAGGAATACAAGGGTTTATCGTGAGTGAAGAAAATAAAGACATTGTAGATGTTACTGAAATCAGCACTGATTTTACTTTTCAGGAAGAAACAGAGCTACAAAAATTTGTAGAAAAGGATATGCCTGGACTAACAAGCGTAACTGATGATAAGCTAACTCAGCTGTTTTCTATGTATATGAAGGGTAAAAGTTATACTGAAATTTCTCAGCATCTTAAAGTCAAAAAACCTGTCATTCTATGTCTAAGCAAACAAAACGGCTGGTATGATAAAAAGGTAGAATATTACAATGCTATTCAGGCCAATATTCAGGATCGTTTATTACAGACTAAAATAGAGTCTACTAAATTCTTGGCAGATATTGTAGGCTATTACCATTCCACTATGGGTGCCAAGGTAGAACAAGCCCTTGCTGATGGAAAAAAGATTTCTGAGCTTATGGATAGCAAAGAGTTCGCTGTATACTTTAGAGCACTAGAGGCTCTTGAAAAAGGATCAGGCAAATCAGTAGATCCAGGTGGAAAAGGCCCAACTATCAACATTCATGGTGGAGCTAAAACTACAGTTTCTGAAGATGGAAAGACTCTAGAAATAGACACTTCCTCTGGAGAAGTAGGAGATATCCTCAAGTCCTTGGCTGAATTAACAAAGGCTAGAAAAAAAGACTAGCATTTTTGCCAAAAATATGTTATACTATCTGTATGAGATATTTATTTATACTTTTTATAGCATTACCATGCAACGCTGATAATTCTAAAGAAGCCATTAGAACAGCAAGCAAGGCTTTTCTTAAAACCGATCAAGGAAAGACTATAAAGAAAAACGCCGAAAGCAAGACTAGATATATAATAGAGCGATACGTTGGTGAAAACAACGCAGCAATCGCTGGGGTTTTGGCAGATGTAGCCATAACTGGTCGGATAGATTCTGGAAAATTTAATACAAAAATAAAGCTTTTTGATAAAACCTATGTAAACCCTCATATAGTATATGATATTAACAATAGTGAGGCAAGTGGCCTCCTAACCATAGACATTAAATACTAATAGGAGGAAAAATGTCAAAATTAGTTACACTTTTATTTGCATTTGCTCTGGCATTCAGTGCTAACGCAAAAACAAGTAAAGTTGCAAAGGTCAAATTGACCGTAGATAACACTATTGCCTTAAATGGGCCAGTAATGGAAGATAGCGTACAAGCTGTCCAACTTAAAGCCAAAAAATTGGATGCCACACTAAAAAGTGGATACCCTATTTATCTTATCTTGAATACTCCAGGTGGATCTATTCAGGCTGGATTAGAGCTTATTGAGTTTATGCGTTCACTAAATCGTCCAGTACATACTGTGACTATTTTTGCTGCTTCTATGGGTTTTCAAATCGCCCAACATCTTGGCAAACGTTATATCCTTAAGTATGGTGTTCTTATGAGCCACAAAGCTTCTGGTGGATTCCGTGGAGAATTTCCTGGACAATTAGATAACCGTAGAAATTTCTGGGGTCGTCGATTATATGAAATGGACGCTGTAACTGTTAAGCGTACTCGTGGTAAACAAACAATGAAAACTTATCGTACTGCTTATGAAAATGAGCTATGGGTTGGTGGAGCAGATAGTAGAAAACTAGGATACGCTGATCAAGTTGTTCGCATGAGCTGTTCAAAAGAACTTTCTGATAGCCGTGATAAATTGGAAGTTTATTCTTTCTTTGGTAAATTTAACCTAGAATTTTCTGGTTGCCCTACTATTACAGGACCAACTGCTGTTACTGCAATGATTCGTACAACTGAAGGTTTAATGAGCATGGAAGATTTCAACAAAAAGGGTGGAGTTTATCCTAATGAAATCGGAAAAGACACCTATGCACCACTTAAAGCATTATCTCCCAAAGTTACTCAAGAGCTTATCCTTGACGAACTTAAAAAGCACCAATACAAGTTTCTTAACAGAGACGCTGTTATTCGGAGTTACTAATGCCTAGAATTGAATACTCTTGCACTAATAAAAAATGTAAGAAGTCATTCAAGAAGTTTTTCTCAAAAGCTTCCTCTATAGTTGAAAAAACAGAATGTAAATTCTGTAAAGAGGAAGCCAAGAGAATACTAAGTGCGCCTAGCACTAAAAGCACAATGATAGTTGACAATGGAGTGCAGGGTAGACAAACAGAAATCATGCACGATATTGTTGAAATGAATCAAGATCGAGACAAAAAAGGCTATAACAGGGGTGATTAATGCTTTACTTAAAAGGACTATCTATTGAAGGCTTCAGGTCTATCAGAGACAAGCAAGAGATAGATATAAATGCCTTAGGTAGAGCAACCCGAATAGCTGGGGTAAACAATGACACTGGAGGAGACTCTGGAGCAGGAAAGACTTCAGTAGCTGAAGCAATAGATTATCTTTTTAATGTCTCAAGTATTCCAGCTACAGTGCTAAAGTGCAGAGAATCAACTGGTCCTATAGAAATTTGTGGGACCTTTCTTAATGAAAAATCTGAAGAAATTGTAATTAAAAGAAACAGCAAAGATGGTGTTTCAGTTAGCATCAACAATGAGCTAGTTGAAGGTTTGTCTACTATTGTTGAAGAAAAGATTGATGAATTGATTTCTATTCCTAGAAAAATATTCAGAAAAATGTATCACAAGAAACAGAAAGAGTCTGGTTTTTTTCTTAAACTAACCCCTAAAGAGAGTTGGAACTTTTTAAACCAAGCCTGTGGTCTGGGTGAATGGCAGATTAAGCTAGAGAAATTGGATATTCGCGTAAAGGAATTAAAAGATCTTTTATCTAAGAAAGAATACGAAATATCAGTAGACAAAGATTCTTTAAAAGACCTTGAAGAAAGAACCAATTTTGTAGTACCTGAGAAACCTGTCTTAATTGATACCAAACATATTGAAAAAGAAATTAAGCAAATAGAAAGTACTGTTGAAAAGCTTATAGCTGAAAAAGATGAAACCATCTCTAAAATCCAGAAGCCGGAAAATGTGCCTACTGATTATGGCAGGCTTATTGAAAAGCTAGAAGAAGAGATAGGCAAACACGAAAATAGGCACCAAGACGTTTTAGATGAAGTAAATGCTAAATACAAAAAATTAAAAACTATTGTTGAATTTAAAGAAAAAGAATTAAATGACAAGAGATTCGCAGAATCAAATGCCAATCATCTTAAAAAAGATATAAAAAAGAAAGTAACCGAACTCAAAATGCTTGGTGAAGAAGAATGTCCTACTTGTAATCAAGTATGGGTAGACCCTATTAAACAGGAAATTATTAACGAAAAGAAAACAGCATTAAAATCAGATAAAGCCACTTATGATAAATTAGTTAAAGAATCTGACGGACAAGAAGATCTTGTTGAAAAAATAGCAAAAGGCAAGGCCAAACTAGAAGAGCTATCTGAGCCTGTAGTCAATAACGAGTTAGAGCATATAAACAAATATAAAGCAGCGATTAAAAAATACCAGGAAAAAATAAGCAAAGCCTCTTCAGAATATCAAACGGCCTACTCTGCATACTCTACTGAAATAGACAAAGCAAAGAATCACTTCAATGAGCTTATTGAATCTCAGAAATCCAAAGCCAGTTCTTTGGCCTCTCAGGTGCAGGAAAACGAGCTTAAGAAAGAATATTATGACAAAGCTGTTGAGAAAATAGAGTCAGATAAGGCCATTTTTGAAAATGCCAAACAAACCAGAAGAGATAAAATATTTGCTAAAGAAAAAGAACTAAGCGAATTAAACAAAGAAATGGATCTAGCATACGAATCTAAGAAAGCCATCAGAAGCTATAACATGAAGGTTTTTCAAGAAACTTTAGATACTATAGCTTACAATGCCTCTAATATTCTAAATATGGTTCCAAATGCACAAAACTCAACAATAACTTTTGAGTCCTTTAAAGAGTTAAAGAACGGAAATATTAAGGAAGAAATTACAGCATTTATTAACAATGGCAAGGGACAAAACGTAGATGTTAGATCGTTTTCTGGTGGAGAAGAAACATCTATTGATTTAGCCGTAGATCTAGCTGTTATTGACGTATTAGAGGACAAATTCAACAAGGGTATAAATATCTTTCTTATGGATGAGCCCTTTAACGGCCTTGATGGGATATCTAAAGAAGGATATGTTGAAATACTTACTAATATTGATACCAATAAGAAACTAATAATCATGGACCATTCAGTAGAAGTTAAAGAAATGATTAGCGATACTATTATAGTAGAAAAATCAAACGATGTAAGCAGGATTGTAAATGAGTAAATTTAAAGAAGTAGTTGATTATTTTAACTCTGAGAATAGAAACGCGTATTTCCTAACTAGAGATTTTTCCAAGCGTTTTGGTGGAACACTAAATTCTTATTCTACATATAAGTGTTATCTCAGATCAGCAGGATATATAAGAAAAGTTGACACTGGACTTTACCAAAAAGTAAAAAATATACCAGAAAACATTACAGTTTCTAAATTATTAAACGAAGCCTATCCTAAAGAACCTAGATATTTTGGTCGTGCTCCCTTTATGGCCCCTATTAAACTTACTCCAGCTTTGATTGAAATATTTAATACAAAGAGAATGGAAATGCCTAGAACACAGATAGTTAAAAATCTTTGGGTGTATATTAAAAAGCACAATCTTCAAGATCCTAAAAACAAAAGAATTATTATTTGTGATGCAAAACTTAGAAAAGTAATGGGTAAATCAAGCATTTCAATGTTTGAAATGGTAAAAGCACTTAGTAACCACTTGGGATTCAAATGAGCAAATATGAAAACAACCAGAGAGAAGACGTTCTTCGTGACCTTAAAGAGGCACTGAATGACGCTGAAGATTTACCCAGAGAATATAGAGCTGAGAGAATTATGCAAGTTTTTGACAAGCACTTGTTACTAAACAAAATACCACTACAGATCAATCATTATGATATTACAGCTATGGTGTCCAATGCTAAAGGCAACATGATTAATATGCCTAGTTATGTAGAAATCTCTAAAAAACAAGTAGGACTTCATGAAGTTAGATTTGTTGCTATTTTACAGTCACTTATAGGATATTTAAATAGAAAAGACGCATTGAAGAGAATGCCAGAAATTGAATTTACTAAAAGAAGGCAAAAATGAATTTTATTCATATTTATTTTTATGTTTCTTGCGTAATAAGTGGAAATGATATAAATCACACAGATGCTTTTAGAAATATTAAAAGTGAGCATTTAAATATGTCACTTGAAAAACATGTGTGCTCTAGAAGAGAAGGTGTTTCTATATATATACCACCATCGAATGTCAAGCATTTAACTCCAGTTCTTATAAGAACTGCAAAGTTTACTGCTGCAAATTCGTATACTGATCTCAATAAGGGAAGCAAATTAGAAACAGGCGCATCAGAAGGGTGCAAAATAACAACAAAAGAAAGAGTATACATTTCAGCAGTTAGCTGTAAAAGTTACAATTAAGGAGAATATAATGGGTAGAGGAAGAAGTGCAAAAAGTATTGAAGAAAAAATCAGTGAAGAATTGCCTGAGTTTTATGATAGTGTTCAATCAATGAGCATTGAGCAATTAAAGGATCAGTTGGCTCGTGACGCTGGATATCGCGTAGAAAACCAAATAGCCAAAAAAGAAGATACTGAACTTAAAGCTGCTCGTGATCACGCCTCATTTCTGGCTGGCCCTTATAATGATGCTGAGAAAATGCTTAAACTTAAGGCTGAATTTGTTAAATCTCTTCTTGACGCTAAAGGTGGATCAGTTGAGCAAAAAGACACAACCGAAAACGCATCTTAATAAAGGTCTTCAGGAAAACATCAAAAAGAGTGGTGCTTTACCTGAAGATTTTGCTATGGTTAACATAGCTGTTCGCTATGATCAGATGAGGTGCTTTATTGCTCACCTTAGAATGATTAATATTGACGTTGAGCTTCCTCCAAAAGTAGAAGCTCTTGTTAAGTTTTATGAAAACAAGGGAAAATCGGAATGACTACTCTACAAAAACTAGATTATTGTATAGCAAAAACTGAGTATTCAGATTCTATGTTCGCTTGCCATTGGCTTAGTGTTACTGAAAGAACTATTAAAGCTTTTAGGGCTCTTTCTACTGAAGAACAAGAAAATCCAGAATTAAAAATAACAAAAAGAATAGGCCCTATTTACAATTTTCTAAAACTGGCCGAAAAAGCAAATTTATTTAGAGACTATCATCCAGCCAATATTATGGGCGCTGATTTAGACGAATATACCAGAGATCCTGAAGATGATGACTGCTATCTTTCTCCATCTTTATTTGTAAAATATTTCGGAGAGTACCCTGGAGAATATTCTGAAGAAAGCTTGATGAACTATATACATATTATTATTGTAAATTTTTGCAAAAAAGAGATAGAAATAGAAAAGCTTGAGTCAAAGATTAAGCTCATGGAAAATGAAAAAGAAATTAAAAGACTTAGAGAAGAAAACTCTTAATTGAAGGGCTATTCGTGAGGGTTCTTGCTCTAGATATGTCAACTAAAACTGGATGGGCTATTCTAGAAATGGAAAAAGGCAAATGCGAGCTCATTGATTGTGGAGTTCTTAAACAAACTCCAGAACCTGAAGGCTATGAGTATCCCTTTAGTTATCTTAAATGGTCAAATATGTGCTTTGATCAGATAGCTAAGATCTGGGACACTAAAGCAAACCCTGAAGTAGTCGTTATAGAAGAAACCGCTAAAGGTTCTAGAAACTCTTTTACTCAGAAAATTTTAGAATTCATCCATTTCAGAATGGCGCTTTGGCTTCAAGACGAATGTGAGCAAAACCCTGAATTAAAATATAGATACTATTTAACTGAAGAATGGCGTAGAATAGCAGGGTGCCAACAAAACGCTGCTGAAAAGAAAAACAATGCTAAACGTAGCAGAGAAAAAGCCAAAGCCAAGAAAAAAGGAGAAGCTACTACAGTTATAAAAGATAAAGAAGGCAACCGTTTAGGTAGGGTGACTAAAAAACACGTTAATGTTAGAAGATGTAACGAGGTTTTTGGCACAGAGTTCATACTCAAGGATGAAGACAAGGCCGATGCTTGTTTGTTAGGGTATGCTTATTATAAGGAGAATTTTGAATGACAATAACAATACCTGATTGGATGGGTTACGCATTTGTGGCTTATTTAGTTATTAGATGTTTTCTAACATATATGGATATAAAGAGTTATAAATAATATAAGGTAAAGCATGGATAAAGACAAAGTACTGCAAGCAGTAAATGACATTAAGAAAAAGTTTGCGACTGAAAGTGTAGATGAAGAACAGGTGAAGGAAAGCTTCGTAGATAAGCTTAATGCCTTGCTACAATCTATTTTCGGAGATGATGTTGATGCTGCCTATGAGCTTCTTGAAAAAGGCGACCTTTCTAATTATAGGAAGAGCTATATTAAACGATTAAGAAAATTTGTATATTCTAATCTGAAAAATTTCTTCTACGCAGCGTTTATGTTCAGTATTGTAGCATTTCTAGTATCTGAAGCTGTTACTTTTTATGCCGTTGATGGAGTGGTAGAATCTAAGACGTATATAAAGGCTATACTGACTGAAGTCAGTTTCATCTTTCTTTCCGGCTATGTAGCAACGACCAAATGGACCCAGGTAATAAGCAAATTACTCCTGGCTGGAGTATTTGGGCTTATGCTGTTTGTAATCTCTGCTGAAACTCTTAAACAGGGAGAAGCAGGAAGTCAAGAGTCTGCTATTATTGCCCAACAGATTATCACACTAGAGACACAGATAAAAGAAAAAGAAGAATTGATTAAATACTATGTATCTATTGGTTGGCCAAGAAATGCCACAACTACTAGATTAGAGAAACAAAAATTAGTAGATAAGCTGCTATTACTAAAAGAAAAACAAGCAGCTGGAAAAAATGAAAGCGTTACTGACATTGAGCGTTATAAAAGTTATGGTAAGGCTTTCTTTAGAGTGATATTATTAATGATCAACTTACTTATTTCTAGAAGAGTGTTTAAGTTTTGAGAAATAGAAGTAGAATCAGGGGCTATTGTTTTTGTTGCGGTACAGAAACTGCAAAATGGACCAATATGAAGGGTATGTCTTTTAGATGGAGGCATACTAGAAAAATACTAAGACATGATTTTTGGAATTATGTCTGTACTGTTTGTGGAGAATATGGTATGTGGAGTTGTGACATTGCAAAATTTGCCCAACTCATTAACATGGGCACTGGTGATCTTTCAGGAAATGATGACTCTCAGGGTATGGACTACAAATATTTTAATAAGGGTGGAATATGAGCATCAAAGACAAAGAAGTCACTATTGAAGAATTTGCTAAATGGGCAAGTAATAATAAAAACTATACATGGTATCATGGAAAAGGCGGTGGCTTTGATTTTGGCGGCACTAATTGTCCCTTTATTAAATATATGCGCCCTGCATTGGATACTCGTGACATGAAGGTTTATAGAATAGAGTGTGACCGTAAAGAATATACTACAGATTTTAGAGACGAAGGCGAAGGTACTATCCTTGATATTTTATCCGCTAAACTAGAAAAAGCTATGAAAAACCACAACAAAGAAATGGAGAAAGAAAATGAGTAATGGAATAGTCAAACAATTCGCCACTTCTGATTGGCACGTTGGACATCATAATGTTATTGATTTCTCTAACAGGCCCTTCAAGGATACTCGTGATATGCACAGAGTATTGATTAATAATTATAACTCTACCGTACCTGAAGATGGCATTTGCTATTTTGTAGGCGACATGGGCATGGGAAATCCACTTACTCTTAAACACGTTATTAAAGAGCTAAACGGTACTAAAATTTTAGTACTAGGAAATCACGACAAAGGATTAAACAAGATGTACAGTCTAGGCTTTGACGTAGTAACGTTTGGAGCGATCTTTGATATTTGTGGTGAGCAAGTAACAATGACCCATTGCCCTCTAAGAGACACATACAGAGAAGATACAAGCAAAATGAAAGAAGGCGAGCTTTGTCCTAACTGGCATGGTGAGCATAGAAAAAAATATAAAAAATATACCATTCCTAATTGGGGCCAATATCATCTTCACGGCCATATCCACTCTCCAAACTCTGGTCAATCAAAAAAGATTGAAGGTAGACAAATGGATGTTGGAGTAGATGCTAACGGATATCGCCCAGTAAGTTGGAGTGCCATTGAATCATGGATAGCAAAGACTAAAAATGTCAAAGGGTAATTTAAGCGTTTTTGCTGCCAATAAAACAAACTATAATGATGGAATTAATAAAAGAGAAGATTTTATTACTAGAAGATGGTCAGCATATAGATTAGAAAAATTTGTAGGATTGAGAAGCTTTACTGATGCAGACTCCTACAATGATATGAGAAGTAATGGGTTCGCTTATCCTCTTGATGAACACAATCATATAGAAGCTAGAAATAAGAAAGACAAAAAATGAGTAGGACTATAGTTAATTTTGGAAAAAAAGCAAACTATAATCCTAAAGTAAACACTTCAAGCCTTAGCATTAGAGAAAAATGGCACAAGTTTAGACACGAAACATACATAGGAATTGGCAATTTTTCTAATACTGATAATTATAATAGTGGAGTTTCAGAAAATACGAATATAAAAGAAAACAAAAGTTCAGAAATGGTAAACTTAAATGAATGATGATTACATAAACAATATAATAGTAAAGACTAAATATTCTTATTCTCTTAATGATAGAAGTTTTCACATGGAAACCCACTGGTCTAATTATTGTATGGAAGATTTCGTAAGTGTAGCTGGATTTACTAATACTGAAAATTACGATGAAATTGAAACAGAAGATATAGCCACGGATATAGAAGACCATGATCATTATAGCGACGAGTGATACTCATTATAGGCACGAAAAAGTGGAGCTAGCTCCAGGTGATGTGTTTATTCATGCCGGAGACAACAACGCTGGTGGACCAAGCTGTGCTCGTGATTTTATTGAATGGGTTGGCGAACTTAATTACAAACATAAAATAATTATTGCAGGCAACCATGATAATGCCTTTGCCGATGATCCCAAGTATATTGAGCAATTATGTAAAGATAATGGGGTCATATACCTAAACGATTCTGGAGTAGAGATTGATGGGGTTAAGTTCTGGGGAAGCCCATGGACACCTAAGTATGGATTAGACATTTATGTATTTAACGCTGCACGTTCAGTAACCGAACAAGCATTCTTAGGTTTTAAATATCCATTAATAGAAGAAAAGTGGGCTCTTATCCCTGAAGATACTGACGTATTGATTACCCACGGCCCAGCTTATGATGTTCTTGACGTAAACAAAAAAGGCATACCTTGTGGGTGCGTAGAGTTGAGAAAAGCCATAGAAAAAATAAAACCACAGGTTCATATCTTTGGTCACATTCACGAAGGCGCTGGAGATACTAAAATAAATGAGACTGAATACTATAACGTGGCTTACTTTGGTAAGATTACAAGGCACTCTCGTAACGAATACACTATTGAAAAAAATCCAGCAAGCATGATTTATATTGACGATAATAAATAATTGAATCTCCAGTCTGGACGGTGCGGTGTCGAAAGCCCACGTTCTTCCTGGACCGAGGGTTATGTGCGAGGCATATTAAAATGGTTGCTAAGATCTGCCCTTTACTTGTGGTATAGTCCATGAACTTACCACAGCCCCTAGAGATAGGTAGCTCCTTGATCTAGTAGAGGCTCTGCAAGCCTACACTGTTACTAGACGCGTCTAGACAGTTGTTTTTAAGCCCTATTATGGGCAGAACAAGCAGCGCATGGTGGATGTAGGAAACGCCACTAGGAGTCACAATCCTCTCAGCAGCTCAATGATACGGGGCAACAGCTGGAAAACTGTGAGGTTGCGGCTCGCTTTTTTTATTCAGCTCAAATCTGAGCCGAGCAAAATCTTCAATAATTTCAATGACTTTATTCTCTAAAAATTTACTAGCATTTTTTAATAATCCATGTTATATTTAACTCAACAAAGGAAATAAAATGGTTTATTTAATAGTTGTAGGCTTAATATGTACCACAGGCACTATTGATTGTTATTCAAAAATAAATAACAAAGCCGAGAAAATAAACGTTACTAGAGAAATGACCAAAAAAGAGTGTGTAGAGAAGACAATGATTCTTAGAAAATATATAACAGACAATAAATTAGGAAAACCTATAGTTGTTTGTAGAATAAACTGGGAGAAGGTACAATGAATCCAAGAACGCCTAAATTTTTTAACAATGGAATTGAAGTCAAACACATTTCTGAGAAAAAAGGCAGAGGTGTATTTGCTACTCGTACTATTAAAAAAGGTGAAGTATTTGAAATAGCGCCCTGCCTAATAGTGCCCCATGATGAGAGTGAACTAGTAAACGACACTTTTTTAGGTTTTTATACCTATTCTCCTCCAGGGCCAACTAAGGATGAGGATGAAGAAACATACGATGAGTGCTCAATTATTGCTCTTGGTTATGGATCTTTATATAATACTAACAAGAACCCAAACGCTGACTATGCTGTTTATTATAACCATGCTAAATACTTTGCGCTAAGAACTATTAAAAAGGGCGAAGAAATATTAATAAACTATGGTTGGGATGAGTCTTATACAAAGGATTTTGAATGAAAAAGCTAAGCCATTGGTGGCGTTGTAGTTGGTGTGGATTTGCCACAAATGATTCGGTGCATATTTGCAAGGGGAAATGATATGGATGTTTATGTGGTTACTTATGGATATGACTATGAAAGCACTTCTGTTCTTGGAGTATACTCTACTGAACAAAAAGCCCAAGCAGCAGTAGAAGATATGGTTGGTAATTATTATGATGAAGTGAAATGGTACACAGACTATATGGCTAAAGAGTATAGCAGTGAATCAGACAGCACTGGTAGAAGATTTGAAATTGAACAATGTCAGTTAGATGACCAATATGAAGATGATTTATTCGAGGACTAATTATGTTATACGGACTATATATGGAAAAAGAAACAGATAATATTGCTATAAAGCGCACAGCAAACTCTATTGAAGCTTTCAATCACACCCACTATCATAAGGTTTGGAAGGCTAGAAGAGAAATTGGTGATAATCTAGGAAATCTTGATCAACCAAACCATTCGCTTGTGGGTAAAAAGCTCAGAAATCGCAAAACAGGAGATATTTATAATGTGGAGTCTGTTAAGAAACAGTTCTATGCTGGATGGTATTTTGGAGCGCTGCTTGAGTGTAACAACAGTCATTGTTTTGCATGGTTCCACAACGAAAGCAGTATAGATAGTATTGTTGAAAAGCATTGTATAGAATTTTGGGAAGATTTTGAGGAAGTGAAATGAAAACACTGAAAAAAATTAAACTAACTTCAGATTGTGGAACAATGGCATGGACCGTTGATTTGCATGAAGTCGCCCACGATAGGGCCTGTTACTATTCCAAAAAAGACAGCGACAATGCCACTTATGAAGATGAATATGAATTTACCTGTGAAGACGACTACGAAGCTGTTGATTGGTTACAAAACAATATGGACTGGTATAATTGTAGATCATTAAAGATGATTATGAATTTTGAAAAACCTTTAAACGAAGTAGATATTGACGATTGGGAGATAGTATAATGGGCTTAGATATAGATGGAATAAAAATTATCAGAGAAGGAAAAACCGATGACACTGTTTTTGTATACGAAGGTTTTGAACGGTCCCTTAAAGATGAAGAAATAGTAAGTCTTGATTATGATGACGAAAATTGGGAATGCGTAGCTGACGGAATCTCTATGTCTTATGGATCATATAATGGATTTAGAAGAGTGCTGGCTGAAGCAGCCCTAAACACAAGTGTAGAAAATGTATGGAAATTGGCTGGAAATCTCAAAGATAGTGAACCTTATCCTTCTCCAATTTTTCATATACTTAATTTTGCAGACAATGAAGGTTTTATAGGCCCATCGGCTGTAAAAGAATTAGATAGTTATTTTGATGAAAGACTTGAATATCTTAAGGAAGAGCTTTCGGATGATGAATACTATATGCACAAGGTTATTAGTTTAGCTGAATGTATTAAAGAAACTGCCAAAGAAAATGGCTACTTGAGGTTTGGATAATGGGTAGAAAATTATCAAGGGCCTTGAACCCTAAACATGGTTGGCGAGAAGCTTTAGAAGATCTTAAGGATTTTTTATGGTACGACCCAGCTAGTTGGTGTCGATCAAAAATTGAAATGCTTCAGAGAATGGTATATTGGGGCTGGCACATGAGATGGAGTTGGGACTTTGACGCTAGTACTATTTATGAAATGCTTTACAGAAAATTAGACAGAATTTACTGCTGTATGAGAGATCATTCCCATTGTGTATGGAACAGCAGCATCGAACAGCCTAGAATGAGAGAACTAAGAGAAGCTAGAGAAATCGCTAAAAGACTATGGGAAGATGACTATGATATGGCAGCTTTCTATGAGACTGAGGAAAAATACGGCAAGCTTAAATCATGGACTGAAAAAATTCCAAACAAACCTCTCTATAGATATCATTCTTTATGGGGAAATGACGAAGAAGTTGATAAGAAAGCTATAGTGTTTAATCGTAGAAGAGATAAGCATTGGAGAGAAGTAAAAAAGCTTCATAAAGATCGTTTATTTTATTTGCTAAACAAAAACGTAGAGTATTGGTGGGACTGATGATTCATCATTATCTTTATAAAAGCTTTTCAAATAAGACAAAAATAGCATACGTTAAGTTGACTTGTACTGGAGAAAAATATGTCTATGACGCTAAGGCCAGAAATGGTTGGTCGAATACCCCAAGTAGGGTTGCTCCAGTAACTACTAGTGCTAAATTAACTACTTGCCCATTGTGCAAGAAAAAACTAGTAGACAAGTTAGAAAGCCAATTAAAGGAGTTGAGATAATGGAAATTTTATTTTTCATCATTCCAGTGTGGATTCTTATATTTGTAATGCTTGTTGTTTACAGCATTAGCAAGAAAAGATTAAAAGCATTCTTATTGCAGTTCTTAATATATGAGGTATTTTTTGCATTATTAGCCACGGTAGCTTTTCCAGTTTTTGGGACATTCTTTGGATTTACTTCTTATACTGCTGCTGCAATGTTTTGTGCTTCTGACTTATTAGATTGGGTCAAAAAAATAGGAGAGAAAAATGAAAAGTAAAACTACAATACTATTATCTATACTGCCTTTAGTATTTGGATACTTGATTCTTATAGGGGTCAGCAATTCAGATGGGATGGAAGCTTTTAAAAAATCTGAACAAAAAACAGCAACTTGTAGCCTCAAAGGATTTAAAGGTTTTCCAGAAAACGTAACCGGACCAGTTACCCTAGAGTTGGCCAAATTAATCACGGTTATGGTATCCAACGATGATGAAAGTTTAGAAATTACCGTAGCAAAGAAAAGGTGCGAAATCAAATGAAAATTTTATATATAATTTTATTAACTTTTGCTATACAATCAGCACAAGCTTTTACAGCAAAAGACGCAAAAACTTTGGCTAATATTAGTAATCTAACCACAGAAGCAGAAAATGACGCTGAAATATGCAAACTTAATATACTAAAAGATGTTAGAAAAAAAGCAACTAAAGGTTATTCAATCCTTTTCTTAATAATGAATGATAGAGACTCTTGCAGTTGGGGAAATGTCCCAGAACTAGTTTCTAAAAAACTCGAAAAGATGGGATATAGTACGCATTTAGTTGAAGCTGGAATTAACGGTAATAAATGGACTAGAATATTGACGGTAGGGTGGTAATATGCAAGGCGCAATACTAAATGAATTATTAAGCACCATGGACGCTAAGATGTTCAATCTGGCTGTTCAGTTGTTGCTTTTCGGAGCTATCGGTTTTTGGCTAAAAGACATGAATAGTCGTATAGTAAATTATTACAAACTTAAGATGAGTGATTTTGGCCGTGGAACAAAAGTTCTTATACTAGGACACGAAGGATTTATTAGTCGGATCGGATTCAACGAAGTAGAGATTACTATAGATGTAGACAAGACCCTTTTCATTCCAGTAAATAAGTTTATAAGCACTGACAAGATCATTGTAGCTAAACAAGTTCACCAAAAAATAAGGGATGAGAAATGAGTAAGGTTAGATTTAAGAGATATATGCACTCTAATAAAGAAGACAATTATGACCTTGAAGAAACATTCAAAGACAACGAACTGCTGTATTGTGGATATGAAGAAGAGTTGGTATATGAGTATGATACCCTTACTAAAGAATTAAAACTTATAGGAGCTGGTGGATATTTTCTAGGCGATGAAAAAATTTCAGAAAGTGAATTAACGGAGATAAAGGAATATGACTAAAAAATACGATCCAGATATGCAAAATTTACCATCTATAGAAATAGATTATGGTCTAGTTCCTGAAATCTATGATGGAATAGTGCAAGATATGCACAAAGGGTACCTTACAGTTAAAGTAAATGGTCAAGAAATAGAAGATAGAGTTACTGCTAACCTTATAGAAAAATTAATAGGTTGTGTAGATCACGAAACTCTTATTGGAATACTTAAAGATATAAGGGATTATAAATGATTAGTGTTGAAAAGAAAACTGTAGAGAAGTACACAGTAAGAGGCGATGGCCTTAGCTGGAGCATATTCACCCTAGATGATGAAACTGGCGATATCAGTGTTCAATCTGATTGGGGCAACTACTCTTATATATGGAATTGCAGAGGGAATGGAAAGTCCCTAAAAGACTTTTTAATCACCGCTGGTGTTGGCTACGTTAAAGACAAATTTAGTTACCCATGTAACGGCGGCAAAAAACACGTTTATCGTAAAGAATCCCTTGACAACTTTAAAAGAGATATTATTAATGCTAGAAGAGATCATCAAATTCCTAAACATTATGCTAGATCTTTTTACGAAGCTCTTGATCATTTAGATCTACATGGAGATATCAATACTGTATATCATAGCGTTGAAAATATGGTTAGCTATTTGCAAGACAGCTGTGAGTTAGATTTATTTGACGATGGACCTTGGAGTGATGACTATGATTTTATGGAAAATGTAGTGGTTGGTTGTTCTCCACAGCTTAACACTTTTATGGAAAAAGTTTGGCCAGTATTTATAGACGCTTTGAAAAAGGAAAGAAAATGACTGAAGAAAAACTAGACTACTATATGAATAGAAAAGAACAAATTACCCTAGCTGAATCTAAGACTTTAAGGGCCAACTCTGCTCAGTGGAGGAAATTGTATTCTAAAATGGACGACAAAGCTTTGTTGAGTGTAGTCGATAATTTTCTTAACAATATATTCATAGAAGATACTGGAACTTATGATAGTCAACTGGTTCACACTATTGTACCGTTACTTGTTAAACGTATAGATCCCAATCATAAAAGAAGCAATGACAGATACTAATTGGAGTGCTTGCTATATATGTCAGGGAGATTTGCCCGATGACTACGAGTATGCCACCTGTTGTTCAGGAAGGGAGTGTGGTTGTATGGGAATGCCTATAGAAGTTCCTATATGCTCTTATGATTGTGAAAGATTGAACGGTAGAATGTTTATGGATTATTCTATAGAAGTAAATATTAAAAGCTGGTATCCTGCTTGGCTGGTTAAATTAATAGTAAAATATAAGATTTGGAGAAATTAATGAGTATATTTAAACCTAGAGTAGTTTATAAGCCTTTCGAATACCCATGGGCTGAAGAGTATACTGAGAAACAACAAATGGCTCACTGGCTTAAATCTGAAGTGCCCATGAGTAGTGACATTAATGATTGGAAAACCAAACTGTCTGAGTCTGAAAAGAATCTTATAGGAAATATATTAAAAGGCTTTACCCAAGTAGAGGTTATTGTGGGAGATTATTGGACAACCAAGGTTCCTTACTGGTTTCCTAAACCTGAGATTATTGCTGCTGCCATTACTCTAGGAAGCTTTGAAGTCATTCACCAACAAGCCTATAGTCATCTCAACGATAGCCTTGGGTTAGATAACTACTCAGAATTTTTAGATGATGAGGCTACTAAAAATAAGCTAGACCTTTTAGTGGCTACTAAGAACAAAAACAAAGAAGAAATAGCTAGGAGTCTTGCCATATTTAGTGCATTTGGAGAAGGCGTACAATTATTCAGTAGCTTTGCTATTCTTATGAGCTTTAGCCTAAGAAACCTTATGAAAGGCGTAGGCCAAATAGTGAGTTGGAGCGTTAGAGACGAATCTCTACATTCTAATTTTGGCTGTAAACTATTCAGAGAAGTTATTAGAGAGAACCCTGAGATCTGGACAGATGATTTTAAAAAGACTATTTATGACGCTGCACGACTAGTTGTTGAGTTAGAAGATGCTTTCATTGACAAGGCTTTTGAATTAGGTAATATTCCAGGGCTAACTAAAGAAGACATGAAAGCATTTATCAGACATAGAGCCAGCACCAAGCTAGGCGATCTTGGGCTAAAAATGAATTGGAAAAATATAGACCAAGCTGCATTAGACAGAATGGATTGGTTCGATAACTTAACGGCTGGAGTAAATCATCAAGACTTTTTTGCAGGTCGCGTAACAGATTACTCAAAAGGGCACGTAGACTTTAGTGGGATATTTACAAAATGATAGATTTTTATGAAAAAGTTCTCAATACTAAAATTGAAAGCCATGACTTTAACGACCCTATTACTCTTAAGAGGTATCTTCAAAAATTACTAACTACTCTTATAGATGAGGAAGAAAGCTTTAGTGGCAAGAGACCTTTCGGAAACTCTGGATGGCTATGGGACGTATATCTAGCTTTAATAAAAGCCGGACATATTCCAGGCAAATTAGATGAAGATGGATATATTGAAGAAATTGAAACCAAAGACGCTGATAATTTAATCAATAATTGTATAGAGCACTTATTCAAATGAGTATATTCTATACTAAATATTTTCAAATATTTGAAGGCGAAAACAGAGAAAGCTTATTGTTTGGAATTGGAATAGGCACTTGTTATGTATGTTCTGATGATGATGATTTTAAGGCTATTTCAATAGATATCATTTTTATAAAACATTTCAATATTTTAATTAGATATAAAACTGTAAAAAAATACTAGCATTTTGTTTGCTTTCATGTTATGATAAATCTAACTGGAGGAATTATGGAAAACAATAAATTAGAAAAAATGTTAACATCATTTTTAGAGCGTCTTGATAAAATTGAAGACTTTGCTATTGAACACGCTCCTGATTTTGTTAAAGATATAGTTAAGGTAGAGTACGTTAAGCTTCAAAATCAAATAATTCATAGTACAATTATCTTTGTTATAGCTGCCACTTATATTGCTGGTTTCTTTTATTTCATAGGAATTGAAGATTCTGATAATTTTGGAAAACAGTTAGTTTTTGGCATTCCAGCTATTATAGCATTTCTAGGGGTTATTGGTTCTATTTTTGACGGAATCAATGAAATTCTCGAATATAGAGAAATGAAAGCTTCTGAAAGATTGGTAGCCATTAATGGAATAAGCAAACTTCTTAAGGGAAAATTCTAATGAAATACTCAAAAACAGCTACTATTTTAGCAATGTATGGAGCAGCTTTTTACCTTATAATGGATCCTTTCATTTTTACTGGAGTGCTTTTGTTGTTTATTGGAACAGACCTAGAAAGTAGATGGCTTAGTGGGCCTGTATTAAAGAAACCTAAAAAAGGTGGCCTTGATCGCTGGCTGAATAGGCATAAAAAATGATTTATTTATTTGAAGACTATAGCGGAGAAGATTGGTCTGCCAATGATTATATGAAATATATTGACTGCTTTGGCAGCATTGAAGATCTTGAAAAACGCTTAATGATGGGTGATCTTAGCGCATACGAAGATTACAGAATTATGGAAAACGGTAATTGGAGAGACGTTAAATTAAAGCAGCATTATAAAAAAGTAACATCAATAAAAGATAAAATTATCACTGATGCTTATGGAAATGAACACACTATTCCAACAGAAGTGACAAATAATGAAAAAGACTATATAACTGTGGAGTACTCGTGACTATTGGAATGTGGTTCTTTTTAATAATGATTCTGTGGTGTGGACACGTACCAAAAAATAGGAAGTGATGTGGATAGCCTTAAAAATATGCTTAAAAAATATTACAAATTCTATAGAGCGCCACTTAACGAAGATCTTGAGCTTGATCTTGAAAAAATAGTAAACGATGTTGGCACTCATTTTTATAATATGGGCAGAATAACCGAACTAGATAAAATGAAAAGAATCAAAAGAGAAGTTATGAGCACTATGATACTTTGTGATGCTTGTGATCTTCAGGTTCCAGAGATGGCTTGTACTTGTTATGAAGTCGATATTATAGACGTATTGGACAATATTAAAAAAATACTAGGAGAAAACGATGGATAAAACTGAAGTTGTTGAAAGGCTTAAAGAAATGGCAGCTGATCTTCAAGAGCTGGGGTTTATACTAACCAACCATGAAGAACAAGATGCTTATGAGATTTTAAACGATGCTGCTGATCTAGTAAATGAAGCCGCCGATACCATAGACGTAGGTGAAGAATGAGTAATAAAATGATGAGCACTCACGATTTGCATTGCCCTAACTGTCACACAGAGGTTGATCCAGATACTTTGCAGCAACTATGTTTTGAACCTTATAATGGAATCTACTTTGAATGTGACGATTGTAAGCATGGATATTCTCTCAATATATATGTAGAAGCCCAATTAATCAGTGAACCAGAGACAGATGATGAGTAGTGCTTATATAACTTTAAAAGGCAGGTATAAGTTTTTTCAAGACTTTTCAACAGTAATTATAGATTTTAAAAGAGCCAAAAAATTTGAAGTGGTAGATGAAGTAAACGGCCTTTTAAGACTAAGAGCCAAAAACTTTGGTATTCTTGGCAAGAAAAATCAGTATGGAAATGGCTGCTTATATTTAAGCCCTAAAAATATAAAAGGAATACAAGATGAGCGATAAAATGAGCGAAGAATACGGAAAAAGTAAGAGTTTTTTACAAGCATTAGATGAATTTTCTACAGAGCTTATGAAAGATTGGATGGAAGTAGAAGAGATTGTTCTAAAAAAGCACAGCTTTATCAAAGCAGTAATGCAAACAATGCCAACTGAAATTGAATACAGAAAACCTTCAGAAAAAGACTTTCTAGCAAGAGCCCTTGAAGAGGGGTGTTTTGAAATTTATACCCATGCAAATAGAGTCACTATTAGATTGAAGGATGAGGAGTAATGGAATTTTTTAGGAAATGTTTAAGCAAAACCACCAGTTCAGATTGGGCGTTTTTATTGGTTCAATTTGGTCTTTTGATTTATGGTGTTTATGAAGAAAAACCTGATCTTTTATTTATAATAATTGTAGCTATTAGTTTAGGCTTTTTGTCCAGTCAACTAATATTTAGTGCTTTGCATGACGTAGTAATGGATGAAGCAAATGATCTTATAGATATTCAAAAAAAATATATAAAAATACTTAAGGAAAAAGATGAAAGTTGATCGTAGAAAGTTCCTAAAAGCCCTCGGTGGAGTGGCTGGTGCTGCTGCATTGGGAATTACTCTAATACCTGAAAGAAAAAGCAAACTAAATATTGATTGGTCCTCAGTGGAAACAAAACCTCCAGGGGCTATAGCAGATGTTCAGGTTATAAATACTGAAGGTGGAGTTCTTACTCGTGAAATTGTTGAAGAAGCAGCAGAAAGAGCTGTACAAAGCTTTGGTCAACCCTATAAGTATATTATGCCCTATGACGTAGCAAAGGCTTGGATGGAAGTGGACGACAAGACTTTGAAAAAAATTCTAAAAAACAATTCAAATATTATCATTTCTGACTTTGCTTGGGGATATTAAAAAATATGAGTCAAACACTTGCAGAAAAATTAAGAAATAAAATTCAAAAAGACCTTTCTATTTTTCTAAAACAGAAAGTTTGGTCTCCTGAAACAGAAGAGGGCAAACTACAGCGAGAAAATATACAAAAAACTGTAAGCAAAGCTGTTGAGTGCTTTTTAGAAGGAAACGTAACAGAAATACAACCAATAATAGAAGACGTTAAAATAGTTGGCAGCTCTATAGAACTAAAGCTATCAATACCAATAAGCTACATAGAGGAATAATATGAAAAAAGGCATCGATTATCCTAATTGGATGAACGAAGTTTCTGTTCAGACAATGAACAAGGGACAATTACTTCCAGGTGAAAACGTATATCAAGCCTTTGAAAGGGTAGCTAACTCTGCTGCTTGTCGATTGCTTATTCCAGACATGAAGAAATATTTCTATGAAGCTATGGAAAAGGGTTGGCTATGTCCAGCCACTCCAGTACTTACTAATATGGGCACTTCTCGTGGTTTACCTATTAGCTGTTTTGGAATAGACGTAGACGATAACCTGTACGATATCTATGACAAGGTTACTGAACAAGCCGTACTCACTGCTCAAGGTGGAGGGGTTGGAGTAGGCATGAACCGAATCAGAGGCCGTGGAGCACCGATTAAACAGCGTGGTGAATCTGAAGGTATTATTCCATGGGCACACGTCTATGATAGCGCCATTATTGCTACTTCTCAGGGAAATATTAGGCGTGGAGCATCATCAATTAACCTTAATATTAGACATAAAGACATTCACGAATTTCTTAGAATGAGAAGACCAGAAGGTGACACTAATCGTCAGAACCTCAACTTGCACCATTGCGTACAAATCACTGATGAATTTATGGAAAGCATCGCTAATGGAAATAAAGCCGATCAAGACTTGATGATTGAGATTCTAAAGACTAGATTTGAAACAGGCGAGCCTTATATTCACTTCATCGACACTACTAACTATGATAATCCTGCTGGATATAAAAGACTAGACCTAGACGTTTCTATGACTAATATATGTTCAGAGATTGTTCTTCATACCGATCCAACTCACAGTTTTGTTTGTTGTTTATCTAGTCTTAACTTATTAAAATATGATGATTGGAAAGACTATGTTTTCGATAATGGTATGACTCTCCCAGAACTAACTGCTTGGTTTCTTGAAGGAGTTTTAAACGAATTTATTGAAAAAGGAAAATCTATAAAAGGCATGGAAAACGCCATCAGGTCTGCTGTAAAGGGTAGGGCTATTGGAATAGGCGTTCTTGGCTGGCATGGGTTTTTACAATCAAAAAATATTCCATTCGTTTCTCTAATGAGCACTTCCTATACTCATGGAATATTTAAATTCATTGATTCTGAATCATTAAAAGCTTCTAAACAAATGGCTGAAATATTTGGCGTACCTAAATGGTGCGTAGATACTCGACACTCTCACAGAATAGCCTTAGCTCCCACAGTAAGTAATAGTGCTAGGGCGAATACTAGTGCTTCTATTGAGCCATATAGGGCCAATGCGTGGAACTATAAAGGCGCTCAGGGAGTTTACTTAATGAAGAACCCTCAATTAGAAACTTTGCTTAAAGATCTTGGAAAAAACACCAAAGATGTTTGGAAAAGCATAGTAGTTAACGGTGGATCTGTTCAACATCTTGAATTCTTATCAGCTGACCAAAAAGAAGTATATTTGACTTTTCCAGAAATAGACCAAGTAGAGCTGGTACGTTTGGCTGGACATAGACAAAAATATATAGACCAGGCTCAAAGCGTTAATTTATGTTTTCCAGCAAATGCTGACGCTGATTATATATGGGATGCTCATTTTGAGGCTTGGAAAAAGGGCCTAAAGACTCTTTATTATTGCAGAAGTGAAAGCGTAATTAAAGGTGACACTGGAAGTAGAAGCTTTGTACGCAAAAATGTCGATAATAATGAGGAAGAAGATTGCAGTTTTTGCGAAGGATGATATGAAAGCTTTAACAAATATTTTATTAGCCATTGGCGGCATTGTGCTTGTAGGTGGATGTATTTATGGTGGTTTTTGGTTAAAGAGAACAATGAATTACAACCTATATTACAAAGATCAAATAGTAAAAGAAATTAAAGAAAATGTAAAGAAAGAGTGCCTCAAATGAGTTGGAGTGAAAGCGTAGCCAAAGACACTTGGGAAAACAATGAGCTTTTTGAATTCTCTTTAGTTGGGGATGACTCTATGATGGCTATTCTTTGTAATGAATTTGAGCCTTACAATGTTGTCACAAATAAGCAATTAAGTAAAGGCGATTTATTTTACGATGGAGCCGGACAAGCAGCAGTTATTATATCTCAAATTATAACAGGACCATATAAGGTTTATGAATACGAAGCTGTTTCTGAAGAAAATCCAACTTACGCTGTTTACGAAGATCCTATAGTAAGGGCCAGAAACCTTAGATTTCTTAAAACCTCAAACACCTTTATTGATTTATTAGAAGTTTCTGGATATACTGGTCATGTAGTTGATGGAGATGTAGAGATTCATTTTAAAGGTAGTGATCATTATTGTGTGCTTGCTAGGGAACTTTTTGAACCACAGTATTTAGAATTTATTGAACTTTGGCATGGAGTTAAAATTGAAAGTAACTGATACACATATTTATTTTTGGGGAGGGATATACTCTCAATGGGCTAAGGTAAAGTTTAATGATGGAGAGAAAGAATTTTCATCTGCTGAACAATACATGATGTATAGAAAAGCAGTAACTTTTAATGATTTAGAAGCTGCTGAAAAAATTATGAAAACCAACGACCCTAAGAAACAAAAAGCTATTGGAAGAACTGTAAAAAACTTTGACCCTGATGTTTGGTCTAATATGAGCCTAGCAGTGGTTACTCTAGGAAACTTTTTTAAATTTAGCCAAAACCCTAAATTGTATAAAGAATTGTTAGCTACTGGTGATAAGACTATAGTAGAGGGCTCTCCCTATGATAAGATTTGGGGAGTTGGGTTAGCATGGGATGATCCTAAGATTTTAGACGAAGCTAACTGGGATGGCCAAAATTTACTAGGCATAGCTATTATGGAAACTAGGTTCCTTTTAAGAGAGGTTGCATGAGAAATTTAATAGCTGTTCTTAGACTGTGCATTACAGTAGCCTTAGCAATGTCTGCTTACAAGTATGGAAAAATTGAAGGACGTAGAGAAGGAAGAGCCCAGGGCGCATACGATGGTATGAAATGGGGCAATGAAATGCTTAAGAAAGAAAAAAGAATCAAAGAAAATGAAATCGAAATCCTTGAAAAGGTTATAGAAAAATGCGACCTACCAGAGTCCCATGGTCTTGGTCCGGTAGAAACTGCGAGCCTTGATATTTATAAGAATATAGGAGAATATAATGAGTGATCCAAATGATATCTGGGAAGACGAAGGTTCTGACAGAGAATATATGACTGAAGAAGAATACGAAGCCGTAGCAAACGGTCAGTATATTGATGAGGGTTATCAAGAAGTTTACGAAGATGATCCTAACAATTTCATGGATGTATATGAAGAAGAATACGAAGATATGGAAGATGAAGAGCTTCAAGCAAAAACTGATGAAGTTCTTGATGGTGCTCTTATACGTCTTGAGCAAGGCCGCTTATATAAAATGATTATGGAAACCATAGACGGTGGAATGTTTGAAGATACTGGATGCGATGAGCGTTCTATCAAAAATGTTGAGCGTGAGATGAAAGCGTTTATTATGAGTCGCCTAGAAGTTCTTCTTGGCATTCGTAAGAAAGCTGCAAAGAAAGTAAAAGTTGTTCGTGAAAAACAAGAAAATCAACTAAGTGACGTTGAAGTAGCTGTTATTAAAAAATTAACAAACACTGCTATCCAAAAGTCTGGCATTAAACCAGTAAGTGGGAATAGCGGATCACTTAAAAAGGTTGGAGCGCCTAAACAAGCGCCTAAACCTCAACCAAAAGCTGCTGCACCTGCTCCAAAGCCTAAGCCTAAGAGAAGAAAAAAGGCAACTAAATCAGCAGCGCCTAAGAAAAAGGTTAGAAGAAAAACTAGAAAATCATCCAAATCCTTTGCTGACATGACAGACGAAGAAAAACTGGCTAGAAATCAGGAAGTTAGTGATAGACAAGCTAGAAATAAGGTAAAATACGATGGGGTGCCAACAGCACCAGGCTCACCAGCACCACTTCCACCTCCAACAGGAGATGAAATGGCAATGTACCATCAACAACAGGCTCAACAAATGCCAAATGGAACCGATCTTAAAGGAAATTTAACCCAACACATACTTAACGCGTTGAATAAGAAATAGGAGAGACAATGCAAAGCAATAAACCAAAAATATCTGAGAGAGTAGAAGCCCTTGAATTATCTGTAGAAAATTTAAGTGCAGCAAATTTAGGTATGGCGCAAGCTCTAGAAAATCAAAGAAGAGTAGTTGTTTCTCTGGCTGAAAAGATGGATGCTATTTTTTATCTATCTAGTGCTAACCAGCCCATTACAGAAGAAGCAGTTGACGCTAGAGTAATTGATTTAAAAGAAAAAGAGCTTAAAGCTGAAACTGAGCAAGCATTAACTAATGGCGACATTAAACCAGCAAAAGTTGTGGGAAATCAAAGCTTTGTGGTTGTTCGTGAGTTAGATAAAGATACGAAAAAAGTCATTCAACCTAGAGCACAAATTGCTTTAGCTTATATGCCTGATGAAGTTAAAGATGACTTCCTTGGAAAAAAGAAAGGTGACAAAATCGAAAATGGAAACGTAATTATTGAAATTATTGAAGTTTATGATTTTGTTAAACCTGAAGGTAAATAAGGGTAATCTTTACCTTAAAGGGAGCTTATATGAGTATTAAAAATTATACAGAAAAAGAAATAGCGTATATCATTAATTCTAAAGACACCAAAGACTGGACTTGGAATGAACTAGCTGAGAAGTACAACAAGAAGTTTAATCAAGATCGTTCACCTGAAACTATTAGAGAGTGTTATAAACGCTACGTTCATCTGTATAATGATGATCAGTTTGTGGTCAAACAATTACGAACAGTAGCAAATACTAAGAAAAATTCAGCCCTAAAAGCTAAAGAAAACCGCGTAATTCTCGAAAGGCTTAATACTCTTGAAGAAATTCTAGAAGTTACCAAAAATGCTGCTCGTGAAATTATTAAAGATATTCCTAAAAAGTCAAAATTTAAACCTCTTAAATCTAAGAAACGTCTAATGACTAAGGAATTATTGCTGTCGGATATTCATTTTGGCAAATTAACTGCTACTTTTAATTTAGAAGTATTGCACAGGCGACTAGATGAAGTTGTTCGTGCTACTCTACACGAGATTGAAAGAGACAGCAAAGAATATGCTGTAGAAAGACTGATTATCCCTATACTAGGAGACATTATTGAGTCTGATACTATGCACGGACCAGAAAGTTCTAAGGGTTGTGAATTTGGCAATTCTAGGCAAATATACGAAGCACAGATTGGCTTGTTCAAGCACGTTGCTAAACCTATTTTAGACTACTGCCATGATAAGGGTATTTTTGTAGAATTTGTTATGGTTACTGGAAATCACGACCGGACTGAAGAAAAAAGAACCTTTAATGATCCAGGGGAAGACAATGTTACTTATATTATTTACAATACCCTTAAAGATTATATTGAACTTGCTGGCTATAATAATGTATCTTTTGACATACCTAGTGGGCCTTGGGCTATTACTAGCATTTATGGCTCTACTGTTATGTATGAACATTACGATAACGCCGCTAATGACTCTCGTAAAGCGTTAGAAACATTGATGACCAAAAGAGCAACGAACAATATTAAGAAAATTATTCATTTTATGAGGGGTGGACATTTTCACAATACTACTTCTTATGACAACAACCGCATCCAAATCAACGGTTCTTTCCCTGGAAACGATTCTTACTCTAGCATACTAGGTTTTGATTCTCCAGCTGCTCAGACTCTTAATAGTTATGTTAAAACTTCTAGAAGAAGCAACAGCTTTTATAGAACCTTTGTTATTCAACTAGAAGACGTAAAATGATAGTAAAGTCCAGTCACCTAGCTCTTAGATTTTATAAAAATGATGGCTGGACTATGGCCCTTTTATCTGAGTGTTTAGAGAAAGGCTCTGCTATAGAATTTTGCCCAGGTATTGGTCTGGAATATTACAGATTAGAAGTGGGCTCACGACTAGACCTTGACAAGCTAATGCCTCATGTAACCAATGTTCAGAATTGGAGAAACGAGTTAATTGGCCCTTCCAGAGAATATATAGACAAAATGATGTGGTAATCTCCGATACTTAATAGTATGGAGGTTATATGTCAGCAAATTCTAAAAGATCAAATAAATTATACAACTATTTAGTCAACACTTTTGGTTTAAACAAAGAGACTATTCTAGAATATGTAGACAACCGTGTACAGGATCTATTGCCAAAGCATATAGACAATAAAATAAACTCTTCAAAAATGGAATATATGATACTTGGCACTGTATCTAATATTATAAATAAAGGCTTTGGCGAGCATTCTCCCTACTATGATAGGAGAGTGGCTTTTGATAAATATGTTAAAAAATGTATAAGAGAAGAAGTAATTAAAATTGTCAAAGAAACTAAGGAAATAGAAGTCAAGCTAATAGACAAAGATACTTCAACAATACGTAGGGCGGATTAATGCAACATACCCTTAAAATTAATTTAAGTTATCTTATATATAATCTAAACGCTGAAATGCTGGATACAGATTATTATATTCCATATACTGAAGAAGATGCTAAAATTGTAGATAATTTTAGTGAAGTTTTTAATAGAGCAGTTTTTCTTAAAAAGAAGAATGAAAAACGTCACGCTCTTGAGCAAACCTTTATACAAATGAAAGAAATGTTAAAAGAAAATGACAGTAGAGGAGCTTTTGAGCTTCTTGAAAGGTTTTCAAAATTAGGAGAAGAAAATGATTAAAGTCGGAATGGTGCTTATGTGCATCCTTAATATAAACTATACAGAATACCCACTTAGATTAAAAAACGTACCAGTAAAAGTGTTGCACATCACCAATGACCAGAAGGCCCTTGTTAGATATGACCTTAAAACTGTATCATCGGTAGAATATAGTGGTGGACCACAGCTAGAAGTTTTTCATGTAGAAGACCTTAAGGGCGATTACATGAAGTGTAAGGGTAAATAATTGAGTCGGATATGGGACAATGAAGCAGCACTAGCAAACGAACTAATCCTATGGTTAACCAAAGAGGGTTGGGTGGTTCATCAAGAAGTCCAACTTACTGGTTCTGGAAGAACAGTAGATATTGTTGCTGAAAAGGATAATAAGCTTTGGGCCATTGAATGTAAGAATACCTTTACGGAAAGTGTTCTGGATCAGTGTTATTTACATACGCCTAACTTTCATTATATCTCTTGTGCAGTTCCTGGATATCGTAGAAGCTATCGCTATTCTAGTTCACAAAAAGAAACATCTTTTGTTAAAGAGCACTTTCTAAGATGCCACGGAATAGGTCTGATTAGAGTGGGTGAAAGACAAAGAAAAAATTCACTAAACGTCCATGAAGAAATCAAGCCAGAATATCAGAGGATGTTTAAAAAGAACACAACAATGAAGCTTTTTCTTACTCGTATAAAAAAGATAAGAGCTAAGTTTCACGAATTGCACCAGACAGCAACCGCTGGTGCCACAGGTGGACAAGTAACGGACTATAAGGTTTCCATGTACAACCTTAGAGAGTACCTTAAAGATCACGACCTCGTAGATCCTCTGGCAGTAGCCAAGATTGTAGAGCATCATTATAGAAAGCCTCACCTATTTAAGGCCGCGATATTAAGAGGCATAGACAACGGCTGGATTCCTGGCGTAGTAAAAGAAATAGTTGGTCGAAAAGCTCATATAAAATTCTTAAAAGAAGAATACAATACAGATGGTTCTCCCATAAATCCATAAAATACCTATAAAATTTCCAAAAACATGATCAGTTTGTGATATTATAATACAATGGATCATCTTATAACACGATCAGACAGACTTAAGAAAAAGTTAGAAGACTTAGATTTTGAAATGTATGCTGCTAAAGCTAAAATGGATAGAGCTAGAATTAATAAAAATTACTATAAATATATGGTGATTTCTTCTGAAAAAAATCTTGCAGAATTGTCTAGGGATAACATTACAGTTAATATGAGAGAGTTTGCTAAGATACGCAAAGAGTTAGCAATGGCTCGCGAAAGGCTTGCTCACTTTCTCATGGAGTATAGTAATCATGTACGATTTCTAGAAGCTGCTATACCTCGTTATGAAGCCATGAAAATGGAATACGACGATATTATTAACCAGTTACAGAATAGAAAAGTAATATTACTGTTCAAGAGGAAAACGTGAAAGACGAAGAGATTAGGAAAAAAATTGAAAATGACCCTGATTACATCTATAATCCTAAGATGGGTAATTCTCTTAAAAAAATGGTAGACAGATATCCAGATGGCATTGAGGATGAAAAGATAGCCAAAGTCCTTTGCATGGATATTGAAGAAATGAACAACATCTACGAATCTATTCTGGTTAAATTAAGAAAAGTATTAAAGGTGGAGGGCTAAATGGCTGGTGCAATCGCAGGAATAGCTTTGGTATTGTTTTTATTTTTAGGATTACCATTAGCTTTATATAGAGATACTATAGATTCTCAAAGAAAAGCATTAAGAGATTTAATGAATGAGAGAAATAAAATCATTGAAAGCTCAAAGGTAGATATTCTAGTTGAGCTAAAAAAAGGAAACGATTTAACTGAATCTGTAGAATCTTATAGAGATATTTCGTACAATATATATAGCAGAAGAAGATATACAGTCTCTGCTATAGAAAGAGCTAAAAGAATTGTTAGTGGCTGGAGTGAAGCCCAGGCAGTAACTATAACTTCTAGTAATGACAGAAAAATATTCCCAATGCACAGAGTATCAAAAATTATTATTTGTGAATCCAATGTTCTTAAATGGGAAGATGCTTACAAAGATACTGATGAATTTAAGGAAAGATTAGAAGAAATTCTAGAGAAAAAACACGCAAAGAAACTTTTCGACAAGGTATATAAAGGAAAAGTTATATGAATATATTAGTATGGGATACTGAGACTGGTGGATTAGACGCTGGAGTGCATAGTCTGCTTACTGCCTATTTTGCTATTATTGACTCTAAAACTTTTGAGGTTAAGGCCGAGCTTAATTTAAAACTAAAGCCAAATGATGGTAAGTATAATCTTACTCCAAAGGCTATGGAAATTAATGGAATTGACATTGATAAGCACGACAAGGAAGCCATCACTTATGCTGAAGGCAATAAGATTTTGGTTAAGTTTTTAAATGATAACAAGATTAAAGGCAAACGAATTCACTATTACCCTATGGGGCAAAACATTGGCTTTGATATTGATATGATTCAGGCGTATATCCTTTCAAAAGAAGAATACAAGAAGTGTGGAATCCATTATATTGAAATGGACACAGCAGGAATAGCCCACTTTCTAAAAGTCATTGGTATATTCCCTGATCATCTCCAGCTTAATCTGGGTAAATTAGTAGATCACCTTAACCTTCCAAAGCGTAATGCCCACGAAGCCAAAGATGACGTTTTGATGACTATTGACGTTTTTAAAGGTTTAGTAAATATGTTCAGAGATAAAAAAGATTCTGCTTCTTCTCTAAAAACTAAGCTTATTTTAGGAAGCATTGAATAGTAAAAAAGACTAGCTTTCTTCGATAATTCATGTTATATTAAAACAAAGGAGAAATTATGACACTATTCGATCTTGAACGCGAACATATATTAAATACCCTAGTTACTACTGGGTGGAGAATGGAAGAAACTGCCAATTCTTTAGGCGTAAGTACTTCAACTCTAAAAGCAAAATTAAAAATACACAATATTCCATATACAGATGAAGAAAAATGCAAGACAATTATAGCTGGCATTAATAGAATGAAATTGAGTGCCATTCGAGTATTTTTAAGTTCTATGAATACTAAAACTCTCAGAGAAGTTTTGGAATTTGCTGAGTCAAATTATGACAACAGAACGTATTGTACCTTTTTTAAACACAAACCATTTTTATTGTTAGTAGATGAGTTGAAGGCTAGATAATGTTTTTAGTATATTTAGTGTTTCTTCATTTTATTGCAGACTTTATTCTTCAAAGCAGAGAAATGGGTCAAAAGAAAAGCAAAGAGCTTAAATGGTGGAGCTTGCACGTAGGTATCCAATTTTTAGTTTTTCTTTTCGGAATATGGATATTTAAAGGCCCAGATTATGCTCTAGTATTTGCTCTATGGAACGCTCTCTTTCATGGAATGGTAGACGCTGTTATTTGGAATCTGTATGGCATTTCTGTATTTTATAGAGAATATAAAGGAAATATTCATCCTTCAGGAAGTGTAGCAGATGAAATACATAAAGAAGAGTATAAAAATAAATTAAAGAAAAATTGGAAATACTGGGAAGATCATTTATTCTATACTACCATAGGCTTTGATCAGCTTCTTCATATCGCAACGATATTATTATTGGTGGAGAACCTATGAGCCCTATGAAATCTTTTATTAGCCCTCACACTCATTGTGAAACATCAATGACTGGCTCTACTATTGCCAAAATGGTTAAGCGAGCAGTTGAGCTAGAGCGTAGTCATTTCTCATATACAGATCACAATACTTTTTCTGGACTATATAAGGCTTACAATGCCTCTAAAGAAAGCGGTCTAGGCTTTGTTCCAGGAGTAGAGTTGTATTTCATGGACAATCAATGTGAAACTATAGCCAATACAGATTCTCAATTTTTTAAGTACTTCAAAACTACTGTTTATTTTAAAGATCAAGAGGCTTTCCAAGCAGTAGCAAATATTACCAGAAGAGAACGTCCAACTTCAGACATTCGTGGTGAACAGCAAAAACTATATAACTGGCAGGATCTAAAAGATATTGCTGAATTGAATACAGTTTTTGCCACCTCTGATATGCAGGATCTGATTTCTAAAAATTTAATAGTTGGAAATACAAAATCTGCCCTAAATACTTACAAAAAATTAGTAAACATAGTAGGTAAGGACAGGCTATATGTTTCAATCATTGCCCACAAAGTAGATCGTACTTGGTTGCGTAAAGTCAAAGTTACTCTATTTAATGGTACTGAACTAATGCTAGATGACAATGACAAGGTAGACTCTAATAGCTTTAAAAACGTAAACCCTATGGAACTACACACCCACTCTAATAAACACCATACCATTAAATCTATGACAATTAATGGTGTTTTTTATAACGTAAATCAAAGAGTGGAAAAGACAGAGCCAACTGAAGATTTTTATCCCATTGATGGCGATCTTGACCTCCAGAAAAGATCAAATAAGTTTATGTATATGCTTGCTAAAAAGTTTGACCTTAAATGCTTAGTCAGTGATTATGCTTATTTTGCTGAAAAAGACGATAAAGTTGTTCAAAATATGAAGCTTGAGACTACAAAATTTGCCGCTGATTATTGTATGTTAAACAATGAAGAGGTTATTGATTACATGACTAATGTATTAGGCATTACGATAAAAGATGCTGAAGAAATGATGGCAAATACATTATCTTTTGCTAATCAGTTTAATGATTTCAAATTAGAATATGATTATCGATTACCTGAAGTGGGTGGAGATGCTTACCAAAAGACTCTGGAAATCATTAAGTCTACTGGTCGAGCACACTTATTAAAAGACCCAGTGTATCGTGACCGTTTAAAACATGAATTTAAAATTTTAAAAGACAATGGCATACTTGATCTTTTGCCATACTTCTTGCCTATCAGAGACGTATTAAACTATTACAAAGATCAGGGAGAATTGACTGGCCCTAGCCGTGGAAGTGCTGGTGGATGCCTTCTTATGTATCTTATGGGTATTACTCAGTTAGATCCCATTCCCTATGATTTACCGTTTGAGCGTTTCTTTTCAATGGACCGTATAGAAAACAACAACTTACCCGATGTAGATGTGGATTTGCCCCATAGAGAATTGCTGGTTGGAGATGATGGATATCTCACAAGGGTATATGGCAACAAATGGGCTCAAGTATCTACTAGATCTTTGCTTAAAATTAAAAGTGCGATTAAAGACGTTTCTCGTTACGTTAATGGTGGAAAAGTTACTGAAGAAGCTGAAAAAATTTCCAAAGCTTTGCCAGCTCCACCACAAGGGGTGAGTGGCCCAGACGCTGTTTTTGGTTTTGAAGATTCATCTGGAGCACACGTTCCAGGTTTATTGGAACAATCAGATACCCTTCAAGAATACGCACTAGCAAATCCTAGAGATTGGAATATTATAACCCATGCTCTTGGGGTACCTCGTCAGATATCTCGTCACGCTTCAGCTTTTATTATAGCTGATCAAGACCTAAACGAATTAGTACCTATGATGAGCATTAAAGAAGCTAATCGAGTAACCCAATGGGAAGCTGGAGAAGTAGAAGCCGCTGGTTTAATCAAATACGACTTTCTTTGTGTATCTCAATTAAAAGATATTGGAGATTGTCTTAAATATGTAAATGAAAAAAATAAAGACGCTTTTACTGCTGGAACTTTCACTCACAAAGATGTTGAAACTTATATATGGAACTTGCCAGTAGACCTTGAAGCCTATGCTGCTTTTTATGAAGGCAATACCGAAACCGTTTTCCAGTGTAACACCAAGAGTATGCTTCCTTTCGTTAAGCGTATTAAGCCTAAAAATATAATGGACCTAGCAACTATTCTAGCCCTTGTTCGTCCAGGGCCTCTAGATTTTATTGATCCTAAAACTAATAGATCAATGGCTGAAGAATATATGTGGAGAAGAGAAGGTAGATCACAACCAGACATTAAAGAGCTAGCTGAATTGTTACCAGACACTTACGGTATTATTGTATTTCAGGAAGATATTACCAAAATCGCATCTAAGCTTGCCGGATTTTCTGGACCTGACGCTGAGAATCTTAGAAAATTTATGTGTAAGAAGAAAAAGAAAGCTATGATGATGATGAAACCTGCCTTTGTTGAAGGTGCCGTTAATAACGGACATACTGAAGAAGTAGCTAACGCTATTTGGGATCAGATGGAAACTTTTGCAGCATACGGATTTTCTATCATTCACAGTGTTGGCTATGCTATGATAACCTATGCTTGCGTCTTTCTTAAGCACAACTATCCACTAGAATGGTGGGCTTCTGTTCTTTCCAATGCCAAGGATAAAGAGATCAATGAAGAACTTTGGAAGTATGTTAAAGATATGGTTGCTTCTCCTGACATTAACTTATCTAAAGAACATATAGTTATCGATTATAAAAATAACAAACTGCGTTCTAAATTATCAATGATTACTGGCCTTGGCGAAAAAGCTATCCAGCCAATTATGGAAGGTAGGCCCTACAAAGATATTAGAGACTTTGTTGATAAAGAAGTATGTGGAATGAGCATGACAAATAAATTAGCCTATATTGGTGTGTTGGATTCTTTGTTTGATCCTAATACTCAGCCATTAGATAAGCTACAAATAATTGCTGACTTGTTTGAAGAGAGAAAGTTTTATAAAAAGGTTCAGGACAAGGCTGATTCTCTTAATATAAAACTAACAAGAGAAGCTTTAAATTCTGCTGATCAACTTTATGAATTTGCTCAAGGAACTGAAGGACTTCACAGATTAGCACCTGTTAAAAAAGGCACTCTTGATCAGAAGTATTCCTTCTTATCCAGCCTAGAGGACTTTAAACTTAAAAAGAGTATTCTGCCAAGTATGCCTATTAGTCTGATGGATGCTTTGCTTGAAATGAAAAATGACAAGATTCACGACACTAAGGATTCAAGAACAGGGTCTAGATATTGCGGCATAAACAGCAGGGGCAGAGAAACCCCAATCATAAATGGCAAACGAATGAGAATGCTTGATGAGAGAATAATAAAGAAAGACTTTTACTTTGCTGTACCTGTGTATATACATGAAGCAAAGACTTTCGATTATTCTGGTGGAAGAAAAAAAGCACTAAAAATTATAGTTGATGCTGATGGCTATATTTCAGAAAAAGTACTCTGGCCAAACTACGAGTCTCAGGAACTGGAATATCCAGAAAATTTGAAAAAGGGAGCAACAGCTCTTATGTTCTTTTCAAAAAAAGAAGACTCGCCCTACACAAACATCAATGATATCTATGTGATAGAGTAAATTTTACTTAAAAATTTTATTAGCATTTTTCAACAATCTATGTTATATTAAAAGAAATAGGAGGCTTTATGCCAACACTAATTGCTAGTATTATTAATTTTTTTAAAGTACCTGTAGTATTGGGTGCTGCTATTTATCTTAAATATGGAATGCCCATGTTTGCTGATTACTTATTTGTAGTAGCTGGCGTTTGGATGGTTCTTGGTTTAATTAAATGGATTAGAGGAGAGTAAGATGAAATATAATAAAGTAAAAATGAATGAATACTGTAGCTACCACAGCAAGACTATTACCTATACTAACGATAAAGGTCGTAGAATACAAGAAGAAAGCGTGGTAATTAAATGTGACCCTTGCAAACACGCTGATGCGATTGTTAGAGCTAACGGACAAGAGTATGGCCTTAGAATGATTGCTTCTGCTGCCCATAATGCTCCAAAGGGTTCTTTTTGGAAAAACTGCCACGGCTATGCCAAGAGAAAGTATTCGGCAAAGGCTTCATAATGATTGAAACACGCCGCCACAAAAAGATAGCTTTTATAACAGATATTCATGGTTCTCAAGCAACTCTTGAAGCTTTGTTAAAAAAGATCCCAAAGGACTATACCATCGTTGGCGGTGGAGATCTTATTGATCGTGGAAAACGTTCAAGAGAAGTTGTTCAAATGTTTATAGATAATGATTGGCCCTGTGTTATGGGCAATCACGATTTTTTTATGACTGATGAGCGTAATCCAAGATTTTGGAAAGCTCGCCATTCCTTGTGGTGGGCCAATGGTGGAAAATCTACTATCAGAAGTTATGGTGGAAAGTGGAAGATTCAAAACGATACAGATCATAGGCAAATCTTCCAAGAACACAGAGCTTGGATGAGGGCGCTTCCCATAGTGATAAAATTTCCAAATATAAAGATCAATGGTAGAGAAGTGTGGGTTTCCCATTCTCCTCTAGATAGGTCTATGGAAATAGCCATGACTTCTGAAATTCTTGAAAAAGTTTTAAAGACTTGTGACAGAGAGTACGCGCTTACTCAACCAAATTCCCCTGAAGGTTTAATTGTTCAAAATGCTTTTTGGAGACACTGGGATGATGGAATAGTAACCAAAGAAAATAAAAGACCCAAGGGTTATCCCAAGGATAATTTTCCATTCTTTAACGTAACAGGCCATACTACTCTGTTTGATGTTCATATAGATGAACACTTTGCTTGCGTAGATACTGGCTCTTATTATCCAGACGGCAAAATGTCTGCTTTACTGTTGCCTGAAATGACGGTAATTGAGCAGGAACCTATTGAAGATACTTATCTTTACAAAAAATAATAAAAAATACTAGCATTTTTTTATTTTTCATGTTATATTAAAATAACTGGAGGATTTATGAAAAATATACTGATTCTACTTTTTATGGTTTTTATGTTGAGTCATTTCGCCAAAGCTGAGACTATTAAAATAGCAGTCATTGACACTGGCTTTGATTTTAAATCTGAATGGGGTCCAAATAAACATGGGCTTGTTAAGCCTAAATTTTGTGTAGCAGATTCTAAAAAGGGAATTTACACTCATAGAGATTTTGTTCTAGAAGAATTAATGAGACCTGAATTTGAAGAATTGAAAGCACTGCTTAAATCTCCTAACCCAGATGGAGATAGGGTAATGGCCCTTTCTGTTGGTCACAATATCAGGAGAAGATCATTGGCTCAAGATAATCATGGACATGGCACCCACGTTGCTGGTATTATAGCTAAAGAACTAAAAGACGTAGACTATTGCATGATCATTCTTAAATATTTTGATCCCAATTCTGCTACTAACAATTTGAAAAATACCATAAAGGCTTTTAAATATGCTGTATCTTTAAATGTAGACTATATTAATTACAGTGGTGGAGGTTTAGAATACTCTCAAGAAGAAAAAAATATTGTCATGGAGGCACTTAAAAAGGGCATAAAAGTTGTCACTGCTGCTGGTAACGAAAGAACAAATAGTGACGTTAATAAGTATTACCCTGCTCAATATGACCCTAGAATAATAAATGTGGGAAACAGATGCATTGAGTGCGATGGTGGATATATTGAAGGAAAAGACAGATTTGGTAAGACTATAAAAATTTCAAGTAGTAGCAATTATGGAAACTCTATAGACTATTATGAAATTGGTGAAAAAGTTATTAGCTTGTATCCAAACAATGGATACGGCCCAATGACTGGTACAAGTCAAGCAACACCCAAGGCTTTGGCTAAAGAAGTAAAAAGAGACATTCTTCGTAAAAAGATTGAATTTTACGAAAAGACAAAAAACATAATCTAACGATATTATGTAATGAAGGAGTTTTTATGAGAAAACAATTATTGGATACTATAGAACACTCTGAACACCTTAAAGTGAAAATGTTGATTAGCACCGATGAAACTACTCTTTTTGCTCATATTAATTATGACGATGGAAAACAAAAAGCCACCATTGAAAAGGGCTTTAGAAACAACATACTAGGTGTAAAGGCTATGGATAGCTTTATCGACAAGATGGTAGATAACGATGGAATACTTGATTATTTTAATTTGAGGAAATAAACTAAAGGGGCAATAATGCTTAAGCAAATATTAGAAGAAATTAAATCAAATAAAGAAATGGCTGCTCGTGATCCAGAAAGCGTACCGCAAGAGATTGCTGCCGCTGCTCGTGGAGACATTCGTAGAGCTAAAGAAAACCTTAAAGGTCTTTATTTTAAATATAAAAACGAACTTCAAAAAAGAATCATCTTTATTATGGTTAATGGTAAGTCTTCAAAAAAGTTTGCTCAAACCATGACTAAAAATTATCCAGGGGTAGATTTTAATGCTGAAGATTTTTACCAAAAGATAGTAGATCAAATTGACCCTCAGAACTATACAAATAGAACGTTAAGCAATTCTGTTGTTGACATTCTTAACGCTGTAGTAGATAACAGATGTCTTGAAATCGGAGTAAGTGGTCGTCCAGCTTTGCTATATAAAGAAGAATACAACACCTTGTTAGAAACTAAGGAAGACCTAGTTAACGTTTTTTCTAGAATGTTAAACGATCAAGTTGGTGGAGAATTTGTTGGAATTGACTACCTTGATCAAGCAACAACTAAAGCAGTGACTGAAGGTTTTTCAGGTAAAGTTTTACCAATCGTTGTTCATTCTCAAAACGTAGAACTTTTAGAGTCTTTGGGCAAAGACTTTTATGAAAAACTTACACCAAATGTTTTTACAATAACCGCTGGAATTGCTTCTAAAGAAGTTTCCGAAAAATCAACCCTAACTGTAACAGGCAAAATAACTAAAACCAGTATCGAAAAAGCGATCAAACAAATTAAAGCCGAATTGCGATAATTAAAATAAAAGGAGAATATAATGAGTAGACCAGCTATTGGAAAATCAAACCTAAGTGGTGAGTATGTAAGAAAGAAATACTTTTCTTGCAAAGATGGAAATAACATTTACCGAATCCTACCAGCAATGTTTAATCTTGCTACTACTGGAGAGTGGAGTAAATTTTACAGAGTAGAGTTTGGATATAAAAATTCAGATAATCGAATGAAACCTTTTCTTTCGCCTCGTAGAGTAAACAAAGATAAGATGGTTGAAGTTGAATCAGCTGCTCATGTTTACCGTCAAGAGCTTAAGGCAGAGACTGAAGCTTTAAAAGCCTCTATCAAAGAAGGTTTAGAAAACAAAACAATCACTAAGGAAGAAGCTAAAGAAGCTTATGATAACCAAAAAGCAATCAACAAGCGATTTAACCTAGATAGCAAGCACTACATGAATGTAATCAACGAAGCTGGCGAAATTGGTCAACTTAAAATTCCAAACAGAGCTATGCAAGGTCTTCGTCCACTTCTTAAAGAACTTGAGCAAAAAGGAATCGATCCACTTAGCGTAGACAATGGTCGTTGGTTTAATTTCCATAGATCTGGTTCTAGTCTAGATACAGTATATACTGTTAGTGTGGTTAAAGAACAAGTTGAAGTAGAAGGTCACGGTACCCTTGAAAAAGATAAAGTACACGTTCTAAGTGACAGCGTTCTTGATCGTCTAGAAAAAGAAGCTTTCAAACTAGATCAACTATTTCCTGCTCCAAGTGCTGAAGAAGTTGAGCGCATTGTAAAAGAAGGACCTAGTGCAGTTGATGAGATTCTTTCTCCTAAAAAGCCTGCTGCTTCTGAGACTGCTCCTGTAGCTAAACAAGAGCCTGAAGTTCCAGCTGCTCAAAGTGCCGCTGCTACTGTAGAAGCACCAGCTCCTACCCCAAAAGTAGAAGCAGTTGCTGAAGCTCAAGAACCAGTTATTGAAACTAAGAAACCAGATCTTAACGCTTTAAAAGCTGCTGCTGGTGTTGCACCAACCCCAAAAGCCGCCGTTGCTCCTACTCCAGCGCCTGCTGCTTCTAATGAAGAGGACGATGACGCATGGATGGACGAGTTTCAGTAAAACAAGTAATAGTTGTCCGTAAGGATCTTAAAATGCCTAGTGGTAAGTTAGCTGCGCAAGTAGCTCATGCGTCACTAGGCGCTTTTCTTTGTGGAGTGCCTAAAGATAGAAAAGTTCTTCAAATGCCTATAGATGAGTGCAAGCGCATTTGGCTAAATGATGAATTTACCAAGGTTTGCTTAATGGTAAACTCTGAAGAAGAATTACTTGAAATACATAAAATAATCAAAGCCAACCTAACTGGTATACCCCATGCACTAATTAAGGATGCTGGACATACAGTATTTAAAGAGCCAACCATCACTTGCCTTGGGATTGGCCCATGGTATTCTGATGTTATAGACTCTGTTACTGGGAAACTTAAATTATATAGGTAATTATGTACGAATTTAATGATAGAATTTATGATAAGAAGTGGCAAACCAAGGAAAATAAGGAATACGCTAAAAAGGCCAAATCTTTTCTAGAACTAAGGGCACCACTTTATTCTCGCGTACCTGATTCTTGGGCTAAGGAAGTTTATGAATTGCTTATGCTTTGGGAAAAGCAACACGGCATTACCATAACAGATTCTAAATATTTTAACAGCTACGATCATTCTTTTAGTTTTAAAGGTTTAAAAATAGCAGTTCTTGCTTATTTTCGATATCTTAAAAAGAAACCTACAAAATTTGATCCAGATAAAAAGCAGGCATTGTGGGATCTCAAAAGAGACCTAGCTATATTTACGGTTCTTTTTAGAAAGACCCTTGGAAAACTCATTAATATTCGTAAAAAGCCAGGTATACATATTACTCAATTAAAAGAGAAATATGGTAGACTGGTCATTTATTGGGAAGCCACTAATAAGCAGGATGAACTATTTATTAAAGACATGGTTAAGTATGATATTAAAAGAGTAAGCGAAGAGCTTACAGCAAAAGGTGTATATAATAATGAGTAAAAAGCTTATAATTCCAGGCCATGGCCACTGTAAACAATTAGAACTGTCTATGGATAAAATTAAAGAAGCACAATCTCGTACTCACGAAACTAAAGTAGTTACGCCTGCTACTTATAATGAATTGGAATACGTCTTTAATGAAGCCTACAGAGACGCTATTAAATATATCACTGAAATTAGACACGAAAAAACTAAAATTGAAAAAAGTATGCAGGAACGCAAAGCAGATATTATACTGGATATTATACCAAAAATGCTAGCTGACCAACCAAAAAGCAGTAACAACGCTGACTTTAGAAACGCCGTTATTGCTCGTGATGAAGAATATCAAAACCATCTAGAGCATCTTAATAAACTTGTTGCCCTTGAAAGCCATTTTGAAGGCATTGAAGATCACATGACTAGAACTTGTAGGGCCATGAAAAAGTCCATGGATCTAATAATCAGGGCTGGGTATATACCTCCGGTTCAAAATACTGGAGAAAAACTATGACTAAAAATTTTGAAAAAGAAGTAGCACTTAGCTACTCAGAATCGGAGTGGAATATTGTTTGTTTAGAACTTACCCATGTACCAACAAACACTAAATTTGAAAAGCGTTATGATAAAAAGCTAATAATAGACATGAATATTTACGATGATGCTCTTATGCACTTGTTTAATATAGTACATTCTAAAGGCGAAGATATCTTAACTTCTGAAGTCTTTCACGAAAGCAACAGATGCGTAAGGCACACTCTTACCTGTGGAACTACAGGCAAGCAAGCAAGTATGGTAGTTAGTGTGCATGATCTAATCAATATAAAAGAAGCTCTTAGGGAAAAAATTAAATGAAATACACCTTAGATGATTTGCCTAACATTGAACTTGGAGTTTCTGAGCGTTTGGAACTTTTTAGAGAAGGTTGTGGCGAAAAAAATAAAATAAAGCTTTTTTGGGAAAAGGGTTGGCTACCTGTTCTTTCTATGTGGGATTATAGATGGGAAAAAGATAGAGACTCAGATCTATGTGAATCTATAGCTTTTATAGCAAAGCCTATTAAAATTAAAAAATTAATAAAATCATTCAAGCAAGATCACTGGGCAGCGATAAACCCAAACTTAGGCGAGCTTCTTAGTGATGTTGAAATAGATTTAAGTAAAGTAACATTTAATCTTAAGAAACACGAAGCTAGCGGTTACTACAGTTATACTACGCTTGATCTTTATGAAGAAAGAATGGAAACTGATGAAGAATTTGCTAAAAGAAAAAACCTTCAAGAAGCCTATATAAACAAAACTAAAAAAGCAGAATTAAAAAGAAAACAAGCAATAGTTGAAGAAGAAAAAGAAAAAGAATTAAAAGAATTAAAAAGGCTTCAAAATAAATACTATGAGGAGAATATATGAGTACTGGAAAATTTTTAAATCAGCTAAGAAAAATGGAAGGTGCTGTTGACCAAGAATATAATCCGTTTTTAAACGTGATAACTTCTGGTTCACCTAGTCTTGATTGGATATATGGCAAAGGCATGGGTCTCCCTCTAGGATATTCTGAGATTCTTTTCGGGCCTCCTAAGTCTGGAAAATCATTATTGACTTATATGAAGGCTGGTGCCTTGCATCAATCAGACCCTGAAGCTATTGTTATTAAATTTAATACTGAAATGCGTGAAGGTGGACAGTTAGCTCCTTATTGGGGTATTGACCCTGAGCGTTATATAGCCTTTGACGTTAACGAACCTGAACTTATTTTTAACAGGTTAGTAAACGATATCTTGCCAATGGTTCAAGGTGGATTGCCTGTTAAATATATTATTATTGATTCCATTCAAGGTATTCGTGGATTAAAAGAACTTAACAGCAATGACGTATCTCAGCATCTTATCGGAGATCACGCTCAAACTGTTCAAAAAGGTTTGAAGATGATTCTTCCAATGCTTCGTAGAAATAAGATTGCATTGACCTGTACTGCTCATGTAAGAGCAAACGTAGATATTGGTCCAGGTGGAAAAGGGCCATCAACTAAGATGGGTGGAGCGTGGGCTCTTAAGCATTTTGCTGAGTACTTTGTAAGCGTAAATCGTGCAGCTGCTAAGGATGATAAGGTAGATATTGCTGGTAAGAAGTTTGAGAAAGATGACACTAAGGATCTTAGAGGAAATAAAGAACAATATGGACATAAGATTTGGGTTAAAATGGAAGAGTCTTCTGTAGGAGTGGCTGGTCGAGCTGGTCAATTTACTCTTAGCTATGATGAAGGTTTGATCAACACCGATGAGGAAATTTTTAAACTAGGAAATGCTTATAACCTTATTGAACAAGCCGGAGCGTATTTTACCATTAATGGCCAAAAATTCCAAGGTAGAGCAAACGCTGCAATGGCTTTAAGAGAAGATAAAGATCTTCAAGATTCCATTATGAAGGTTGTTCGTGAAAACAACAAAGGATAATTGGAAAAATTACTGTGCTAAAGAAGACATGGCAGGGGTTTGCTTAACCAAAGACAAACCTGCAATGTCTAAGGCTTTTAAAAAACTATCAATTTATGAATGGGCTGGACAACTAGTTTGCCCTAACCCTAGAGAAGTAGCAATGAGACAAATGGTTATTGATCCTTTTTGGTACTCTTTTAGAAAGGATAAATGATGTGCATGATGTGTGTTGAAATCATTAACGAGAGAATGAGAATGGAAGAAGCTATGCGCAATGTAGGTGAACTTATTCGTTCTGCTAAAGACTATGAAGAATTCGAACACTATACAGAGCTTTCTGAGGCCATTTTAACCGATGATGATGAAAAATTAAAAAAAGTACTAGATAAAGGAACAGATAATGGAAATAAAAGAACATCTTGAACTTCTTGATAAGAAGTTTGAAAAAGTTAGAAAAGCTATTATTGAACAACACAGTAGAATAGATCCTATACAAAATGAGCTATTAGGAAATAGGAATGAATATCATATAATGATGGAAGCTCTTAAACAGCAAAATCAGAGAATGCAAAAAGTAGAAAGTGAAAATAAGCTCATTTTACAAACACTGAAAACTTTATCGACTCAAAACGAGAAAAAAGGACTAGCATATTTTCTAAAATCATGTTATACTAAATTTGTGAACATTTTTTCATAAGGAGAGTATATGGAAGTGAAAAGAGAAGTATCAGAAAACATCGACATCAATGAGCGCATTGATTATAATGACAACCTTGAATTAGTGACTATGCGTTGGAAGTACTTGCTTAGATCACCTAATCCAGAAGAAGCTTTGATGAAACAATCCAAACCTATTATTGAAAAGGTTTCTAAAGAAAATTGGAATAAGTTTAATCATGTATACTATACAGTAGGTTATGATCTGGATGATATTCTAAATATTGCCAGATGCCATACGGTTAGTTTCTATGGGATCTTTTCTGTAAGAACTGAAGAGAAGCATAAAGAAAAATTTGTTCAATGGTATAAAAACAAAAATGGAGAAAATACATACCCTACTGAAAAAGACTTTTTGTATAAGGATATGTACAATCTTCAAAAGTTTCTTATTCAACGCATGGAAGAGGTAGCTAAGGTTTGTTTTCAAAAAAATAGAAATATTAGAGGCACTAAAGAGATCTTTAAAATTTTTAAAGCTACAAATCCTCTACAAGTAGATGATATTGCCCTTATTGAAGATCCTAAAAAATATAACTATATTGAAATTACCAAGAAAGAATACAATGCCACTAAAAAGGCCCTTAAACTAAAAGGCGACAATTCTTTTTACAATGGAGACGATTATATCAGAGTGGTAGCTATTGCTGCTCAAGATATTAAAACTGTAGATTTTTTGGATCATTATTTGACTGAAAACTCTGAATATTACAAAACTCCTGAGCGAAAAATGTTTGACATGGAGACAAAGGCAGAGTTAATGGAAATGAAAGATAAATATGAAGGCTTTAGTTCTGATAAAAAGAAAAGAACCCTTAAAGAGTTTATTGATCAGAACAAGGGCTGTGATAGAATGAAGGTAGAAGTTAGCCAAGCCAGAGCTATGCTTAAAGGACTTTAATGACTGAGAAGCAGGAAAAATTCTTAAACTTATTAATGGATGAGGGTGAAACTTTTTGTGTCGCCCATAATCCTTACGGCTATCATTCCATTAGTCGTAAAGATCTTAATAAGCCAGAATTCTTACTGACTCCACCTGAGCCTTCTCCTGAACAACTAGCTGAAGGCAAGTATCTAAAACCAGAAAATATAACCCTGGACATGATAAATATGTTAGCTATCAACCCTATTTCTGGCTGGAGAGATGACCGCTCTGTAACTTCTCTAAGAAATTTTTTAGTAGAGATTGATGATGGACCACTTAAAGAGCAAAAAGAATACATGGATAAAACCGGATTGCCCTACAGTGCTTGTGTATTCTCTGGAGGTAAGTCTTTGCATTTTGCTGTTTGTTTAGACGTACCATTGCCAAATATTGAGGCTTATAAAATGATTAGTAGGTGGATACTTGCTATAGTAACTCGTGCTGATCAGCAGACTATAAACCCTAGTAGAAGTATCCGTTTTCCTGGAAACAAGCGTAGAGTATATGGCAAAAAAGTAGTGCCATTTGAAGAGCGTAGAGATCAGAAGCTTCTTATATGTCGCGAAAGAATCACCCAAAAAGAGCTATTTAACTGGCTAAGTAAGCATAAAGATAAGAAACCTAAAATAAACGTCAGAAAAAAGACCATATCAACCAACGCTTCTCTTAAAAGCCTAAGTAAATGGGCAAAAGGTGAAATAAAAGATGGAGTTCCTGCTAGAGACGGCAGAAATAAGACATGGTTTGCTCTTGGCTACGACTTTTGTTTGGCAGGATTCGAAATAAACGATACTTATAGTATATTAGAGGCTTACTTCGCTGAAGAGCACGATTTTACCAGGCGAGAGTGGGAATATACTATTAACCGTGGCTACAAAAAGTGTATTGAGGAAAATTAATGAAAAGAACGACCAATGAGTTTAATGTCAAGTATCTTAGTCACTTAAAGGATGTAAATTTCCTATTAGAAGGCTCATGCAAGCAATGGAACTCAGTCGCTACTAATCAGCTCAAGAGAAAGCTAAAATTAGAAGAAGACTATTTTGAAGATGAGCGCACTAAATGTATTAGTTTTGATGTTAACTTTCAAAACGGTTCTGTAGCTTCTTTTCTATTTGTTCCAGAAGATATAAAGACCTTTGATCTTCAAGAAGAATTAGTATCTTCCTTTGGTGATACCATTAAAGAATCAAACAACATCTCATTCAACATATTGGGCCTTGATAAAAAACTTCAAAAATCATTAGTTAGAGATATGACTAGTCTTATCAAGCTATATGAATGGGAAAAGCCTACTTTCGGCAAACGCAAAAATAAGAAAGAGAAATATCCCAAGAAAAAGAACTACGGATTTTATAGTGAACTGGAAGACAGTGAAACTTATATCACTGAAGGTATTGAGCTAGCTGAAGCAAATAACCTAGCCAGAACACTTTGCGTAATGCCTGGAAACTTCATGAAAAGCAAAGACCTACTAAAAGCTGGCATTAAGGTTGCTAAAAACCTTAGATGTAAGTATGAAGTTCTTAAAAAAAGCAACCTTATGCACTTAAGGGCTGGGGCTTTTTTATCAGTTATGCAAGCAGACCCAGATAGTGAAGGTGGAATTCTTCATATAAAATACCGCACAAGAAGCAAAGCAAAGTCTGTAAAAAATATAGCCATTGTAGGAAAAGGTATAGTATTTGATACTGGTGGGTACTCAATTAAAGACGATGAGAGTATGCAAAATATGCACAAAGATATGACTGGAGCTGCCATTGCCTTGGGAGCTTTTAAAGCTTTAGTTAAAACTAAACCTAAGTGCAATATTGATTGTTATCTAGCAGTAGCTGAGAACCTTATATCTCCTACCGCTTATCGTCCAGAGGATGTTGTTACGGCTATGGATGGTACAAGTATAGAAATAAAAAACACTGACGCTGAAGGCCGTATGTGTCTCATAGATACTATGATCTACGCCCAACGTCAAGAACTTAAAATTGACTTGATGCTTGACTTTGGTACCCTTACTGGAGCTGCACCGTATTCTATGGATACTAAGTATGCTTGCGTATTTTCTAATAACTACGAATTAGCACTAAAAGCCGTAGAGGTAGGGCAAGAATGCGGAGAAAGAGTGTGGAATTTTCCAGTAGGAGAAGATTACGCTGAACAATTAGAAAGTGAAATAGCTGATATACGTCAGTGTCAAAAATCAGAAAATGCCGATCACATATATAGTGCTACTTTTCTCAAGCATTTTGTAGGCGACAAGTTAGATTGGGTCCATGTAGACCTTTCAGCTGAAGAAAACGAAGGTGGACTGGGACTAGTAGAAACAGACACTACTGGCCATGGTGTTCGCTGGGCCTACGATTTTATCAAAAAATATACAGAATAAAAAATACTAGCATTTTTTAATAATCCATGTTATACTGTTTTTAGTACGGTAGGCTACGGTGTGGTACCCTCTGTTGGCCAAACACCCAGGTTCGAATCCTGGGTAGCCTGCCCGAATTTTTGGAGGAATTATGGGAATGTTTGATAGTTTTTATTTTGCTAAAGATCTATTACCTAAAAATAAAGTAGATGAAAATCACGAATTCCAGACAAAAAGCCTTGGATGTGATCTTGACAAATACTATATTGACTCTAATAGAAACGTTACAAGGGTTCCTTTCTTTGAACAAGGCGAAAAAGACCAAGAATTAATCAGGAGATATGAAATTGAGGAAAAAATAAACGAAGTAGTTTATGTTCGTTCTCATGTTTTTTACTATGAAAATGAAAACGATCTTTTTGGTAGAAAATATTTAGGAAGTGACGTTCAAGAATATAAAATTGTAATAAAAGATAATAAATTAGTATATGCTGAAAAAATATTAGACGAAGTTATGGGAGAAGATAATGAAAACCCTTAAAGAATTATGCGAAGAATCTCTAGAAAAAAGAACAACAACCCTTTATATGGCTCTTAAAGAAAAGGCTTCCTTTGAAAACAATCAAAGCATTAAAGATCATTTACTCAACCAACTAAATGAGTTTCAATACAGATTTGAAGTAGGCTATCGAGAAGGTTTTTGGTTTTCTCAGAAATTAAATAAAGAAAAAGATGAAAAAACAGATAAACTTTTAAAGGCTTTAAATAGCATCGCCCATATTGGTGTGGTAATGGACAATGAAACTGGCCAACAATGGGATTGTGACCCTATTCAAGTAGCACAAGAAGCCCTATCAGAATATGCGGATATGCCATGACTTATGAAGAAGCTGTAAAATCAGACAAACCATTTAATAGAAAGAAATATAAAGATGGATGGTATAATATAGATGACAGGGGCTACACCTGCCACATAAGAGATTTATCCATCAGATGTCCAGCCTTTACTGAAGAAGACAAGAAAGCCACTGATTGGCACGTTTGGGATGGAAAAACTTTAACTGAAATTAGAAAACAACTCAGAGAACAAAGGAAGAAAAATGATAACACTAAATGAGAAGCCAGTAAAAACTGATATGTTTCCAGACAATACTAGCCAGGTATGGAAGGTTGAAAATCTTCCACCTAAAGGTTTGGCAGCTAAAGTGGTATGGACTTATTCACATGAAGGTGAATTCATGCAGCTTGCTCAGTTAAGAGCCTTGCTTCACAAAAATGAAAATCCTGCTTATCTTACTATATGCTATTTACCTTATGGTAGACAAGACAAGGAAATTTCCAATGAAGCTACTTTTGCTTTACAGCCCTTTGCAGCGTTATTAAACTTTTTAGATTTTAGACACGTTACTATAGTGGACCCTCATTCTACTATTGCCACTGATCTTATATACAACTCTGATGCGTATTATCCTATAACCACGATACTTAATCTTATAAGTAAGACAAGTACTGATCTACTTTGTTATCCAGATAAGGGCGCTTTAGGAAAATATGCGTCAATGTTTGAGATGGACCATGTATATGGTGAAAAAGTAAGAGATCAGTCGAGTGGTTGGATCACGGACTATGCTCTTATCGGCGATGTGAAAGATAAGACGGTTCTAATCGTAGATGATATTTGCGATGGTGGAATGACCTTTAAACTTCTAGCAAATGCCTTGATGGAGAATGGCGCAAAGGAGGTAAATCTATATGTATCGCATGGTCTTTTTTCTAAGGGCCTAAAAACACTTAAAGAAAACAAAATTAATCGGATTTTCACTAAAGAAGGTGAATGTAGTGAGGTCCAAGGAAATATAACTTATAGGAGATTATAGTTATGAGAGATTTAAATGCAATGTTATTATGTGATTTTTATAAACTGAGCCACAGAGCTCAATACCCAACAGGTACAGAGAAAGTATACTCTACCTGGACCCCAAGAGCCAGCAGAATGAAGGGCGTAGACCATGTAGTCGCTTACGGTTTTCAAGGCTTTATCAAAAAATATCTTATTCAATTTTTTAACAATGAGTTTTTTAGTAGACCCATTGCAGAAATTACCGAACAATATTCTAGAATTATAAAAGGAACGCTAGGCGTAGAAGAGCCTGATTTTTCTCATATAGTTGCTTTACATAAACTTGGATATTTGCCGATTAAAATTAAAGCCCTTCCAGAAGGTACAAAAACCCCTCTAAGAGTTCCAATGATGACTATTCAAAACACTCACAAAGATTTTGCTTGGTTGACAAATTACTTAGAGACTCTTGCCTCTTGTGAATTGTGGCAAGCCTGCACTAGTGCAACTATTGCTGACCAATACCGTCAGATATTAGACAAATATGCCAACAAAACTGTAGGAAATACAGAGTTTGTTCAATTTCAAGGTCACGATTTTTCCATGCGTGGAATGAGCAGCTTAGAATCTGCTATGATCAGTGGTTCTGGACATTTACTAAGCTTTGCTGGTACTGATACCATTCCAGCTGTTAGTTATCTTGAAGAATATTATAATGCTGACGTAACTAAAGAATTAGTTGGTACAAGCATTCCAGCTACTGAGCACTCTGTTCAATGTGCTTATGGCAATGATGATCTTTACCTTAAAAGAATGATGACTGAGGTTTATCCTACTGGGCCAGTAAGTATCGTGTCTGACGGATATGATTTTTGGGATGTTATTGGTAGAGTTTTGCCTAGCCTTAAAGAAGATATTCTTGCTCGTGGTGGAGATCGTGGTCCAGAATTTTTGGATAAAGTAGTTATTCGACCTGATTCTGGTGATCCTGTAAAAATCGTATGTGGAGATCCATCAATAGGGGCTTTGATTAAAGATTTGGAAATATATTCAAAAGAAGATGAAATGATAGCAAAGGGTGCTGTTGAATGTCTATGGGATATTTTTGGTGGACACGTCAATGAACAAGGTTATAAGGTTCTTAACCCTAAAATTGGTCTAATTTATGGAGATGCCATTACACTCAATCGTTGCGAAGAGATTTGTAAACAATTAGAAGCCAAAGGCTTTGCAAGCACTAACGTAGTGTTTGGTATTGGAAGCTACACTTACCAATATAACACCAGAGATACTTTTGGGTTCGCTCTTAAGAGCACTCTTTGCGTTATTGACGGAGATGAGAAACAAATTTTTAAAGACCCTAAAACTGATAATGGCATTAAAAAGAGCCAAAAAGGTCGGGTAGTAGTTCTTGAAAAGGATGGTGAGCTTACTTTTATGGATGGCCTATCTCTTGAAGATAAAATGAGCAAGGATCTTTTAAAGACAGTTTTTTGTGACGGTAAACTTGTAATTGACCAAAAATTGGAAGATATTCGAGAAAGAGTAAGAAAGTGATAGTTGAAGAAATTCAAGGAAATCTTTTAGATACAACCGTGAGCGCAATTGCTCACGGTGTTAATTGTCAAAATACTATGGGTAGTGGAGTAGCTAAGGCCTTGTTTACCAAATGGCCTGAGATTAAATCTAAATACCATGATTTTTGCAACATGAATGGCCCATCTCACAGATTAAGCCAAGTTCAGGCCGTGAATACTGATGATAAAACTATATTGAATTGCTTTACTCAAGAGTGGTATGGTTATGATGGCAGAAAATATGTCAGCTATGATGCTATCTATGAGTGTTTCAATTTTATTTCTCAGTTTTATGACGAAGTAGCTATTCCAAAAATAGGCTGTGGCCTAGCAGGTGGTGATTGGAATGTTGTCAAAGAAATAATAAATTCTGCTACTGGCAGCGACTGTAAAGTTTACGTTTATTATTTAAAATAAAAAATTTGCTTTTCTGTACGTTTCATGTTATATTAAATTTAACTTAGGAGATTGCATGAAATTCTACCACGTTACAACTAACCACGTTTACCTACAAAAAGTAGGTTTCATGGAAAAAGGCATGATGTTTACTACAGACCTTGCCTATGCCAAACAACAATTAAAATCTAAGAGAAAAGGCTTAAACAAAATGCAACCCATGATTGTTTCTATTGAAATGATTGATTCAGCATTTGAAAGAACTAAAGCTAAAAAAGAAACTTATAAAAATATTGTAATGTTCCTTTCACATATAGAGGTTCTTAATGTTTGATTTATACCCAACAGATTATCACATGACTGTTTATAGAAACCCTAAAGGCAGTTCTAGTGGGCTAGATTATTCTTTTTATTTAAGCAACCATGACGGTGCTTCTAGACTTATGAATCTTACAGACTTGTCGATGGATGAAATCGAAGGTATTGTTGGCCGATTTAGGCAAAACCACGAAAGAGCAGGAAAATTAAAAGGCGAAGTATTTGTTTATATGGATGGCCTTGTTAGAATCAAACATCACTTTACTAAAAAAATTATATGGGAGAACAGATAATGCTATATTTAGGACACGTTTCGGTTTGGTTTTTTATAATTCTTTTATTGCTAATCTCAAAAATTGTAAAACTAAAAAAAGGAAATGCTTTAATTGCTTGCTTGGTTTTTGGTATGATTTTTGCTGTACCAAGCTGTACAATTCAACTGGTTTTTGGAGGATAAAATGAGAACAATTAATTTAGATCAAAACGACAATGCTGATATTACAAAATTTCCAACCCTATACAAGCAAACCACTACTGGAAAAATCCAACAGTGGCAGGTTCAAGTTTTTGGAAACGGAGTGACCTCTACTTATGGTCAAGTAGATGGCAAGCTTCAAGAAACTACTGACATTGTTAAATCTGGAAAAAATATAGGAAAAGCAAACGAAACTACCCCTGAAGAACAAGCAGGGCTCAAGGCTCAACAGCTTTTTGATAAAAAAGTAAAAGAGGGATATGTTACAGATATCACCCTTGCTCAACAAAATGCTAACAACCTTGAAGGTGTCGAGCCTATGCTGGCCTTTGATGCTGAAAAGAAAAAGAAATATATGACTTTTCCAGGAACAGGTCAGCCAAAACTAGATGGCTTTAGGTGTATAGCAGTTATTCAAAATGGAAAATGCCAACTATACACTCGTACTCAAAAACCTATCAATACGCTTCCTCATATAGTTCAAGAATTAGAACAAGTGTTTGGTACAGCAAAATCTATAGTTTTGGATGGAGAACTTTATAATCACGAATTGAAAAATGATTTTGAAAAGATTTGCTCCTATATTAAAAGAGACGAAGTACATGAGAATCACGAAATTATTCAGTACCATATCTATGATCATGTTTCCGAAGGGACTCACCATCAAAGATATTCCATGGTTAACGCTGCTTTAAATATAAGAATGGTACCTTGTATGTTTTTGAAAACAGTAGAAACAGTTACAGTTAACTCTGAACAAGAATTAGAGGCTTTTTTCCACAAATGTTTAGCAGATGGCTATGAAGGCGCAATGTATCGTCATCCTGAAATGGAATATGAACACAAACGATCAGCTGGTTTACTCAAAATTAAAGTTTTTGAAGACGCTGAGTTCGAAGTTACTGGTGTTCAAGAAGGCACTGGTAAACTCATGGGCCAAGCAGGGGCTATCCTTGTTAAGGACTCTGACGGAAAAGAATTTAAAGCCAAACTAAAAAGTCTTACGGATAGCAACGGCAAACGTGTAGAAAGCAAAGAAGACTATCAAGCAAGATGCGCTGATTGGCTAGTCAATATTGAAAACTATATAGGAAAAATGATTACTGTTCAATATCAGGGCAAAACCAAACACGGAATTCCACGGTTTCCTATAGCCCTTAGAATCAGGGAGGCAGAATGAATGAAATTTTAAAAGCAATCCAAGACAATAAAACTGTTATAAGCTATGTGCCATCTAGATTTGCTGATAAATTTAATAGTTTAACTTGGGATCGTCATACCTGTCAGAAAATACACATGGCTTATAAAATAGCTGCTGGTGGCGTTATTGTTAAAAATATACCAACAAAAGTTCAACTATCTAAATTTGTGGAGTATACTAAATGAAATTTTTTAATAGATTTTCTTATTATAGAGACAAAAATGAAGACGTTTATGTAAACTTGGGCGTTTCTTGGATCTGGGATAGATACGTTAATGTAGTGCCTTCTCAGGAAACTCAAAGTTTCCTATCTAAAGTTGGCTGGGGTGGACCCAAAGGGAAAGGGATCAGTAGAACTTTTACTTTTTATTTATATACTAGAAAATATGTCAGAATGTTTACTATTGATTTTAGCACTATTGAAAGGCCGTGGACAACTGAAGAATTAAAAAGCGCACCGACTGAAATGGATAAATATAATGAGAGAATGAAAACTGTTAGAGAACTATCCAAAAGACTGGGAAGACACAAAAAAACTTCAAATAATGATATTTAATTATTATGAATAAAGAAAAGATAACAGAATCTAAATGGTGGAAGCGACAATTTGCTTATCACTATAAGAAATTTGGGGTTTGGTACTGATGAAATTTAAAAAAGAAAACAATACTAGGCGTTATGTCTGGGTAGATCAATACGGAATTATTGGACACGCTTACCCTGGAGGGGTAGAAGGTGGAGATTCTGTTTGCTGGAATGGACATTATAAGTATTTTTCTGAAATTGATGATGGCGTTTCTATGAGGGAAACCTTTGAAGTAGCCTTTGGAGGCTATGTTCGTCACCCACATCATCACCCAATATACAATCGCTTTGGCTCTTATTATGAAAACGCTTATATGGGAGTTATTTCTCGTGACCAAAAGACTGGTGTTTTATTGGGCCTAATTGCCGAAAAAGATAGAATTGGAATGCTTAGACTAATAGCAAATTGGGCACTAAAGGGCTTTTTATTTAGCAACAATGTCGTCCACAATGGCGTAGAGCCCTCTGAGACTAAATTCAATCTTATTAAATTTTTCTATAATCCTGAAGATAAAGAAAAAGGAATAAAAAGGACAAACCATTATCACATTCCAGGCTTTACTGGGCCAAATATGTGGCAGATGGCCCTTAGAGGTTTTGGGGTGTTTTCATGGTTATTTTGGCCAATCTTGTTCTTTCTAGATCTGCATATACTTTTAGATACTGGCTTTGAAAACGCTGATACTGATGACGATTCTATTAATTATCTTGGAAGATTGCACGTAGCTAAAACTATAGTGCCAACACCTATTAGTTGGTTGGCTGTTAAACTTCTAGATAAAGAAGAATTAAAACAAGAATTAGCTACATATTGGATTGGCTGGAGAGATAACCCTGGAATGTATGACATTCACGCAAAGGCTATTGATGCACTCTAAAACTGTTCTTCTTATTGATGACGCTCGTGATGAAGGCCATAAAAAGATACATAGGCGAGTAGATATTATTGCCAGAAATTATTGGACAGGCATTGAATGTCTTAAGTTAAGAAAATGGGACTTATTGCTTCTTGATCACGACTTAAATAGCTTTGAAGACATTGCTGATGCTACTACTGAAAAGACTGGCTATGATATTATGTGTTTTCTTGAGCAAAATCCAGAATACTTGCCTAAGAAAATAGAACTAGTCACTTCAAACCCTGCTGGAAGAAAAAATATGCAATTAGCTATTGATGCTATTAAAAGAAGAGGGCTGTTGTGAGACTGGGTAGGGTAGAAATTGGCAAAACTGTCTGGGTTGCTAAGAAAATTAAAGAGCCATTTATAGCCCTATATAAAGGCAGCTGTGGTTGTATATTTCTTGATCTATTTTTTGCTACATTTTATATTACTTGGTTGGGAAATGAGTGTTATGATATTATTAAAAATAAAGGAGAAAATCAATGAACCCAAAAGTTAAAAATTATTCTAGAAAGCAACGAAGAAACCCTGCTTATCATGGGGAAATTCTAGACCAACACGCTAATGCGCTTAAGCAAATGGAAAACGCTGTTGTTCGCAATATTAAAAGTTTAAATGCACTGAATAAAGATTTTACTAGTCTTCTTCGCCTCAATCCAGCTGATACGATTACTGAAGGTGACATGGTTGTTGTCGATTTTGTTGGTCGTTTAGTTAATGAAGATCGTTCATTAGGCGATGGCTTTCAAGGAAATTCTGCTAAAGGCATGACAATTAAAACTCTTGGAAATGGTGAATTGGTTGAAGGTTTTGAAGACCAGCTAGTTGGTTTGAAGGTTGGAGATACTGTAGAAGTTGATTTAACTTTTCCAGAAGACTATCACCCTCACCTTGCTAAAAAAGATGTTAAATTTTTCGTAGCAATTATGGAAGTTCTTCGTGAGCCAGCCAATGGTGGTTACGTTGATCAAAAGTTAGCAGACCTTGATAAGTATAATGCTGAAAAAATTAAAAAAAGTGAAGACTCTATGAAAGCCGCTCAAAAGCTTGCTGGAGTTTCGGAAGATACAGAAGTTGAAGTGAAATCGTAATGATTTCAATAAAAGCAGTCAGTAATTCTGGTTCTAGCTTACAAAAACTGTTCGAAAATGAACAAGCAGATGAAGCTATGGAATATTATAGAGAATTGAGCAAAGAAGGATATTCTGTTCAATACACTTCTCTCCCAGATATGACTGTTGAACAATATATCACAGATTTAAATAATAGGGTTAAGAAAATTCTAGACCCTAATGCCTAAGGGCTCCTTTGTTTTGGTCTCACCTCTCCGGTGGGACTTTTTTATTTCAAAAAAATAGTAGCTTTTTTCAGAAAACCATGTTATGATAAATTTAACTGGAGGTTTTTATGAAAAAAGAATATTTAAAATATTTAATTTCTGGAATAGATGGCAAAATTCTATTTGCTATTGAAGTCTGTGGTCATAAAAAACAAGTCGAAGGTTGGCCAAAATATTTGAAATATTATGGTGGTCCGGTTTATGCCGTTGATCAAGATGGAATTGTTTATAATTGCAAAAGAAACGATATACATGAAAATGGAAATTTAATCCCAATGAAAGATAGGAAGGCTAAGGCTTTTACTATAGTTGAGCCTTCTTGTGATAAAAAGGCCATTAACTTTGGCAAGGAAATGTTGGAATGGTACAAAGCAATTTAGTAGAAAATCCAATAACAAAATTGGAAAAAGAAATTGAAAAATATGAAAAAGTGGTAGACAATATGCCAGCTTGCAGCTTTAGGGATACTTTTGTTGATAAGGTATATTTGCTCAAGAAACAATTAAAAGCTGCTAAAAAGAAAGCAGAAAAGAAGGTACAAAATGAAATCTAAAAACGGACAATTTTGGATGGAAGCTAGTATAGCAACCAACGATGATGATAAAATACTTGAAGTCACTGCTGGACCCTATGATTATAACGCCAATACAGATGGGTTTAAGGTAACTATAAAAAGCTGTGATATAAAAGATCCAAAAATATATACAGAGCTTTGGCTAACCCCTAGAGAACTTGATAGTGTTGCCAAAATGTTTGCTGCTGTTAGAAAGCATCACAATACTATGGCTAAATATGAAAAAGGAGATAAGGATGAGAATTGATATTTGTGTAGTTTTAATTAGTGCCTTTATCGAAAAGAACCAAATCTGGCTTGCTGGCTCACCTGGATGCCAATTTGCTGAGGTTTATAGTGTTGCCCAAGATAATGGCGATGAAGAAATTATGGCTTGCCTAGACAGGGTAGATGAGCTTGGAATGGTTGAACACTGCTTTAGCGAGCTATAGGAGAGGTTATGAAGGTTTTAATTAACGACTGTTTTGGTGGGTTTGGAATAAGCACTGAAGGTTTTGAATGGCTTATTAAAAATAAGAACTGGAAAGTTACAGAGTTTAAAGATAGAGGATATAAAGATGAAACTGCCCAAATAGTTTTATCTAATAGTGGAAAGATAGACATGAGCCCAATGGGTATTGAGTACTATTTCACTCAAAGTAGAAGTGATAATAGTCTTAGGACAAATGCTGATCTTATCGAAATGGTAGAAACTTTAGGGTCAGAAAAAGCCTCTGGGAGATTTTCCGAGCTTAAAATTTTAGAAATACCAGATAATGTGGATTTTACCATTGAAGACTACGATGGCAGTGAACATATCGCTGAAGTGCATAGGACTTGGAGATAGTATGTTTGGGTTTTTAAAGAAGAGAAAAATAACATTAACAAAAGATATAGTTGAAGATATTAAAAATCTACCAAAAGAAGAGGAGGCTTATATAACTAGTATTTTGGATATAATCACGCCTGAATATTTAGAAAATAAGGCCGTAAAAACTATGGATTTTTATTATACCTTTATAAGTGACAGTATTGTTTATTTTATTAAGGTAAAAAAAGATATTTGCATTTTTGAATGGAAAATACCATCAAGCTATACTACGTTAAAAGAACTTGGAGAAACAAACAAGGATGAAAAAGAAGGATAAAATTTTATTAGCAATAGCAATATTTGCACCATTTGGTATTTCGATAGCATTGTCTATTAAAGCACACGATTTATATAAAGCTAAAAAGGAAAAGGAAAATGAAGACAGAAGTAAAAATGACAGAAAAGATGGGTAGAGGCGTATTTGCCACTGCTGATATTAAAATGGGCGAATTAATTATGGAAGACCATATTCTTCTTGTTCCCCATGATGAAACTACTTTTGCACTTTCCAGAACCATAGTCAATTTGTATGTTTTTGGCTTTGGAACAAAAGGAGTGGCAATTTCTCTAGGTCATGGAAGTTTGATCAATCACGACCCTAGCCCTAGTGTAGAAGTTCACCAACAACATGATAAAGACACTATTCAGTTTGTAGCTAACCAAGATATCAAGGCTGGTGATGAGATTTTTATAGATTATATGTATACTATAGAAAAAGCTCACGGTATTTATGAAAGAACAAGAGCGTCATATAAAGATGGCACTGCCCAAGCAGCAATGAAGGGCACTGAAACTAAATATTCTAGAGATGATATGATCAAGGCTCTTGACCTTGCTGAAAAAGATCTAAAAGAATTAAACCAAAGGTCATTATGAAACATTTAAGAGAAATTCACAACGCTTCATTAAAGCAAACAAAAATGGAAATACGCAAGGCAAGGACCGTATTGGTTTTTGCCAGTGCTTTAGATAGTGTGGTTAAAATTTCTAAAAAAGAGGCACTGGCCTCTTTAAGTAACTTTGCTGATTATGGTACTTTTGATTTGTTTATAGACGACAATCTTAAAGAGATTCAGGTGGAATACCCTTCACACGATTACCCAGCTTCTTTTTGAGCTTTTTAATACGTCTTTCAATTACTCTTCTTTGTTTTCTGTTTAGTTTTAGTTTATGCTTTTTTTCTTCAATTTTTATAGAATGAACAGTTGTACACTCGCACCTTGTAGTGTTGTATTTGGTTTCCTTACAATAATCACAATAAAAGTCAGTATAGGTAGTTGAGTACATTATAACATCTTCTTCTGTGCTTCATATTGATCGTGTTTGCGACCAATATAGGTGACCCTACCCTTGTCATCAAAACCATAGCCAGGTGCCAGAAACGTCAACACACAGCGACAGTTAGGGTGTCCACCATATATACTTGGCGCATTCATTCCTTTTTTCCAAAACTCATGTTTTATTTCTGAAAGCTTCCACACTCTAGGAATAGTGGTACCTTCTATAAGGTGAAGGGTTTTTTCTGGTTCTTTAGCTGTTTTATCATCTAAAGTAACAACCCAAAACACATCAGGGTCTTCTACTCCTCTTTGACTGCTCATCTTTTCAATCTTCATTGCAGTAGACAAGTTTCTAATCTTAGTAGCTTCACTAGAAATGGCAGTTTTAAAATTAGAACCAGCAACAGATAATTCTTTACCTATTATGCTCCTGACTTTGTTAAAGTCTATAGGGTTGTCAGAATCAGCAGCTGAAACAGATTCACTAACTACTTTATCTAGTATTCTAGATTTGGTTCTGGCTTGAAGCCCTTCAATATAAGCGTTAGTGATTTGAAGAGAAGTCTTGAGTATATCTCTTTCTTCAGGGCCAGGATTTTCACCAAGACCAGATAAAAATATAGATATGAGATTATTTTGGCGAGTAGATATCTTGCCACTTTTAGGATTAAAACCCATAAAGTCGTATGCCATAGACTGAAATAAATTGTCTATGATATTTGCTATCTTTGTCGTTGCTTTATTGCTTATCACTCTTAATTGCCTTTTCTATTGCACTAGAAGCATCAGAACTTCCAGTATCCCAGTTGGCAATCATAGACTTTACTACTTTATGCTGTTCAGTAAGTACTTTAGGAGCTGGTTTGCCTGTGGTAATATTTACTGCTTTTTTAGTTTCGTCAAGTTTACTAACTTTCCATAAACTTTTGTTTAGTTTCTCAGCATCGGCTTTAATCTTGTCTAAAGACTTTTGAAGTTCTTGTTTGTTTTTTCCACGAGACTTAGCAACTAAAGCTTCCATTTCCTGAAGAGATTGATCAAGTTCAGTAGCATTAGGATCACCCTGTTCAGCAGCTATATCTGCTTGTTCAGCGTTTAGTGCAGCAGGATCTTGTCCAGTAGGATCTTCTTGTCCAGGCAAACCTGCTTGGGCAGCAGCTTCAGCTTGAGCTTGGGCTTCTTTTTCAGCTGCCATTTGCTCTTTCTCAGCGTCATCTAGACCTTTTTGATAACCTTTTTGAAAAGCTAAATCAACTCCGTTCATATACTTACTGAGTAAGGTTTTATATTTAACTTCCCAATCAGTTTTCTTCATCATCATCTCCTAAATCAGCCATTTCTTGATCGATCATTTCTTGAATAAGCATTTTATAATTTTCAAAAGCAAACTCTGGATCTTCAGCGTAAAAAGCCCTAACAGCATTTGGATTAGTATCCATCATAAGCTGTAGGTTTTGCTGCCAAAAGGCATCTCTTTTATATTTTAATATCGTATTGAAAAAGTGGGCAGGATCTTCTAATTTTTCGCCCATAAACTTGTTAACATCTATATATTTATCAACTATGAGGCCGTGATATTCGTTAAATAAAACGTCTCCACCAAGATGGGGTCCAACTTTTTGTTTGTCAACTTCTTCAAGGATTTCATCCATACTCATATGAATTGGTTGATCCTGCTGAAGTCTGAGGGACTCTTCTTGTCTAGACTGTGCATCAAGACCAGAAAGTTTGATTTCTACTATTTGAGCAAGCTCAGGGTCAACAATGGGTAACAACTTTCTATTAAGAAAATCTTGCCATTTTAGTATAAGTGGACGCAAGCCAGTATCACGAGCAGCAGTTAATTTAAATTCGTTATTACTCTCAGATAGGGTTTTTTGATTAGTTCCACGGCTAAGGTGAGTATATCCAGGCAATTCATCTGGACTCATATTAAAAGCTGCTAGGATATTTCTAGAAACTTCTTCATAAAGGAATTCAAATTCTCCATCTTTCTTTTGAGGAGATGTAGAAATCCATTCAACTTTATCGTCTTGCCCAACACCAAAGATAGGTGTTCTAAAGGCGTTTTCAACAGAGTTAATGTTGGCCATATATTCTTGTTTAACCTGATCAATAACTGCTTGGTCAGCTTCATCGCTTTGGAATACTAAAATTCCCTTGGAAGCTTTACCATTCATAAAGTATAATTTTCTATAAGACTCAATACTTAGATGAGTGGTTATACTTGAAAGAATGTTATCCATAGGGGTAACAGGATAGTCATTGTGTTCAACATCAGTAGATGGGTATAAGTTTTGTACAAGAAGCTCTTCAGATGAAAATGCCTGTCTAGGAATTCCATCTATTTCTTGAATCCATTCGTACTGATCTCTTTTAAGCATTTCAATGTTAATGTCTATAGTTTCGCCTGAAATTTGCTCTAATAATCTAATTGATTGTTCACGAACACCTTTAGCATACTCACCATGGCGAACTGCACGTTTAATAGTACCAATATCTATTGGTCTAAAGTATTGAAATTTTCCATCTTCATCATAAGTAACATCTGTACCATGACGACCAAAAGAAATACCGTTTTTAGTCTGAACAAAGAAATAGTCAGATAAGGATAGTTTTTCCTCTTCCTGCATATCGTCAGGCTCATAACCGCAAGTAACTAGTATATTCTTGATGTCATTCATTCTGGCTTCAATTTTAACTACTTCTTGATCAGTGAAAACACCTTCAAATTCAGATTTAATGTCAATCTCAAGACCAATGTCAAACCTGTCAGCTTTAAAGCTTCCGAACATAGATAATGTATTACCACGAGCGTTGATAATGGCAGCAATTAGGTGATCCTGTACGCGTATATCCTTGATATAGCTATCAGGTATCAGTTTTCCTTTGTTCTTATAAATACCAGCATAATTGTCGTGGTTGTTAGGTTTTTCAGTAATAGCTAGACGTGGAAGTACGATTGAGCCTCTTTTAGACTCACCTTGCAATCTTTTTGCAACAAATTCAAGGCTTTGGCCATTTTCATCTTTATTAAGTGGCTCATATCCCATTTCTTGCATCATTTCAGATGCAGCAGGGGCAGCAGCAAAAATTATGTCTCTTTTTTCACTCTTTTTGACAGGAGCTTTTTTAGCTCTAGGAGTGGGTTTTTTAGGTTTTTTGTCTTCAGCCATTAAATATCCTCTAAATATTAAAGATTACTTCTTTAAAAGGTAAATCCGATCTTGCCTTTTTTCTTGATAGTTGGGTTTTTTCCCTTATCTCTTACAGCTAAATCTTTAACTTTTTTCTTAAGCAAATTGTCGTTATAGCTCTGAGCCTTCTCTTGCCAAGTATCTCCTTTGGGTTTGTCGTTTCTTCCAGCAAAATTGAAAGAACCTCTCTTCCCTAAATAAGTAAATATCAAGTAACGTATAGCATCCATGATATCTGACGTACCATCTTTACCATGCTCAGGTACTCCATCAATAGGATCACCCTTACCGTCAGTTTTCCACTTATACACTTCAAAACAATCAAGAATTCTTTCAGTATTTCCAGAAACTAGTACTTTTAGCTTTCTAACGTTATTAGAGTCAGTTATTACTGATTGAACACAGTTAATTCCATCAACTACAAAATCTTTAGTCTTTTTAACGCCTTTTGCAGTACCCTTGACAGCCCTGTTCAGTTTTCTGATACTTCCTGGTTGAGCAGAATCACAATACCACTTCTTAGGTCTGTATATCTCATCGAATTCTTTGGCATATTTGTCGATAAGATCAGAATCTTCTAATCCAGAAGCAGACACTATATCCATAATCCACATATCGTTATTTGGTAAAACTGCCGCTATAACTATGGTAGATTCATCTGTAAAACCCCAATCCACTCCAGCAAAGAATGGAATACCCATATCGTGCATATAGTCTATTAAAAATCCTAAAGTTAGGTTTTTCTTGTCAGGTTCACCAGTAAGATATTCCCAAGCTTCTTGTAATTGTATAGAATTTTCGTGCCTGCTAAATCTAGGATAAACTAGACCAAAACTGGAAGGTTTATTACACAAAAGCTGGGCATTGGCCCAATCAGGAGCGGTTTGTTTAAAGTTGTTATGAACAGCAGTCAAAGGCTTGTAGAGTCCACCGATATTGCTCTGTGGTCGATCTACTAGCCTATTTCGAATAACGGATAACATGGGGTGTTTCGCTATGCCTGCGTATGCCTCAAAGGGCTCGTATTTGACTTTTTCTTCATCATTAAGTTTATTAAACTCTTCAGGGCTCATGTTTCTCATTGGTAAATTTATAGAGACGTATCTCAAAACTTTAGGTTTGTCTACCTGAGCAACTTCTTCTGGTATTCTTTCAGTAATGTCTATAATATTCCATCTAAGAATTTCTCCACCAGCAGCAACTGTCTCTTTTAGAGTCTTTTCCATCAATCCACCAGCAAATTTACGAGTAGAAAGATAGACAGTTAATGGATAATAACCCTTATAAGTACATGGAATCATTTTAGCTTCTTCTAGGGCTCGTGGATCTTGAACAACGTCAACCTCATCCATAAAAAGCAGAGGAGTATGCTCACTATTCATACCAGCAACAGTAGCAACAACAACTCTGAGATAAACGTCATCACCATCATCAGTAATATATTGAATTTTACCCTTATTGTCTGACTCTTTTGTCCAGCCTTGAACCTCTAAATACTTGTGAATTTTACGAAAAAATGAGTTAACGTATTGAATAGCCTTTTCAGACTGAGGCTTAATTGCCGCTCCATGGGCAACTGCAATTTTAAAATGTATCATACACAGAACTTCAATGGCAGCTGCTGATAGTGTCTTGTATGAGTCACGAGAAGCCAGCATAGCAACCTGTGGAACATTCATAGATTCTTTGGTCTTGATTAGCTCATATATGCGCCACATAGCTTCAGCTGGCGAATGCGTACTTTCTGGATAAACCACTCCTAATGGAAAATCCAAATCAAGATAAGTAATCATCCAATTCCTGAGTTCTTCAGCAGAATTCAAGGGCTTTAGGATCATTTCACCTTTTAATTGTTCAATTTGCGCTTTTTGCTCTTCTGTCATATATTTAAGATTTCCCTATCTTCACTTTATTCCAGTTAAATTTGCAAATTTCCTTGATTCTATGCGCTATATTGTGGCTAGCTGGCACCTTAAATATGCCATTATCTATATTTTCTTGAAACCAAAGCAACAGGTTCTGGACCTTATCATAACTAATATCTGAGTAAATCCTTGAAAATCTTGTCCTTTTGAATACAAATCTGGGTTTTGGGTAATTTCTAGGTCTTATTTGTGTCTGATCTTGCTTTTCTATATACTTCCATACAAAGTTTAATGCGCTATAAGGTAACAAAAAAGTATCTTTATCTAGCGAAGTTGCTATTAAATGTACATATTTGTTACAATAAGCATCAGCAACGCTACATTTTGTAGCATTTCCATTTTTAAGAACCAAGATTTCAGCTTCTCCATCAATTTTACCGATTTTGCCAGTAGATTTGAAGGTGATTTTGTATTTAGGGTCTTTCGTTTGCTTCGTTGGTGTATTTGTCGGCATTACCTGTAACTCTCCTAAATTCAGTTTCGGCTTGAGCTTCAGCTAATTCTAGAGCGTTATCTCTAGGGTAAACAACCATTCCACTCATAGTACCCATGACACTGGCAATACCTATAGCATTTACCACTGCTTCTTCTACTGCTTTTCTAGCATCGTACAGTCCTAGTTGTTTAGCGGTTCCAAATTTGTGAATATTAACGTCATAACAATGTTTGGATTTTGGACCCATGAGTTTACTAAGTATACCCTCAATCTCATCATCAGAGTAACCAGCATTTGTCAACAGCCTTTCAGCTGGTTTAATAAGTGCTGGAACAAGTACATCAAAAATAACGCTTCCTGGCTTATTTTTGCCAGCCAACATTAGAGAGATGTCGATTAATGTTCTACACCCTCCAGGAAGGGCACCATCAGTAATAGCAGCTCTAACAGCACAAACAGCGTCTTCTGCTCTATCATGCTTTTCCTTAAGTTCGCCTTGACTGCCAGCAAATACTTTTAACTTTGCTATACCTTGGGTAAGTTTACCTAAACGTTCTTGCAATAGTATTCTTTCAATTTTAGATTCAGCGTTTTCGATCATTTGATCAAGCTGCTCAGATCTTTCTTCAATGAGGGCAGGGTCAGAATCACCAACAACTGTACTTCTGAAGCGATACATTTCAAATCGCTCCATACCATGACCAAGATCATCCATTTCGGCATTAGAAACGTTATTATCCATTCCAAAAACTTTAGCTCCAGTAAATGCTGCTAAGTCTTCTAAGAATTCTGTCTGAGAATTAATGATCTGATCCATTGGAGTCTTGATAGGTACGATATTCAAAGCACTAGGGTTGGCAAAGTTCATTGCAAGCTCTGTAAGGATACCTTCACTAAAGCCATGAGCAACGAATACTAGATTTTTATAGTCACTTTCCCCTGCATGAAAAAGTTCACCAGCCAACTTTAGGATTGGTAGAAATTGTACAAGGTCATTAACCATACCATTATATAATAAGAAAATAGGACTTTCAAGATCACATCTCTGATTTCCACGATCGTTAATAAAAGCATTTCCAAATTTACCAATGCTTTCCTCATAGCCTATTGGAATGGGCAAACCTTCAATAAGTTCCACTTCATAACCTTCAGGTCCAGAAAGTTCTTGGATCGTTACGTGGGCACTGCTTCCAAACTCTAACTTTTTAAAACATTCAATAACGGCTTTGGCCATTTCGATATCGCCATTAGCTGAAATAGTAGCTACTTGTTCCAGTAATTTACGATTCTTTGGAGTAATTTTGATAGTGTTTTCTTCAATAAAGGGAAGAATTTCTTCTTTAAGGCATTTCTTAATTTCACGAGCAACACGTTGTGGAGAAGCTTTTTTGTTAGCCTTAGTATAGGCAAAAAGGGCATTAATAAAAGCATTAGAAAGAATAGTAGCAGTGGTAGTGCCATCTCCAGCTTCAGCGGCGGTTTTTCCAGCAACATCTCTAGTCTGTTCAACAATAACGTGTTTAAAAGGATCAACATATCCTAGACTTTTAAAAACTGTAACCCCATCTTTGGTATTTTTAGATGGAATACCGTGAAGGTCGCTTTCAATAAGAACGTTTTCTCCTCCAGGACCCAAGGTAGACCCTACAATTTCAGCTACTTCGTTCATAGTCGAAAGAACATAATCTCGGATTTTTTGCTTGTCTGAAATAAATAGTTTAGAACTGGACTTAACTTTTTTTGATGACATTTATTCTCCCATAACGTTACTATTATAAATATCGCTTAATTGTCTATATTATTAAGGAAATCTATAATATCATCTTTGAGTTCAAAATCTGATTTTTCTAAATATCCTTTTTTCATGGCACTTAAAGCACCAGTATATGAGATCTTGCCTTGTTCAGCCATTTTAATAAGATCTTCTTCCATCATTGCTTGAATTACTTTTTTAGTCTTTAAACAACTAGAACATTTTCTACCATAATTTGGAGTTTTAAGCCATGTATGTGACCCGAAAAAACATTTAATTTTCTGTATCATCTTCTGATTCCATTATCTTTCTTCTCCAAATCTTTCCTTAACTTTATCAAAGATAGATCTGCAATGAGCATCTAATCTAGACATAGAATCTTCTCCCATTGCACTCAACAAAAGCCTGTCTTCTGGCCTTTCTTTCAGATAGCCTTCAATGTATTCCAGTGGATTTGCCCAATCTAATTCGTCAGATTTATTTATATTGATTCTATCTTTAATTACTTGTTCAGCAATATCGGCATGGTAGGTAAGAAGAAAAGCCCCAAATACAGTTACACTTCTATGGGTGCCGCCATCACAATTTATACTTATCTTTGGTGTTTTTCTATAGTAAACGTGCCATCTTAATACTCTGTTTATAGCGTAAAAAAGTTCAGGAGTAGGTTTTCTATCTTCATTCCAAGGATACCAAACTAAAGGTCTGTCTAGTGGAGGCTCCATCCAGGTGTCAGTTACCGATATATAAACGTCTGCCTTGTCATCCTCATCTAGTTTATCAAAATTCATTGACAATTTGTTTGGACGATTTCTAACAAAAATTTCACTTTCGTTTATTTTATAGATATACCCAGAGGCATCTCTTTTTGGATCATTCATAATGTATAAATATCGTATTAGTTATTGAACCAATATTTTAGGGCTATGTTGTGTTCGGCTGGAACGTGAAGTTCGTTGCAAACTTCAATGGGATCTTTGAATACCCAATCATCACACTCATTGTCTGGATCATTAGAGGTATCTACTTCGCCTGTGGTGGATACTTTAAATAAATAAATAAGCATATCTTTACCATTGCGATCTTGAGAAAACTTGGCACAAATTAGTTCAATTTTTGAAGCATTCAGTCCGGTTTCTTCCTTAACTTCACGAGCAATAGCTGCTACAGGGCACTCATTCTTCTCAACGTGTCCACCTGGCTGTGTCCATTTATCATTATCATTACGCTTGCCCATAAGCAATTCGTCATAATCATTACAAATGTAAGCCACAGCTACTCTACGCATCTTGTATTTGCCTATCAATTATTTTTTTGTTTTCTTGTCTAGCAGATGAACGTTGGCTTTTTCTGACCTTACGTTTATTTTTAGGAGAGGGGTTTCCTATACAATAATGACACTGGCAACCAGTTTTATATTGGGCAAGAAATTTCATATTATCCTCTAATTTTCTTTACTACTAAGTTTTTATCTTTAAAACTAGCAACATGAGTGCCAGACTCATTGTGCCAATTACACTTGCCAGTCTTCTCGTCGTGACTGTGCTTAAGATTAGTGTGCCCTTTGCTTCCCAGTATTTGTTCAGCATGACCTTTATCTTTAGCACCATAATGAGTGCCATGTTCATCTTTCTTCTTGAAAGTACTTTCCATTTTCATCATCCCTGATAAACGTTTTTCATTTTTTTCAAAATGTCTAAGAGCAACAAGTTTGGTAATAGCTTCAACTTCTTTTTTACTAAGGTGAGGCATTCTTGTTTGAAAAAACTTAACAAAAGCTTGTTGATCACCCCAAGAACGATACGCTTCTTCCATCTTTTTAAACCTAGTTGGTTTTGGCCCAACACCTATGATTCCCTTTGCTGCTTCTTGGGCATCTGAGTTTTCTTGAGAGTTTGAGTCCTTAACTTTATCATCGGCGATAGGTTTTAATGTTATTTTCTTTTTGCTTGGTTTTTTCTTTTTGTTTTTCTTAGGTGGATTTTCTTTAGAAAGAACCTGCAAACCTTCGTCTACGCATTCTTTAGCTAAAGCTGCTCCACCAGTAAGCTGTGAAGGTGCCGAGGCTCCAGAACCAGCAGTCATTGTTTTGTTTAGTTCTTCCATTTTTTTCATAGGCGCTATAAAACGATCAAATAAACGTCTAGCTTCGCCTCGATTGCCAGATTTAAGCGTTTCACCTATATGGGCAACCATAGATTTTCTATCAGCATGACCTTCAGGAATATGAGAAGCATGAGTAGCTGACATTGTTTCGTGAAATGCTGGTTTTTTAGGTTCAGGTTTTGTAGATAGTGGTTTTTCTTTAGAGTTACCTAAGCTTTTATCCCATTGAGGGGGTTGAGCTTTTATATTTTTCTTCTCGGAGTTTGGTAAAGCGTTTCCAGCATCATCTCTACGTTTAATGCTTCCAAATTTTTGGTTAGTAGAATTCATTGGCTTATCATCTTTAACTGTAACTTTTCCAAACTCTCCAGGTTTACTTTTAGGTTTGTCATCTAATACTTTAACGCTTCCAAATTTAGCACGAGCTTCTGGTTTAGTCATTGCTGGTTTTTTAGGGGAAGGATACATAGAATCTTCTTTTTTAAGAGCCTCTACATCAACTTCTTCTCTTTTTAATAATGACTCAACATTGTCGTCACTATTAATTTCTTGAAAACTTGTTTCAGTTTTAAATAATGAATACTCTTCAGCATCTTCTAATATTTCACAATGAGCAGTTTTGTTACAAGGTTTTACAGTAATGGCTATATCCCTAGCTAAAGAATCTTGGATATTGATCCCATCACGCTTCATTGTTCCACCTTCAATAGACCAAGCAACTAGGCTTCTGGATTTTGCTCCGTGATGTCTGTTATCATATCTTAGAATAGCAGCGGCATCTTTAGCTCCACTATGGCCAACAGCATCGAACAGCTCACCTTTGGCATAAATAAATGGAACCTTGATTTTGTTCCACCAATATTCTTGTCTTTCATTAGAGCAATCAGATTTTTTGAAAATTTTCTTAGCAAATGTGATCTTGCCAATAACCTGGACTGGACTATCTTTAGACTTATGCTCCCAGTTAAATACAGAATCATCAGCACCAAGACTGGAAATGTCCATTCTGGATATGTCTATCTTTTCAGCAGAGCTATCCATCACTTCTGACGCTGCAATTCCATCAATTATTGTACCACGTTTGCTCATTATTACCTCGTAAAGTATATA